TGAATGTAATCATCATCTTTATATTTTGTAGGGAACGGTTTATGATCATAGCCGTCTGGTTTTAAATAAGTTTCAAACGGTCTTTGTCTATAGATTAAATCTGTTTCTTGTCCTGTTATAGAACTTACAAGTTCTACAGGTTGAGGAGTTAATCTAAATTTAGCTTCGTCTAACTTGTATTCAACTTCGTCAAAGGACTGTGATGATCCTAGTTGGCCAAGTCTCACTGCCCATTCTTCATAGAACTCTACACTATCCGTTGTAGTATTTGATAATGCATCAAACAGTTTAGTTAGTGAATTTTTTGTACCCTTGTCTTGAATAAATCCTTGATAGAATTTGTACTGTGAAACATCATCATTAATAATATTTTCTAAGTATTGACGTTTTTGATAACCAATTAGATGTTGTGCAACTTTTTGTTGACCTTCATCAAAGTTATCTGTGTCTAAGTCATAAAAGTCACCAAACTGTTTTGCTTTATAGTCTAGGTTTGCAATCAATCCAGACTGTGGTTTTGTACGTAAACGTTCCCAGCTAGACTCATCAAAAATTTCTGATCCGGGTACTTTTACTTTTGCAACATAATAAAATTCTTTATACTTAACTGTATCGCCAAGTGCGTAATCTGTCCATGTATCCCATTCAGTAATCTTAACATCATCAAAAACAAATCCTGGAATATTAAATCCACCAGTCCATTGATCAGTTCTATATCCTAATACCTTAATTCTTTCTTGTCTATATCCTGGTTCTAAATCATAAATGTAATCTTTGAATACAGTGGTGTTGTCAAGTAATACAACGTGTTCAACTTGTATTAAAGGAATCTTAACAGCATAGATTCCATCTGCTGTATTCTTGGTAGTAATTTCCATATAGTTGTCGTTATCTCTATATGTGTTTACAAATGCTTGTAATAACTTTTTACCATCTGCTTTGAACATATTGTAACCGTAGAAGTTATCAAAAATATTATCTGCAACATGATTTTCTTTGTAAAAACAAAGTTTGTTAGCACCTGCACTTAAAGTTATAACACTATTCTCTGCCCAGTTCTGTGTAGTCCAGAACATAAACTCTCTTGCACTTAGGCGCCAATCTTCAACTTGGTTTATTTCTGTGTTGTATTGTTCAAACTTAAACCCTTGTGCATTTAGATATCTTTCATATCCTAATAGAAAATCAACAACTCCTTGTATAGTCCTAAACATAGTACCATAAGCTAACTCTAACGGTTCGTCGTTGATTCCTTCATTCCATTGTTTATGGAATATTGCTGTTCTTCCTCCTGTTGTAGGTAGTTCAGCTAATTTAACAAATTTTGATTGGTCAAAATTATCACCAGCAACGTGTTGTGTTTCAGTCATATAATATTGACTTCCAAACTCAACAATTAGCCCTGGGCTATAACTTTGTCCACTTGACCAAGTTACAAAACTTTCTGTAACTCCGCCGACCCTTGCTACCGGATCATCTGCAAGTTCAACAGGTGAATAGTATTTGAAGTAAGGGTTATTATAGTTGTATCCTCTAACAATAAATCCAGCGGCAACTTTTTCTATAATTACACCACTGTATGGAATAAGATCAATTACGCTACTCTTATTAAGAAATACTTGATAGTTTTCTTCTGGAACAAAAACATTACCTTCATTATAAGGAGTTCTTGAATCTAGTGCTAGTTTAAATTTAGTTTTTTCTGTATATCCACCAATCTTTAATCCTAGTTGGTTGGTAACATTTTTTAGATCAGTTTTGAATTGTGAATAATACTTAATTGTTTTGCTGTTCATGTATTCAGCAATATAGTTTACAAGTCCTGATGTAGTTACTCTTGTTGTATCCTGATCCGTATTAGGAAATACTAAATCTTCTAATCTAAGTCTTTTGTTAGTTTCACTATAGATAACTTCTTTAGCAGGATTACGTTTAATTCTTGCTCTATCATATCCTAGTCCTATAATTTTAGTTGGTTGGTTAAGCATCCAAGCTATTATTAATGCAAATGGATATTCAGAACTTCTACGCCAAGCAGTTTCAGTAGGTGATTGATCACCAAACACAAATGGATTTTGTGTTCTGTTACTAATGTAATCTTTTGCATAGTTTGAATCCAACGGACTTAATAAGTTACCACCATCGTCAACTGGAATGTGCTTTGTTAAATTAGTTCTAGCATAGTTGCTATTATAAGTTACAGGTTGTCCTGGAATTCTAATTACACCATCTTCAAGATCTTTCCATAAAATTTTATTTTCACTTGTATAAGGAGCCGCACCGTAAACTGTATCCCACCAAGTTGGTTTTAAACTATATCCTAACATTTCCCATGGATGGGTATGAGGACGATCAGTATCATATGCTTCTTTGTATACTGCTCTCCAGTATCCTGCATTTTGTTTTCCGCTTGGGCTATTAGTACTGCTATAGTTGTATGTAAAACTATTTGATCTAGTCCAGAAGCTATAGTCTGTGTAATCCGGACTTCCTAGTAAATTACTCCATTCTATAAATTCAGATAATAGTGCTTTATCTCTTGAAGCTCTAGTAAATCCTGTATCTCTAGTTTCTCCGCCAATGTATTCGTGTATGTTAACCATAGTAGCATCATAGTCAACTTTAATATTATTGTAAATTCTTTTTTCTAGTTCAAGTAATAAGTCGTCTCTGTAATCATTATAAGCAACAAATATATTTCCATCATGCCCTTGGATAACATTAACCGGTGTTTGGTATGTTGTATCTGAAAACTTTTGAGGAACAAATTTAGGATACAATCCTAACTTGGTCGGTGTAGGTGGAATATATGATCCATCAGTATTGCTATATTCGTATATGTCAATAGTATCTCCGATAACCTTAGTTTTTGTAATAGTTACAAATCCACTATAGTTTGCTTCAAATATGTAATCAGTTCCTTCTATAAGCTGTACTCCGTTAATATAAACGTTTACAGCTCTATTACCAACTGACGTAAGATCAAATGCTGTGTTCAACGCATAATATTGTGTGCTTGGATTCTGTACAATATGAGTTGATTTTTTAGAACTTAGGTAACCTATCATGTCACTAAAGTAAAACGGCATATCGCTAGTTTTACTGTCGTTAAGTTTTTCCATCACTTTATCAAAGTGAATTTTATTTTGTCCATCAAATCCTAAAGTATCTGCTGTCTGTAAAAATAGCTTTCTAAACTTACCGTATTCTCTTTTAGCAAATTGTACTGCTTTTATGATGTTAGCATCTTTATTAGTGATATGGTAGTTTGCTAAATTAAAAGGTCCACTATGTTGTAAAAATTTTGTACCATAAGCAGACAAGTTTCCTAAATCTCTTAGATTACCTGTACCTGGAAAATCACCTACAAAGTCATCACGCATCTCACAGATGCTTTCAACATGGTCATTAACTTCTCCTAGTGTAAACGATCCAATGTTATTATTAAGTGGATTGCTTTCTAAGTTTGATGCTATTTCATAAACACCATTTGCGTTTTTCTTTGTATCACTTTTTGTTTTAATTAAAAGTATATCGTCTTTTACTAAAGGTGTAGTAAAAGTAATATACGCAATCTTATTAATTCTGTTAACAGTATAATCTGTAAGAGGTTTTTTACGTTTATTGTTTACATAAACTCTTACCCATAAGTCATTTAAGTTACCACTATCTTTATAAACGTCAACTGCAAAATCATTATATTGTGTATCTATGACATACTGTCTATTAACTAATTGTTTACTATCTTCATATCCTTTAGTCCAACCTGAAGTATATGTAAATGTAGTTCTATCTGTATATCTTCTTAAAAGACCAACTTCTGTTTTTGCTGTGGCACTTGCGTTGCTAGTTTGATATGTAAATTCATCCTGTAATAAATTAAAATCAAATACAATATCACCTGTATTTTCTAATGCTCTATATGTTAAAGGAAAACCTAATACAGCATCGTTAGTTCCTGTACCTTCTTTGTAAGAAAATAATTTAGTTCCTGCAAAGGTTGAGTTAGGATAACTTGTTGTATCGTTAAAGTCTACTCCATTCTGATCATATAAGTCAAAGGTTGGAGATTGGTTAACTGCTGTTTTGTCTTGTCCAGCTTTCCATTTGGTTCCGTTATAAAACCACATCTTTCCTTTATAGTCTGTACCATCTTTGATTAATACAGTTTCATTTAATAAAGGTGTTGTATCTGTTTCTTCTATTAAGCTGATTTGTCTTACAAAGTTATGTATAATAAATTTAACTTTAAAAATCTTACCTGCGACTCTTGTATCTGGATCAGCAGTAAATAAGATTCTCATTCCGTCAGCAACGTCTACGCCATCAATGTTGTAACCTATTGCACCTTCAACAGTTGAAAATACATCAGCTGTAAATGTGTCTAGTAAGTCAACGTCTTGTTTTGCTTCAGTACCAAAGTTCCATAATTTAAGTGTTGGATCAAATTCAATAATTGGTCTTGTAGCTCTACCTGTTTGATTAATATCACTAGGTTCGTCATTGATTAATGCTGTAGCTTCTAGTACTGACTTATGAAACCACTTGTTATATCTTGACCAAGAACTTTTACTTGTTGAAGCTCTGTTTTGTACAATATAATCTTTTGTTGTTGCCCAAGCATTTGCATTACTAAAAGGTGCTCTATCAAACTTTTGACTGTCAAACAGGATTGGCTGATTTGTGCTTACTGTACCAGGTACTTCAATATCTTTTTCGTTAATAAGTTTTATTTCACTACCCACTCCTTCAACATACCAATTGCCTTCGGCATATTTTGTAGGCGTTACTGTACCTTGGAAGTTTACTTTCATACCGTTTGACATTTCATATCCGTTTGTCATTGAGTATGTTTTCTTACCAACTATCTCTGCTTCAACATCAATAGCTGTGTTATCTAAAATATCATAAACTTGTATCAATCCACTTGCATTAATATCATTACCATTTACATAATATAATGTATCTGGTGCAAGTACGTCAACTGTAAATTCAATAGTTCCTACGTCTGTTGTATGTGTGCTATCGCTAATACCTACACTATAATTGTATGCACTATCTAACGTTCTAGCTGTCTTGATTGACATCGGCATACCTGGGGTATTGATATCAAACTTATACGTTTGTCCTCTATATAATTTAAGTGTTGGATTCTGTGTTTGTCCATCAGGTGTAAAAAGATATGCTTTATTATCTAAGTTATCTACACTTGTAACTGTATATGTACTTGTTAATCCTTTTGCTTGTCCAACAACAGGAATACTTAATGGTCCATTTTCTAACCAGTAGTAATCTCTAAAGTTTGTAAACATATCCCAACAAATACTGGGATTCCAAGCATAATACTCTTGACTGAATAATTTACTATCGTTATCAACAGTACCATTAAATGCTTTAACTTGATTTTTTAAATCGTTATAGTCTTTGTAAAAAGTTACGTTGTTTAACGTATCCTTAACGACTGTTGCAGGTTCTAATTGATAATTTTCTCTTTGTGTGCTAACATCACCTACGTAAGTATCAGATGCCTTACGTGCTTTAGCAATTCTTCTACCATAGTAAGAACTAATCTTTTCTGCAACACCTGGATTTAATAACTGGTCAAGTGTAGCACTTAAGAATTTTTTATTATGTGAAGTCCTAAAATATCTTGGAAGGTGTTCAGCACTGGTCCTAGTGTGGCTAGTGTCTGATGTTCCACCTGGTAAAGGATATTCGTTTTGATTATCATCATATGCCATTAATAACCACTCCCAGAGCTTCCACTATTTGAACTTGAAGAACTTGAAGAACTTGAAGAACTTGAAACTGTTGATGCCGCTGTATAACTAGATCCACTTGTAACACCACTTGAAGTAGTAGCTGTTGATGTAAGAACATTTCCTGATGCTTTTAATTTACTTGCCGTAATTGCATCAATAATTGCTACATCATCAACTGTTGCTCCGCTAACAAAAACTTCATCTGCTTCTGACTTGATTTCGTAAAGACTTCCAAATCCTTGAGAGTCTTGTTTAGGAACAATTACAATGTTTACTAGATCAGGTGCAACTTCGTTCATAATATAAGTAGCCATCTCTGAGAAATGAAACGTATCACCGAAATCCCAATTTTCTAAAGCAAAGTAGCCATTCATTGCTGAAATAACTCTTGCCTTAATATCGTTATCGTTAACAACCTGATCTGGATTCTTAACTATTTTAATATTTGCTTGTACTTGAGCATCTGCTTTTGATCCAAATAAAACTTTATATTTTACTGGATGATAAATTACATCATCACTAATAGATTTAATCTTATTAATTTCAGCACCGTAGTTGTTAAACAGATTGTCACTGCTAGGTGGTAAAGGTTTATTTACAACCGTACCATCTAGATATCTTCTAAATTCTGTATCATAAGTTCTTGTTAATAAGTAACTGTCAATTAAGTTACTTGAACTTGGATCAATTCTGCTGTCATCATCTGCTGAATGAACGTAATGGAATTTAAGTCCACTTCTACCTACGTATGCTTTATAATCAGTTGTTAATGATAGTGTGCCTGCTGTTGAGCTGTATACTTTAAATACGTCTTCAGTAACTAGATAAAATACCTGTCCATCTGTGTACGTGCTTAATGCACCAACAAGACTTTCACTTTGTTTTACTAGTACACTACCGGAACTATTATCCATATACTTGTAGTCATCAATACCATCTGATGATGTATATTTTTTCAAGAAAACATATTTTGTTAAAGCATTAGTTGTTTCGTCAACTAGTGCAATAAAAGTTTCAGGATCATCTACAACTCCATCAGAGTCTGAATCATAAAAACTTACTTCAACTTTTTTACTGTCAATGTATCCGTCTCCGTCTCTATATTCTTTAGATATTTCCCATGGATAATCTATTGTAAAAGGACTTGTACTATCTGGTTGCGTATTAATACTTAATACTGCAATCTTATCTTTAATAATTTTACCTGTTCTGTTATCAAATATTTTGCTTGTACTATCATAATAGAATCTAATTTCTTCATTACTTTCAAAAACGTATCGTTGTGCTCTTGAAGTAACTGTATATTTTTCACCGTCTGTTTCAAATAATACTAACCAACTTGAATCTAATGCTTGATCTGTAACATCACCTGTTTTACCTGTGCTAAAATCACTTGAAATATCTAAGTTAGTTGCAGTAATCATTCGCCATTGTCTTAACGCACTATCATATCTTAAACCAAATGTTTTATAAGCAAAAATTTGATCTGTAATCTGTGATTGTACATCAGTTAACAACGTTTTACTAAACTTAGGTTTTAGTTCTGACAGGACAGCATTTGTAGGAATAATATCATTTAGTATAATAGGTCCTGTACCGTCTGTGTTATCAGTTCTTCCATCTCCAGTTACACTTACAACTTTTACCCATTTGTAAGTTATTGCGTTAGGATGATCTGCATTGCCAAGCATAAGTGCATGACTGTTGTTTGCCATAAAATGATATCCTGTTGGAGCAACAAATTTTAATAGTGTTCCTGGTTCAATAAACTTTAATGCACTAGCAGTAAAACTTCCTACTTGTAATGATGTACTGTTTGCATCAACAAATGATCCTGTTGATTGATTTGTTGTTGTAGTTTTGCTTGACCATTTTGCACCCAAGTCAGCAACAAGCGTCTTAGGAAAGTTAGTCAAATAATAATTCAACATCTGCTTCTGGCTTAATATTGGTGTTATAGTGTTTACTAGAACGCCCTGTACGTCTGTTTTAGTACTAAACGTAAAAGATGTTTTATCTGTGTAAGAGTCTTTATAAATGACGCCGTCAGCACCATATAAGTTAGTGCTAGAATATTTTCCTGTAGCATCTAATAAATCATAGTATCTTGAAATACCACTTGAAGTTCTGTTTACACTTTTTACTTTAATAATTTCTTGGCTGATTCCTAAAGGACTTACTTGATAGTCTTCTCCAGTAACCATTCTGTTCTGTGTGTAATATGTACTTGGAGCATTCTGTCTAATACTTGCATTACTTTCTGAAATGGTTGCATTGTCAACAGTATATTTTAACTCCAACGAAATTGTAAGTGTTTCTTGATTTCCTGTTTTTGATGTGTAAGGTATTGACACACTGATGTTAACTAAATCTGCTGGAACAATATTGTATTGATCGTTTACACTTGTTCTATAATATGTTCTAAAGTTTCCTTGTGGTAAGTTACCAAACGTACCATCACTAAAAATTAAATCAACTGAGTCTTGTGATTTACTTAATACTCCAAAGATATTTCTAACATTTTTTCTTATGCTGTTGTATACAATGTTATTACCTTCTGTTGAATCAACCTTTGACCAAATTTCGTCCTCAGCCCCAATTGAATTTAATCTGTATAACCAAACATCTGTGTTGTTGATGTTAGTTGCTTCAAGTCCTATTGTTTGATTCGTGCTAGGAGATGTAATATTAAAAGTACCTGTATCTAATGTACCTTGTCTAAAATGTGAAAAGTATCCTGTGTTAGAACTTCCAGGTCCTCTTCCGTCATCTCTATATAAAAATCCTAAACTGTTTCCAGGTAGTGGTGCTTCTTCTGATATAACACCGTTATTAACATCTGTCGAAACAACTTGAAATTGTAAATTCTTTCCGTCAACGTTTTTACTAAAAGTATAAACAGGAACATCTGTATTACTTGCATCAAATCTGTATTGGTATGTTGGTACTCCTTCAACAGTATCTTTTTTGATAGGTTTACCTACAATGCTGTTTACTGGCAATGACGCATTTAAAACTTTTTCAAACTGTTCTCTCCAGTTTGTGTTTGCAGGGTCGTTCCATAAAACTGTTTGGTTTGATAGGTTAGTACCATTTGAATCAACTATGTCCTCTGATGTACTTACACTTTCAAATTTAAGCAATCCGTTTGCTGTTTGATTACGTTTTGGATTGTATGATAAGAGCCTAGCTAAACGTAAAACTGATTCTCTACGTTCAGCTAACTCTAAAAAGTTTTCTCTAGCATTTAAATCTACGCGGAAAGCAATATTTTGACCTAGGAAAGCTATAAGGTCAATTAATGCAAGGTACTCACTTGATTCAATATAATCGTTAAAATCTTCTGGATAATTTTGTCGTATATAGTTGATCATTGTACGACGCAGATTATCAAAGTCATAAGACTTAAATTCTGCATTTCTAAATGACTGATAGACCTTTTTCCAATCTTCAGCTAACAATAATCTGTTTTGTCTATTTGTTGACGACATTTGCTTTCCTTAATATTACTATTTATTGTAATCCGTAAAGTACGTACTTAATAAGAGCCTGACTCTTCATCAAAAGTCAACCTCAGTTTTTCTGAAATATTGTATGGCAAATACATCAGATCAACATCAATTATTATTCCGCTCTCATACGAATCAATTACTATACTTGAAACAACTATACGTGGATCGCTGTTTACGACCGTTGTAACGTTCTTTGCAATAACTTCTTTCATATCCTCTGTTAAAGGTTCGTGTATTGCGTCCCATATCACTGTTCCAAATTCTGGATTCATCAGCTTCTCACCCTGTCTAATGTGGAAGTGATTCAATAAATCTTGTTTAATAAGTCCTATGTCAAACAGCCTTTTGCTGTTATTATTAGGATTAACTGTACTTGTACCCTTATAGGCACGATTAGTAGTAACCGGTTGCTGGTTTACTCCTGAAGGTACTGTAATTTTTTTATATAAGTCTGCCATAACAATATTTACCTATGCTTTAAATTCCTTTTTGAACACGTCAGCTGTGGTTGATGTTGGTAAAGGATTTGCTACTGTAGTCACTAAATCCCTATCTGTAAGTGCAATTTTAAATGCTAACGGGTTTAAATTCTCATGATGTGTCCAAGGTTCAGCTTGTGGTGAACGTTGTGAAAGAACACCAAGTGTTGTGTGACCAGGTACGCGATGTACGGACAGAGCGGACGCGGTAGCGGCCGTAGCCGCCTGCGGTCCATTCATATGGATTTCGGAAGCGGTTTCTGTATGGTTGCCTCCGCTGAGTATATCAGTAGTTCCGCCTGCTGTAAGTTTGTTTGCTCCACCTGTGTTTATATCAAAGTCTGAAGTTGTTGTAATCTTGGTGCTACCGCCCACTAGTATATTTGTATTCTTGTTTGATTCTATCTGCACCCTTCCTTTGAGAATCTTATCTCCAACATAATCTCCTGATGCTTTTAGGCTTAGATTAGCACCTGCTTCTATTGTAACGTTTCTGTCTGCTGTAAGATTAAAATCATTTGCTGTGTGCATACTGATTGAATCCTGTGCAAATATATCAATCTTACCATCTGAAGTTAATTCTATCCAAGCAGTACCTCTAGCATTTCCTAGATATATCAAGTCTTCCGTGTTGTGTAAAAGTATTTGGTGTCCTGTACGTGTACGCAATCTCACAAGTTCGTTGTGCAACAGACCTTTCTGACCTTCCATTTCACCTTGATTTACGTCTGCATAGTCAGGGGCTCCTTCACTTGCAGATTTCTTTCTTAGGTACTTGTCATTACCATCATCAAAAACAAAACTTGTTCCACCAAGTCTTGCCTTGAACACACTTGTATTGTCGTCCTTTGAACCTATCTTAACCTGTGGTGATCCAGGACTCTTGTCTACAGGTCCAGGTGTGCTTATCCCAAATACTGCACTAGGCACTTCACGCCTTGCACTTGAACTTGTTATACCACGTGTTTCATCTTCCAACAATCCTTGTGCAACAAGGTTGTCAGTAAATGTTTTTTGATAGGGTTTTAAATATCTAGTAGGGTCTTGTTGTGTTCCAGGATTTAATACTTTGTTGTATTCACTTGCTGGTAACTTTTTACCTTTTAGGTTATCTGGAACATCTTCGTTAAGAAGTGTTGTTGCGGCATGACCCGGTACACTAAAGTTCATAAACTTGTCTTGTACAACACCTAACCAGTAACACATATTAGGATTACCTTCTGCAAATATAACCAATACTGTCGTTCCTACATCTGGTGGAACCATCCACATACCGTAGCTCTGTTGGCTGTCTTTGTATCCTGTATTCTTTGTACTTCCAAACCCAGGAGTTGATCCTCCAAATGGTTGCAGATATTTTGCTGTATATAATTCGCCGTCTGCAAAAGCAATACCTTGCGACTCGTTCATTTTTCTTAGTTGTACAGTTATGGCTCCATGGAATTCAGGATCTAAATTGTTTATAACAACAGCTTCAAACGGACCAGGTTTAAATTCAGGAGAGGTATACTTACTGGTCCTGTCTATGTTTTGATTTTTTTCTGGTAATCCAGCCATTATGTTAATCTTCCTTTGACTTCATTTACAGCTAAATTAACTGCTGAGCCTAAATCTTCTGTTATGTCTGCACCTGCATTAAACTGATCTATCAGTTCTTGTCCAATGTTTATCCGATTTTGATTTGCTAGTGCCATGGCTCTGAGTTCAGCTATCTTGGCTTGCATTGGAATAGGCTTCTTCTTGACAGCGGCAAAGTCATCAACCATCATCTGTGTTTCCATTGACTTATGGCTTTTCTTGTCTGGACCTTCACCCTTTGGAGCTGGCTTCTTCTCAGTTGGGTTAGCTATTCCAGTTGGTTTTTGATCTGTATCTAGATTTGTTTGATTAGGCGCTCTGATAAGTGTTAGTTCCTGTGTAAACTGTCCGCCACTAAAGTCACTAGCAACTACAGTAACTCTGTATAATCCGCTAAAGGATTTAACTACCATTCCTCCCTTGGACGTAAGCAATCCGCCTTCACTAACCGGATCAATATCAAAAGGTGTTCTAAAGTTTAGGTAAATGAATACCTGCTGTCTTACATAATCCATTTGCTTTTTTTCATCATCAAACATCATGAATCCAGATCTTGCTTGATAGTTTCCTATACCACTGTCTGACAGATACCAAGGATCTCCCATAATTTTTAAATTTACATTAACCAGGTCAACTGTACTGTTGATAAGTGCCTTGTGAAATTCTCTAGCTATCTTACCTTTGGTCGTGGCATTGGCGGCTGTTACACCTGTTGTTATGTTTGCCATGTCAGACGCACCAACAACCTTTAACGGATTTACTTTTGGTGTTTCTGTTGATCCTGGAGCGTTGGCAATTATAGTACCTTCTTCATTTACTGATGCATTGGCAAGATATGCATTTGGTATTTCAGGTTTCTTGTCCATCGGGGTAGGAGTTAAGAATCTAGTTTCGTACTTGATGTCAAAGTCTAAAATATCTTTGTTCATTCCTGTGTAGATATAATTGTATGCTTTTCTTACTTTTCTTTTTATTTCCTCTTGTCCTTCGGTAACAGTTTGTGGAGCCTGCCAAACACTTGAATGAACCTTGTATGGTATAACCTTGAACACATAAATCTTAGGCATTCTTGCTTTGGCATCTTCTACCTGCTTCACAGGAACATCGTACACACACCCTTGTATCGTAAACCAATTTCTGTAACCTTCTTTATCAAGGTCTTGTTTTGTTAATTCTAATCCATAACTACTAGTAACAACTATCTCCTCAATAATCGTGTTCAGCGTTGTACCTTTGGTAAATTTAAAAGCTCTTTTGTCTGCTGGTATGGCTATCTGACCTTGTTCAAATACCTGTTTCTCTTTGTCGTAACTTGCATAGTAAGTTCCAGGTTTAATGCCTCCAGGATCTAGTTTTTGTTCTAGTAATGTTGCCTTACCTATTTCACTAATATTTTCTTGTTGTGTTGTGCTGGTTCTTATTGCATCACTTGTTTTTGATCTTTTAACACCAAAGCCTGTAACACTTTGAAACCATTCTTCATAGTTTAACTTCTTTACACCCTGGGATGCACCATATCTTGATTCATATTCTTTCTGCGGATCATATGTTGCTTTTCCTGTGGTCTCATCCGGTGATGTTGCAAAAGTCTTACTTGCAAGATCTTCTTCCTTAGGAAACATAATAATATATTCATCAGCAAACTGTTCTGTTTCTGACTCTTCTCTTTCAAGTAGTGTTGTGTTCATTACTCTTGTTAGACTTTGACTTCCACTCTGAAGTGCTTCTTCAACAGTTCCACCAATAACCGTTACATCTGTTTGTAACATCTGTATTGCATCTGTATAACAAGCACCGTTTCTAGCAGTTGCTTGGATATCGTATTTGGTTCCTCCTGCGTCAGCAGTGATTGATGTAGTACTTAATTGTATAGGAAAATATCTTTTTGCAACTCTTTGGGTAGTGTTCTCATCTGTGTGTCCAATGAACTCACACATTAATAAAAAAGGTGCTGAAATATATTGTTTGTATCCGGCTGTAACTGCCGCTACCTGTAAACTTTCCATAAAGTTACCAAGACTGTATGGCTCTGTAACTTCAAAGTTAAATGTGTGAACCGCTGGCATCCTTGATCCCATACCGCCTGGTTGTAATACTGATTCTATACGGACATTGTCGATATAGTATTCTACCCTACCGAAGGTATCTTCGGTTAAAGTTGTTGCACGTCTACCTTCTTTAATATTCTGACTTCCGCCACCGCCCTTGATAACATTAATCATAGGTTCGCTTTGCATAAATGTTTCATCTGGCTTTGAAGCTTCGTCAACAGTTAAACAAAATAATGACCAAATCTGACTGTGTGTACGGAACTGGTCCATTATGTTAGGCTCAACGGCTACAAGATCTGTATGAATATAAACTTTTGGTTTTGAAGGTTCTTCAGTGCCTTTTTCAGCACCGTCTTTGGTTGCTGTTTTATCGGCGTCTTTATCTTTACCTACCTTGTCAAGGTCACCTTGTAAATCAGTTGTGGCTTTGTTATTTTTACCTGTTATGGTATCGTCGAATTTTTCTGTTTTTTCTTTGGTAACAGCATCAAGTTTTTCTTGAAGGGTTAATTGTTTTTCTGCTTTTGAATTATTAGGTACAGCCATGTTAGACTCCTAGCATACTTTTTAACGGTCCACCTTTTGGTACGTATATGGTTGCACCTGACTTGAAATCGTATATAGGATCTTCCATAGTATCTAAATTACGTTGACAAAATACCCACCATAGATTTGGGTTGTCATACATATCATATGCTAACAAGTCTGGTCTTTGATGGTACTGTGGTTCAATAGTATATGTTGCATCATCAGACTGTGCAGGTATAGTTCTAATTTGATAAAATCCTAAATGTTCTCCACTAGGATTCATTGAGGTTGCTTTGTAAGGACTTGACTGTTTATATGTTGCCATTAAATAAATCCTCCATCGCCAACATATCCACCATTAACATAATTGTTCAAGCTAAATTTCTCAACTTCTCTTCTGCTGTAGATCGGTTGTACCGTAACAGTTATTAAGCTCTGTGAAGGTGCCCAACCAATGGGACCATCTCTTTGATCTATTGCCCCTTGTTTTGATTGAGGATGGCTTGGTGGAATATCAGCAACACTATCAGGTTTACCTGTTGCAATATAGTCAACGTCCTGTGGAAGGTCAACTGTAAACTGTGTTATGATTACCGGAACATTATTAAAAATATAATCACCGTAACCATTTAATTTTACTACTGGAGGAGGTGCTCCTATTGTTTTATCATCTCCACCATAAAACATTTTTGTCATGCTTCTTAGATAATGCAGGGCACCGACCCAATAAGAGGCTTCTGTACCATTCTGACAGAAAAAGTCGCCTGTGATAACCAACTGATCCACTTGTGAATTCTGGTAAGCAAAGTACGGATAATTAGTATGTGTAGGGGCCATTGTATTGTAATTGGCGCTGTGTGCCACAATAATAGTTGGAGTATATGGAAAAACTAAACCGTTCGTTACTTTCAAAGGATTTAACAGTTCTGCACTTGAAAAAGGTTCAATAGTGGGTATACTTAATTTAACACGCCAGTCTTGCTCAACTGCTTTTTTAAAAGAGGCTGTAGCACTACTTTTAGGAAACCCTGCTAAACCGTCTTTTGGAATATTCTTACTACGTAATTCTTTACCAATTCCCATTTCATCCATAAACCGTTGTGCACCTTCTGGTGTACCTTTGGATGTATTCGCAGTTGGATCGGAACCACTATGTGGACCCATGCTAAATTCATTAGCACGTTCACGATCAGTAAAGCCGTCTTTACGAACTTGGTTATCAGACGAAATTACTGTTCTACCATTTACTGTTCTGAATGTTGTCATTTTGGCTAACTCCTACAAGTATTTAGTTGACTTTTTTAACTACGTAGTTTATAATAATGTATTATTTAAGGTTTGGAGAAAACAAATATGAAAAGAGTGAATTATCTCAACAATAGAGATATACTGGCAGAAATACATAAATCAAAAAACACGTTTTGTAGTTATACAGACGACGATTTTGCACAATATGATATAATTCTACCTAGTATAGATAAGATTAACATAAGAACTATAGCAGATGCTAAAAGAAACCAGGCTAAACGCATTGGTTTGAAGGAATATGAGTCAAGGAAAGAAGCCGGCGAAAAGGTTAAGCAGGCTGATTGTGCCGTAGACTACAGAAAAATAGCTAAAACCGATGTAGTATTCCGAATTATGATGTATGATCACATTCCAGAAGAAAAAGGTAGGAAGAAAAATCCTAAAACTATAGCAGATACTAAAACAAAATTAAATTTTCCACCATTTCAGCATTATAAGTTCAACGAGAAGGACGAACTTGTATGTGTAGGTAAGAGCCACTGGGAAGGTGGTATGTCAAATGGTAACTTTAACAAAGGTCACGGAATGGCAACCAATAAACTTGCTTTGATGTGGATGAAACTTTGTGAACGTTATGCAACAAGAGGTAACGTTAGAGGTTATACATATAACGATGAGATGAAAGGACAGGCTATTCTTCAATTGACACAGATTGGCTTACAGTTTGATGAATCAAAATCAAACAATCCTTTTGCTTACTACACCGCGGCTGTTACTAACTCGTTTGTAAGAATCATTAATATCGAAAAACGTAATCAAAACATACGTGATGATATTTTAGAAATGAATCATATGAATCCTTCCTTTACCAGGCAGAATCAAGGTCAGTGGGAGAAGAGTGTGGAACGTCAAAACACAAAAGATACTTCGGACAAATAAAGTTTGACTATTTTATCTTTATCGTGTACAATATAATAAATTGTGAGGATTAGGTTTGTTTAAGAAAGCGGCAGTATTTACAGACATACACTTTGGTTTGAAGTCAAACTCAAAGGTGCATAATGATGACTGTGAAGAATTTATTGATTGGTATATAGAACAAGCAAAAGAAAACGGTTGTGAAACTGGAATATTTTGCGGTGACTGGCATCATAATCGAAACAGTCTAAACATTACTACCATGGATGCAACCATTAGAAGCCTTGAGAAACTAGGTAAGGCTTTTGAAAAGTTTTACTTCTTTCCTGGTAATCACGATTTATACTACAAAGACAAAAGAGATATTAATTCCATCGACTTTGCAAGACACATTGAAGGCATTACAATGGTCAATGAGATGATGACCGAAGGTAACACTACTTTAATCCCTTGGTTAGTTGGTGATGAATGGAAAAAGATTCCTAAAATAAAAAGCAAATACATATTTGGTCACTTTGAACTTCCAAACTTTTATATGAATGCTATGGTACAGATGCCTGACACGGGTGAACTACAAGCAGATCATTTCAAGAACCAAGAATATGTGTTTAGTGGTCACTTCCATAAGAGACAAGTAAAAGGTCCTGTTCATTATATAGGTAATGCTCTTCCTCACAATTACGCAGATGCCTGGGATGATGAACGTGGTATGATGATACTTGAAGATGGAGGTGAACCACAGTATATCAACTGGTGGAACTGTCCTAAATATAGAACAGTAAAACTTTCCAGACTGTTAGATGAAAAAGATACACTAATAAAAAGTAAAATGTACCTACGTGTTACACTAGACTTGCCTATTAGTTATGAAGAAGCAAACTTTATCAAAGAAACTTTCATGAAAGACTATGAATGCAGAGAAATTTCTCTTATTCCTAACACACAGGACGAAGAAATGAACTCAGACATAGATATTACGAAGTTTGAAAGTGTAGATGAGATTGTTGCAAAAGAAATTGAAGCTATCGAGTCGGATAGTTTTGATAAAAGCAAACTACTTTCAATATATAGAGATTTAAGCAAAGATGATTAAGATAAAAAGCCTTACAGTTAAGAATTTTATGAGTGTGGGTAACACTACACAGGGAGTAGACTTTAACAAACAACAACTAACGTTAGTGCTTGGCGAAAACTTAGATCAAGGAGGTGACGATTCTGGTTCACGTAACGGTACAGGTAAGACTACAATTATTAATGCGTTGTCATATGCCCTGTACGGCCAAGCACTAACGAACATTAGAAGAGATAATTTAGTAAACAAGACCAACAACAAGGGTATGTTGGTTACACTAGAGTTTGATAAAGATGGTAAACAATATCATATTGAAAGAGGACGTAAACCTAACACACTAAAATTTAAGATTGATAACAAGGAACAAGAGCTTACAGATGAAAGCCAAGGTGATTCACGTAAGACACAGTTGGATATTAACAACCTACTAGGTATGAGTCATGATATGTTCAAGCATATTGTGGCACTTAATACGTACACAGAGCCCTTCTTAGCACTCAAGAACAATGATCAACGTGCTATTATAGAACAACTGCTTGGTATTACACTACTTTCTGAGAAGGCAGAGTTGTTAAGAGAACAAATACGTATCAATAGAGATAAGCTAACCGAAGAAAATGCTAGAATAACAGCCGTTAAGGATAGCAACGAAAAGATCAAAGAGAATATTGAAAGATTGCATAGTAGACGCAAGGCTTGGATTGCACAAAACAAACAGGACTGTGAGAAACTTGCAAAAGCAATCAAAGAACTTGAACAACTAGACATCGATCAAGAACTAGAAGATCATGAGAAACTAGAAAAGTGGACTGAGAACAGTAAACATCTTACAAACCTAACAAAAGAAAAAGCAACTGTTGAACGTGCATTGGAACAAGCCGATAATAATGTAAACAAACTTGGTAAGGATCTTGATGATCTTGAAACTGCCAAGTGTTATGCTTGTGGACAAGACCTACATGATGACAAACTTGAAGAAATGAAAGACAAGCTACAAAAGGATTATGGTGATGCTCACATTTATCAAACTAGCATGGCAGAAAAAATGCAAAAGGTTGAAAAACTAATTGAAGACATTGGTGACCTAGAGGCAAAACCAAATACCTTTTATGAAACAGCCAAAGAAGCATATCAACATAGAGGTAATGTTGAGAGCTTGACTAACAGTTTACGAGAAAAGACTGATGAACTTGATCCATATCAAGAACAAATTAAAGATTTAGAAGATACTGCAATACAAGAAGTGACTTGGGATACTGTAAACGATCTTAACAGTACTAAAGAACATCAAGACTTCTTATATAAACTATTAACTAACAAAGATAGCTTTATACGTAAGAAGATCATCGATCAGAACCTTGCATACTTGAATAATAGACTTACATACTACTTAGACAAGCTAGGACTTCCGCATACAGTGGTGTTTAAGAACGATCTAAGTGTTGAGATTACGCAACTAGGACAGGATCTAGACTTTGATAACCTAAGTAGAGGTGAACGTAATAGACTTATACTTGGTATGAGTTGGAGTTTCCGTGATGTATGGGAAAGTCTATATCAAAACATCAACTTATTGTTTATTGACGAATTAGTTGATAGTGGTATGGATGCAAATGGTGTTGAAAACAGTATGAGCATACTTAAGAAGATGGGTAGAGAACGTCAAAAGAACATTTATCTTATATCGCACAAAGAAGAACTAGCAAGTCGTGTAACAAACGTACTAAAAGTTATAAAAGAAAACGGATTTACATCTTATGACAATGATGTAGAGATAATGCAATGATATGATACTAGATAAGATCAAAGAACGTGGTGAGGAAATGGCTCCTTTAGAAGGACATGACCGATTACAGTACTTGGTTGATCTAGCAAGAGAAGTAGAACCATTAAGTGCCGAAGATAAAATAGACGAAAACAAAATAAGAGGGTGTGCAAGTAATTTGTGGGTAGTAGGTAAGATGAATAAAGACGGAACAATGTCTTACAGACACGACGGAGATGCTTGGATTACAAAAGGTACTGCAAAAGTAATAGTTGATCTAGTAAACGGTGCACACAGAAGCGAGATTGCACACCTTACAATAGAAAGTTTCCAAGGATTGGGGATAAGAGAGTTACTAACCATGCAGAGACAAGTGGGGTTTGGCAGTTTAATTGAACGTATTATAGGTATAGCAAAACATGGATGATACACACGATAAATTAACCAAAGCATACTTGGAATATTTCAAAGCCAACGAGGCTTGGGAAGTACGCAAGAGTGAACGTACTAAAAGATCCTCAAGAAAATGGTTAAGTGAGATACGTAGACTGTGTACAGAACGTAGAAAAGAAATAATAGAAGAGTACAAAGCCAAAAATGGTAGCCCTAGCGATGATACTGAGTAAGTATCACTATGCAATGGACATATCAGGGTAAAAAAGTAGACGAGCTACCAGAAGACTGCGAAGCATTTGTTTACTTAATCACAAATACAACCAACAATCGTAAATACGTCGGCAAAAAACTAGCTAAATTCAAAAAGACTAGGCCACCTCTGAAGGGTAGGATAAACAAACGTAGAAGCAAAGTAGAATCAGACTGGAGAGACTATTGGGGCTCCTCAGATCAACTACAAGAAGACGTGAACCAGATAGGCGAAGACAAATTTACAAGAGAGATATTATACTATTGTCCAAGTAGAGGCGTAGCAAGTTATTTAGAGGCAAGAGAACAGTTCGAAAGAAGAGTCCTAGAGAAGGACGAGTATTACAATGGTATCATCAACGTCAGAGTAGGCGGATCCAAAATATTACGTGAAGCATTAAAAGGCAAATAACATAACAACATTGTTTGGTCGGGGTAGCTCGACCCGTATTGAGGTCACGAAGTATGACCGGAACTTACGAGTTGTAAGGGTAAGCTAACTAAAGGCTTAAAAGATGTGGCTCTGTGAAACAGATACAACCACAGCATTAATATATTTTGCTTAACAAGGGTATATTAGTGTTCCGAAACTATGCGAAGGCTAAGGTAGGGAGTTGGCGGGTTTCCGCTTCCGTACATATTATAATGTAATCCTTTTTGTTAAGATGGTAATCTCATCTCACATGATGTAACCAATCTTTGCCCGGAGACGGGCGAAGTATGGCTCAACTATCTACATGATGCAAAGTGCTAACGCACTAATTGTTATCACATACAATAAAATTGTTTGAGTGTTAACGAAAACAAAGTTGAGCTTTAGCTCAACTACTAATGCAGTTCCGGATCGCGTCCGTAACGAAATGCATCACTATCGTATACAGCAACTTCTTCCACTTTATATTCTTTTTGTGGATTAGCGTCCTTTAACTGTTGTACTGTGAGATCAGCTTCAAGCTCGTCACTGCATTGAGTTAAGGGTTCAGAGTTGCCTATCTCAAAAACATTATATCTCGTCTGAGGCATAAGAGTATTTACGGGGTATGTTCGATGAATTATGTATAAATATAAAGTAACAGGAGACTAAACCATGAAAATAACACAAATAACAAGCGAAAATATAGTTAGCGAAGCTCCTGGTGGTTCTGCGTTAGGCAATATAGCACGTAAGGTAGGCGCAAAAGTGGCTGGCGCCGTTGGCGCAAAGGCTACCGCCGCAGGAATGACGGGAAAAGCTGATGCTAACGACAGATCAAAAGAAATGTTTACACAGTATAGAGCATTTATGGGTCAAACAGGTGGTAATCCAAAAGCACCAACAGTTGACCAAGTACAAGACTTTATGCAAAAGCAAGGACTTTCAACTACACATCTTAAAGGGTTATCAGGACAGATGACACCTAAGCAGGTTGACGATGTTTTACAAAAAACTGCACAGGATACTTTTAAAGGCGACCTAGGAAAACAACAAGCAGGGTCGGCACCAGCAACACTAGGACAAAAATATAGTGGAGGCGGTGATGCACCAGCAGGTGGTACTGATCAAGCAGGCGCTCCAGCTAAAGCTGGCGGTAAAGCTGTGCCAGGTGACATACAAAAAGCAGTTGATAGTTTAAGTCCAGCACAGAAAAAAGAATTAGCACAGTTGTTATAAGGATAGAGTAATGAAGTTAGGCGAAGTTACAAACTATAATTTAAAATCACAAACAATACTAGCAGAAGGCTGGCAGGATCTTAACGAAGCACAACGTATATACGTTGGCAAATGGGAAAGAGAAGTTTGGCCATTAGTAGAAGGCATTAACAAACTTTTTGAAGCTGAACTTACTGCTAAACAGATTGATGGCATCTTTGGTAATGCAGAACAAGTTGCTATGGATAGTGGTGATAATAAAACTGCACTTGGTAAAGCGGGTGGAGTTGTAGGTGACCAAGCTAAAAAATTACAAACACAAATTGACCAATTACTTAAGGCCGCACAAGATAGCGGACCTGTTAAAAACTTTGACGCACAATTTGAAAAACTTAAAGCACAATTAAAAACAAAACTTGAAGGCAATCCAATGGGTCAAAAGATCCTTAAGACTGTCGAAGGTTACGGAGACTTTGCAAAAGGAAATCCAGCCAAGGCGGCTTTTGTTATTGGAGCAATGACTTCAGTACTTGCATTTGCAAGTGGTGGTATTGTTTCAGGTGCGGCAATTGGTTTCTTTTTAAAATTAGCTAACAATACATTAAAAGGCGATAAACTTTCAACAGCAGTTGCTAAAGGTGTTAAAGGCGCGGCAATTGGTGCACTTGCAGGTGCATTAGGCGATGCGATGGGAGATGCTGAAGCATCTGAACTGATACCTGGAGTTGATGCAGATGAAGCCGCTGAGGTTAGTTCAACAATGGACGGTGATGAAGTTGAAGCCGCGGTTGGTGCCGATGCTGATGCTGATGGCGGAGGTGAAACTCCTGAACTTCCTGATGTTGACGAATTCAAAGAAAATTATATTAGAGGAATGATTGAGAAAGGTAGATTTGCCAATCAAGAGTTTACTGACGGCATGGTCCAAAAGATGGCCAACGAAGTTAATATAGTAGGAACATATCCAGATGATATCCAAGGCGTAGACTTTAAAGGTACTATTGTTAAAGGAAACATTTATCTTACTCCGGAAGAACAAGCAGACTTTAGTGCTTACTTAAAATCACAGCCTGGAAGTGATATGGCTAAGATAATGAGTAAAGAAACTGATGAGTGGTTAAGTGCGAATGTTAGTGAAGCAGATAACACATTTCAAGTAAGAGATGATGCATTTGCGGCCAAGCAGGCGGCCATTGAAGCAGATAAAGTATTAGATGCGGCTGAAGTTGAAGGAATGGCTGAAACAGATATCCAAGCCAGAATGAACGAGATCCAGAAATCAACTAATCCAGTTACTGGAGGAAAAATTGATGTTGAGAATGGTAAAGATGCACTAGCAAGAGAGTATAGACAACTTCAAAATGAACTTAATCGTAGAGAAGAATTAAACTTTTCAGGTGCAACAACAGATCCAACAGGACTTATACAAGAGTATACAGATTACCTAGACGACACAATGGTTGAAGGGCCAGTTCTTGACAAAATGAAAGCACTTGCTAAATCAGGTGCAGTAGCAGTTGGCAAGGGCATGGATAAAGCAGGTGAAAAAGTTGCAGGTGGAATTAGCAAAGCCGGAGCCGCAGTTAAAGGTGCAGGTAAACAACTTGGAAATAAAATTACAAAAGAAAAATTAATGAAGTCTTGGACTAAGATGGGCAAACCAACTGACCTAGGATCAATAACAAACATATTAAGCGATGCAGGGTTATCAGATGAGTCAATAGGTACAGTTGCAACTAACACAAAGGTTCCTTTAAAACCTACAGCAAAACCAGACGCAGGTGAAGAAGATCCTAAAGCACCAACACCGGGAGGAGCAACAGCTAAACCAGGAGCAGAACCAACTGACACTGATGCAGTTGCTAAAGGAGTTGATGCAAACAAAGATGGTAAAGATGACAAGACAGGTAAAGTAATTCAGATGCCCGGCACGACACCAGCTGACGGAGTTGACGCTCCTAAGAGTGGAATAGCAAAAGGTGCCGCAGGTGCAAGTGCACCAGCAGGTGATAAGAGTATTAAAGTTACAGGAATGCCTGGACAAGGTGCAGGAGGTTCAACAACTTCAACAACTGGAACTAAACCAGGTGCAACAGCAAAACCTAAAGCAGGTGCAACAGCAGGTGCAGGTGCAAAAGTTGATATTCCGGCACTAGCTAAACAAATAAGTGATGCAGGAATAGGTGCTGAGATAAAAGGTCAGCTTACAGGACAGGGTGGCGGAAGTGATCTTGGATCAGGAATGCAAATTGATATACCTACACTAGCACAAAAGATTAGTGATGCTGGTATGCAACAACAAATTAAACAACAACTTTCACAAAAACAAACAGCCTAAAAGAAAGGCATACTTGTCTTTTTAGCAGTTTCAAGATTTTCTTTAACGAGTGTAGCAAAAATTTCTCTATCCTCAGGACCACAGGCATATATTTCGTCAAGGGTTACACCTCCACGCATATACCAGCACAATCTAGCTAGTTCTAGTTTGAAATTTTTTGTCTCGTTATCAAGGTCATCAACTAATTTTAGGATCTCTTCGAGAGACTTACTTAAGATCCTTATCCGAAAAAATTTGACTGATCAAACGTAATAGGAACATCAAAACTCTCAGGTGCTCCTGCTTCTCGTTCTTCAGCAGTCGTTTCAACCTTAAAAGGCTCCACGTCGTATTTTTTCTTTTGAGCTTCCATGTGTTCAGTGATTCCTGCATAGAAGTCTTTATCACCTTTGGTAATAAATTCCATTATGTGATTTTGATCTACAACAACTTGGTCGTCTACTTGTATTTGTACAATACCATGTACAACCATATCAATAGTTACCTGTGTTAGTTTGTTAAATGAATCAGAGAATCTATCAAGTTTTTCACCATCACTTAATTTTGAGTTACTTACTGTTTCAGCAATTCTTTGTTCTTCAAAGGTTTTAATTGCTGTTCTAGTAAACTCTCTATAAGTTTGTGGTTTCAATGTAATTTTCATTCCACCGATCTCAACTACGTTTTCGTATTCAATTCCTTGATATCTGTCTAATAACAATCTTAAGTCTAGATCAAATTTACGCATTGTTGCCGCTGTGGGCACTCTTGTTTCAATTTCCATCTTCTCACCATATGTAGCAATTCTGATAGCAATTAAAATTGCGTCAACATCAATACTTGGCATCAACCAAGGGTCTTTGATGTTAGGTACACAACTTTTAACTACGTCTACAACAGACTGCCCATTTAATAGTGCATCTGGAGTTTTGAAAGCAAGTTCGTCTTTGGCCGTCATAGCATACACAGGAAGTTCGCCATTTTCGGTCATTTCGATGGCTCCCTCTGGATACCAGTGACCTTTACTCGGCAAAGACAAGTATATTTTAGGTTGCCTAAAATATTTCTGTAACGGGTTTGGTCCCGTTTGTTTTATATCTGGCATGATTTTCTCCGGCTAAATAATAAAGTATTCATATTGATATTTATGGTACGGAGTTAACTAGGTATATAATATATGGTTCAAGTCACTTATCAAGGCGGAGGAATGGATGGCGTTACATCAAATGCCGCCTCAGAAGCCACACTACAGCTACTCGTAAAGTCCCTGGGTGGGGGCTCTGGTGGAGCAGGTGCCGGTGCGAGTGCTGAATACAGTAAAGCCCAAAAAGCCGGAACTGTTGGACAGAAAGCGGCCAATAAAGCACAAACAACCACAACCAAATCAACCACAGCATTAGGAAAAGCGGCCAATGTCGCAGGTAAAGGCCTTAAAATGGTTGGAAATGCGGCCAAGGGTGTCATGGGAATGGCCATTGGAGCAATTGGTAATGTAGCCAACACAGCGGCCAATCTAGGTAAAGAACTATTAGTAGGCGGAAACAGATTAACAGATTTTTCAAAACACATATCAGGACTAGCACAGACAATACCATTAGTTGGAGGTTTACTAGGTGGTGCTATAGAAACCATGACCGGAATGATACAAGGTCAGGTAGATGTATTCCGACAACTCTCTAGTACTGGTATTGACTTTGGTGGATCTATGTTTGAAACCATGAAAATAGCAACTGAAACAAATTTATCATTAGAACAATTTTCAACTGCAATAGCACAGGGTAGTCAAAACCTATCAATGATGTTTGGTGGAGCAACAGCTGGTGCCAGAGCATTTGCAGGCATACAAAAAGAACTTAAAGGATCAATCGGAGAGTTAAACAGACTAGGTATTACCATGGATGAGGTTGGCGAATTTACCAACGACTATCTAGAAATCCAAAGAATATCTGGACGTTACAAACAAATGGATGATAGAGCACTAGCGGCAGGAACAAAAGATTATATTATGCAACTTGATCAACTTGCTAAAGTTACAGGTATGTCAAGAAAAGAAGCGGCCGCGGCTTTAAGAGAACAAGCTAATGATAAGAGACTACAGGCATTGTTTGCAACAATGTCAGACGAAACTAGAAAAGTAGTTGACAATTCATTGGCAATGATGGGCAACGTTGGTCCAGAGTTTAAAGAAGGTATTACAGAATTAATTGCAACAGGTGGTGCTCCGTTAAGTGAATACTCAAAAGGTTTAGTAGCAACTATGCCAGAGATAGGTGAAGCGGCTCGTAAGTTGAAAGAAGGCGGAATAACCAACGAAGAATTTGTTGCTACTGTTAAAAGAGCTCAAGCAAAACAACAACAATTTGTAGAAGCCAACGGGGCAATGATAGCAACTGTTACAGCTCAAGGTAACAACATTTATGCTAGTACACTTGACTTGGTCAAGGCAGGTAAGATAGCTGGAGATCTGCCAGAAGCTGTAAAACAACAACGAGATGCGGCCAAGGCGGCAGGTAGAGGATTAACAGAGTTTGAAGGTAAGATTCAAAACATTAGAAACAAAATTGTAAACGCATTAATAGATAGCGGAATATTTGATAAGTTAACTATAGTATTTGAAGGTGTTGCTGACACATTTACAAAACTGTTTGCACCAGGTGCCCCAGGAATGGTAGCATTTGATGGTGCCATGAAATGGATTTCTGATACTATTACAAAATTTACAGATGGTATGAAGAATATGTCGTTTGGAGCAATGATTAAAGAATACATTTGGGAACCACTTAAAAAGGCAATTGGTGGTATGTTGTTTGGTACAGCAGGAACACCAGACAAAAAAGACCAAAGAGGAAGAACAACAGAAAAAGGCACAGAAGGTTCAAGTGGATTATTAAGTCCTATAGTTGACGGATTAAAAAGTGTAGGAAAATACTTACTCATAGGCGGAGTTGCCATGGGAGTATTATTCTTAGGACTAGGATTAGCAATAGGTAAACTAGCAATACCACTAGGACTTGCGGCACCAGGATTCTTAGCACTTGGTGTAGCAATGGCTGGTATTGGAGCCGCTGGTGCTGGTATATCCTTATTGATAGACAGTATATTCAACTCTGTTGGTAACCTTGCTGATGGTGTTAAAAAGTTTGAAGACATGGACGGAGCCAAACTTGCACTTGTTGGAGGTGGATTAAAAGAAATTACAGGACCAATCGCGGCCCTTGCCGCAGGTGGTATAGTTGCAAACTTTGTAGGTAAAGATGCACTTGGTTCTTTAGCAAGAGGCGTTAAGGCGTTTGAAGATCTTGATCCTGCTAACTTACACGCAGTTGGACCTGCATTAACAAGTTTACACAAAGGTATGAGTGCATTTACAGGAGATGGTGTACTAGATAGTATTGGTAAAGCATTAGGAAGTTTATTTGGAGGAAGTTCGGGCGGAATAGCAGACTTGGCAGAAGACGTAAAACTATTTGCTGATGTAGATGCCGCAGGACTACAAGCAATTGGTGATGGATTACAAGGTATTGCTAACTTCTTAGAAGCAATGGATGGAGCCAATTTAAAAAGTGTATCAAAATCTCTTACAGAACTAACAAAACAATTAGGTGATTACCAAACTCAATATAGTAAAATGGATGCAGATGCTAAAGCAAACCTTGTTAGCAACTTCACAAGTTTTGGTGAAGGCCAGAAGGGTGCCGCAGATAAGTTAGATCAGTTAAATAGTAGTGTACAGATGATGCTCGTTGAACTAAGAAAACAATCAAGAAGCGGTCAAACAGTAGCAGACAACCTCGTATAAGGATAATAAATGAGTTGGAAAAGATATTTTAACCCCGTAGATACAGAACAAGGCGGTTCTGGAAGTTACTCACCTTTGGGTGGTCCGGGTAATAATGGAATGGGTCCTGCTCAAGCTAATTATTCTTCTTATCTACCAGATGTGTATGTAGGTAGTCCAAATCGTGTTGAACGTTATGGACAATACAACACAATGGATTTAGATTCAGAAGTAAATGCCGCACTAGATATTCTTGCAGAATTTACAAGTCAAAAAAATAAAAACAATCAATCACCTTTTATTATTGATTACAAGCAAGATGCAACAAACACAGAAGTACAAACTTTAAAACTATACTTACAACAATGGTGTAAGATACAGAATTTTGAAACTAAGATGTTTCGTATATTACGTAACATTTTTAAATATGGTGATGCCTTTTTCATTAGAGATCCTGAAACTAAACGTTGGTTCCATGTTGATCCAGCAAACGTTTCACGTATCATTGTAAATGAATCACAAGGTAAAACACCAGAACAATACATTGTTAAAAATGTAAATTTAAACTTTAAAGATGCAGTAGCAACTACACCACATCAAACTAACGGAAACGTTACAGGTGGCGGTGACGGATACTTAACAGGTTCAGTTCGTGGACAAGTAGGTGCACCTAATCAATCAATGAGCGGTGGGCGTTTTCAAAAAGACGCAATGGAAATTGCCGTTGATGCAGAGAACATGGTACATTTAAGTTTAAGTGAAGGACTTGATGGAAACTTTCCATTTGGTAATTCATTGCTTGAAAGTATTTTTAAAGTTTACAAACAAAAAGAATTACTTGAAGATGCAATTATAATATACAGAGTACAAAGAGCGCCTGAACGTAGAGTGTTTTATGTAGATGTAGGTAATATGCCATCGCACTTGGCTATGCAATTTGTTGAACGTGTAAAAACAGACATTCACCAAAGACGTATTCCTAGTGCAACAGGTGGCGGACAAAACGTTATTGATAGTGCATACAATCCATTATCAATCAACGAAGACTACTTCTTTCCACAGACTGCTGAAGGGCGTGGCTCTAAAGTTGAAACATTACCAGGTGGTACTAACTTAGGTGAGATTGATGATCTTAAATACTTTACTAACAAACTTGTTAGAGGATTACGTATTCCAAGTTCATACTTACCAACAGGACCAGACGATGGAGCAACACAGTTTCAAGATGGTAGAGTAGGTACTGCATACATTCAAGAACTAAGATTTAATACATATTGTGAAAGATTACAAAACCTAGTTATAGAACAGTTTAGCCAAGAGTTTAAACGTTACTTGCTAGAAAAAGGTATCAACATTGATACTGCTATGTTTGATTTAAGATTCCAACCACCACAAAACTTTGCAAGTTACAGACAAAGTGAAATTGATAATGCAAGAGTACCAACTTATACACAAATGAGTGCTATACCTTACATTAGTAATAGATTTGCACTTAAACGTTTCTTAGGAATGACAGAAGAGGAACTTGCAGAAAACGAAAGACTATGGCGTGAAGAGAATGATGAAAATATTACTCCAGTGCCAACAGATTCAGCAGGTGAGTTAAGAGGAGCAGGAATTTCAAGTGCAGGTATGTCAGCAGACATGGCCGGTGACGGAGCAGGAGAAGATGTTGCGGCAGGAGATGAGCCTGCACCAGTAGACGGAGGAACAGCACCTCCAGTAGATACAACAACGGGCGGAGGAGCACCTGGCGGCGGAACACCACCACCTCCAGCATAAATACTAGCATGATACTACGTGAACTATTTTATTTTGATAAAGAAACTTTGGAGCCTACTGAAAATAAAGGTTACGATCCAAGTTATGACGATTCTATTGTCTCAAAAGATGATACACGTAAAACAAGATTAACTCTACGCCAAATTAACAAAATTCGTAAAGCATCTGAACTACATAAAGAAGAGCAACAAAAAGAATTGCACTTTGTTCGTCAGATGTACGGTTTAGCCGCTAACGCCGAAGAAGCAGTTTAAATTTTACGAGGAAGTTAAATGTCCACAGCCTTTATAATAGGTAATGGAAAATCAAGAAACCCAATCCCATTAGAAGCATTAAAGCCACACGGTAAGATATATGCCTGTAATGCTGTGTATAGACACTTTGAACCAGACTATCTGGTAGCTGTTGATACTAAGATGATACAAGAGATCAATAGACATAAGTGGCAATACAACAACGAAGTATGGACTAATCCTAATAAGATATACAAGGAAATGAATCTTTTTAACTTCTTTGACGAGCCATTGGGTTGGAGTAGTGGACCTACAGCATTATGGTTAGCCACATACGGAGATCCTAAAAACCCACAAGCACATCAGAATGATACTATGTATTTGCTAGGGTTTGACTTCATGGGCACTGATGCAGAAAACGTAAAGGGTGAAGGCGGATCACTTAATAACATATACGCAGACACAGAAAATTATAAAAAATCTAATGACCCTGCTACATACCACGGTAATTGGGCCAGACAGGTTGGTATCGTTTGTCAGAAAAATCCTCAAAAGAGATATATAAGAGTAGTACAGAACAAAGAGGATTACTGTCCGGACAATTTAGTGCAATTAGTGAACTTTTCACACATGACAACGGCAGAATTCACAGAAAACTTTAAGATTTTACAATCTTAATGTAAAACCGGCGCATTTAAGCCTATATCTACGTACTTTTCTTCAAAATCCATAAATACAATTGACAGCCTTACCATATCTAAACAATAGGAGAGAAAAATGGCAAACCAATCTAAATTTGAAGCGATGCTTGAAAAGTTAATCGCAGAAGACAAAGCGGGAGCTGAAGAGCTATTTCACGAAATAGTTGTTGAGAAATCTCGTTCAATATACGAAGACTTACTTGAGACTGATACAGCAGAAGTTGAAGTGGATGAAGCCGCTAAAGACGATGCTAAAGACGAAAAAGTAGAAGAAAAAGAAGAAGCTAAAGACGAAGACAAAGTTGAAGAAGCATCAAAAGAAGACGATGCAGAAGACAAAGTTGAAGAAAAAGCTGACGCTGACAAAGACGAAGACGTTAAAGAAGCTACTGACGAAGACGAAAAAACTGACGAAGCTACTGAAGAAAAAGACGTTGAAGAAAACTTTGCAGACCAAATTACACCAGAAGGTGATGATGAAATGGGTGGCGATGCCGCTGATGACATGATTGCTGACATCGAAGATGATGGCGAAGGTGAAGAAGATAAAGGCGACGACGAAGACTTAGAAGACAGAGTTGTTGACCTAGAAGATGCTCTTGATGATCTTAAAGCTGAATTTGACGGAATGATGTCCGACAAAGACGGTGACGAAGACAAAGGCGAAGATGACATGGAAATGGACATGGACGCTGGAGACGACGAAGGTGATGAAGAGAAGGAAGACGAAGCAGTAGTAATTGCTCCGGAATCCGACCTTGAGCAACCAGTTGCGTTTGAAAATGCTGAAAAACCAGTACAATCAAGTGCAGAGCTAATGAGAGAGTACGTTTCAAAAGTAGCACCTAAAATGGGTGATGCTGGAACAGACGGTACTAAATCACCAGTAGCTGGTAAAAACGACATGGGCGGAGAAGCTAGTAACATCGCACAAGGTGGCGAAGAAACTGGTGGAAAAGCACAGGCTCCAAAAGAAGATTCAGCTGGTAACGTAAACGTTCCAGGTGGAAAAGCAAGTAAGAGTATGTCGAAAGACTCAAAAGGCCACGGCGCAGAGAAAAAAGGCGCAGGCGAAAGTGGAGCAGATAGTAAATCTACTATCGGTTCCTAATAGTTGTTGTTAAGGAGAACTAGGTGATAAACTTAAGAGAGAATTTGACATTCGACCAAGCTAAAATGGTCATTGAGACTACTGAAAACGACAAGGGTGGAAAGGACCTTTTTTTAAAGGGAATTTGTATCCAAGGCGGAGTAAAAAACGCTAACCAGCGAGTTTACCCTGTTACCGAGATAGGTAGAGCTGTCAACACTCTTAACGATCAGATTACGGGAGGATATTCAGTTCTCGGCGAAGTTGATCATCCAGAAGGACTTAACATAAACTTAGACCGAGTTTCGCACATGATTACAGAAATGTGGATGGACGGACCAAACGGTTACGGGAAACTTAAAGTATTACCTACGCCAATGGGACAACTAGTTAAAACAATGCTGGAAAGCGGAGTTAAACTAGGTGTTTCATCGCGTGGTAGCGGAAACGTCATGGAAGATGGTTCCGGACAAGTAAGCGATTATGAGATTATAACAGTCGATGTAGTTGCTCAACCCAGTGCTCCAGGTGCCTACCCGACACCAATATACGAGCATTTATTAAATGCCCGTGGGGGGTACAAGGCACTAGAATTAGCACGAGAAGTTCGAGGCGACAACAAGGCACAAAAGTATTTGAAGGAATCTTTGGTTAATATAATCAAAGGCCTCCAGTAATAAGGAGAAAAATATGTTGGAAGCACTGAAATCACTTTTTGAAAACAACGCAATTTCAGAAGAAATCAGAGCAGACATCCAAGAAGCATGGGACAAGCAAGTAAGTGAAAACAAACTGGCTGTCACTGCGGAACTTCGTGAAGAGTTCGCTAGTAAATACGAACACGATAAAGCTACTATGGTTGAAGCAATTGATACAATGGTAACTGAAAAACTTCAAGAAGAAATTTCCGAATTTGCTGAAGATAGAAAACAATTAGCAGAAGCTAGAGCCAAGTATGCTGTAGCTATGCGTGAAAACGCAGGTTTGTTAAAAGGTTTTGTATTTGAACAGCTTAAGAAGGAAGTGGGTGAGTTACATGAAGACCAAAAAACTATGTCAAGTAAATTTGGCAAGTTAGAGGACTTTGTTGTAGAAGCTCTTGCTAAAGAAATTGCAGAGTTCCACGAAGACAAGAAAGATTTAGCTGAAACTAAAGTTAAACTAGTTAGAGAAGCTAAAACACATTTAGCAAAAGTACGTAAGTCTTTTGTTGAGAAAAGTGCAAAAATTGTATCTGAAGGAGTTAGTAAAAAACTTTCAAGTGAAATTACTCAACTTAAAGAAGATATTGATTCAGCACGTAAAAATGATTTTGGTCGCAAAATTTTCGAAACATTTGCAGGCGAGTATGCAAATAGCTACTTAAACGAAAAGTCCGAAACAGCTAAACTATTAAAAGTAGTTAATGTTAAAGACAAAGCAGTTGCAGAAGCTAAAGCAGAAGTCGAAGAAGTTAAGAAAATCGTCGAGAGTAAAGACGCAGAGATTGGAAAAATTTCTGATGCGGCTAAACGTAAAGAAGTAATGCACGAATTAACTGGACCTTTGAGCAAGGACCAGCGTGAGATTATGGTAGACTTACTGGAAAATATACAGACAAGCAAACTGCAAAGTGCGTTTGACAAGTATATTCCGGCGGTAATAGACGGTAAAACTCCAGCGAAGAAGAAGGCTACTCTTACAGAGTCCGAGGCAAAAGAAATCACAGGCAATAAAGAATCTAACGTTAGTAGAGTAAGTCAAGAAGAGAATAATAATATTATTCATATTCAAAAACTTGCTGGATTGAAATAAGGAGAAAACAATGTCAGAACTACTAGAAAGTCGCTGGCAGGATACCAAAACTGCACTTTTAGAAGGCCTAAATGGTAATAAGAAAGCTGTAATGGCAAGTACTCTTGAAAACACACGCAAGTGGTTGAATGAGACTGCTACAGCTGGTTCTACAAGCGCCGGTAATGTTGCAACTCTAAACAGAGTTATCCTACCAGTAATCAGACGTGTCATGCCGACTGTAATAGCCAACGAATTAGTTGGTGTACAGCCTATGACAGGTCCAGTGGGTCAAATCCACACATTAAGAGTACGTTACGCTGATTCGTCAGATGGTAACGAAGTTGGTGAAGAAGCATTATCACCATTTAAGATCGCGGCGGCATACTCAGGTAACGCCACTGATGCAACACCTAAAGGATCTGCTACAGCGGCTCTAGAAGGTCAAGCTGGAAAGAGAATGTCTATCCAGATCTTAAAGCAAACTGTCGAAGCAAAAACTAGAAAGCTATCAGCTAGATGGACTTTTGAAGCGGCACAAGATGCTCAAGCACAGCAAGGCATCGATATTGAAGCAGAAATTATGGCGGCATTAGCCCAAGAAATTACTGCTGAGATCGATCAAGAAGTATTAGCTTCTTTGAGAGCTTTAGCTGGTACGCAAAACCAACAAGCATACGACCAGAACGCTGTAAGCGGTACTGCAACATTCGTAGGTGATGAACACGCGGCTTTGGCTGTGATGATCAACCGTGTTGCTAACAATATCGCACAGAGAACTAGACGTGGTGCTGGTAACTATGCTGTGGTTTCACCACACGCATTAACTATCCTACAAAGTGCAACAACTTCAGCGTTCGCAAGAACAACTGAAGGTGCATTTGAGGCTCCTACAAATACTAAAATGGTTGGAACATTGAATTCAGCTATGAAAGTATATGTAGATTCATATGCCACTGATGCAACTGCAATTCTTGTAGGTTACAAAGGTTCAAGTGAATCAGACGCACCTGCGTTCTACTGCCCTTACATTCCTTTAATGTCAAGTGGCGTAGTACTAGATCCGTCTAGCTTTGAGCCAGTAGTTAGCTTTATGACAAGATACGGTTATGTTGAGTTAAACAACACAGCATCATCTCTTGGTAATGCGGCAGACTACTTAGGTACAGTTACTATTGCGAACGTAACATTTAGCTAATCCATAGGGTTAGTTACTTAATGTAACAAAGTATTAGAAAGGCCCTTCGGGGCCTTTCTTTTTTTATGGATATTCTTTCTATTTTGGTAAACCTTTTTGCATTTTCTGGTTGCTTTTTGTAACTAGAGGTGCTATATTAGTAACATAAGCATTAGTAGAGTAATTAACTACTAATTATAGTGCAAGGAAGAGGCTCCTACCAAAAGAGTCGAACTTGACGGTCCAGGGGTGGTACCCAGGGTTTGTAGTAGAAATACGCAGGCTCACATCGCACTAACCCGCGGGGATCGGTTGTACGGTTTAGAAATGGTATTTCGGTCCGTGCTTGTAGGTGTACCCAAGTCCTACCTATTTTGCTTATACTTTCTTTCCCCATTCCCAAAACTTTGATAAATACTTGTGTCTATAGAGCGAGTCGCCATACAGCGGCGGACTTATGCGGAATACCATCCGCGTAGACCTAGAACGTCAAAGGAGAAACAAAATGGGAAGACCAATTAATAAAAAACACATTGGTGATGGAGCAGGTAAAATCCAAGTAACTGCGGTTAAATTCGCGGCAGGTGGAGAAATTACTACTGAGTCACACATTGTGAATCAAAGATCAGCAAATAAATTTACTGTTACAGACGGAAGTAAAACTGAAGTATGTACACTTGTTAACAAGTCAATCGGTGGTTTAGGTGCTAGTGAATTTTGTATCAACGTTACAGACAGTGATGGTGTTACAAAACAAGTAACTAAAATGTTCAACAGAAAAATGCAACTTGAAGGAGCAACTAGACATAAATGGGCTAGAAACTCTGCAGGTGCATCTACGGCAGTTGAGAAAGTTATTTCAGGTGCTACAGCGGCAGATCCAGTTGTTATTACAGCAACAGGACACGGCTTCAGCAACGGAGATAAAGTATCTATCCGTGGCGTAGTTGGAATGGTTGAGCTTAACACTGAAACTGCATATACAGTGGCAAACAAAGCAACTAACACATTTGAATTATCAGGTGTTGACGGTAGTGGCTTTACTGCATACGGTAGTGCTGGAGTGGCAACTAAAGCGGCGGCTGAAGCTGGCGGCATTGTTGTTGACGCACAGGCATCGTAATTGAATTAATGTTGTGGGGACTTGTTCCCCACAATAGTTCAAGGAAAACACAATGGCAAAAAATTTAGTAGTAGACGGAGATTACAGAATCAAGACAGGAGATGCAGGAACCATCTTCCTTGATACTGGTACTCAGATAGGTCAAGTTTATATGACCGGTAACCTTGTCGTTAAAGGTACTACAACTCAAGTTGATGCAACAGATTTAAATTTAAAAGATAACATCATTCAAGTTAACGCAGGAGAACAGGGTGCAGGTGTAACACTTGGTACTGCTGGTATCCAGGTTGACAGAGGTAGTTTAGTTGATACACAAATTGTTTTTGATGAAAGTGTAACATGGAATGATCCTGTTACCAACACAGTAAAAACAGGTGGATTTAAACTAAGAGATACCAATGGTAGTAACATTGGATTAGAAGTTAGAAGTATTGCAACAGGAGGTGGAGACTTATTTTTAATTAACACTGGAACAGGTGTTATTAGTGTAAGTGGAACTAACCAATACGAAAATCAAATTACTGATGACGATGACATACCAAATAAAAAATATGTTGACGTGCAAATTGCGGCACAGGTTGCCGCGGCAGACTTCCAAAAGATTAGAGATGGAAGTTCAAGTTTTACACAGGTAGTTGTAGCTGACTTTGAAACTACAAGTAATCCAAGTGTAGCGGCAATTACAGTTGATGGAAATAATCACGTAAACTTTTACGATAACAGAAGTGAACTACATGACCTAAGAATTACAGGTTCAAAAATTGAAACTACTGTAAGTAGTGCAGATCTTGTTTTATCAGCACCAGGTACAGGTTCAGTAGTTATTGACGATCAACTACAAATTTTAACAACACCTAGTCCAGATGACGCTGGTGTAGATCCTGCACAACCAACAGATGGTTTAAAGATTTATGCAAAGAGTCAAGGTGTAGGTAAAACAGGCTTATATTATGTAAATAGTAGTAATGTAAGAGACGAACTAATTAGTAAAAATAGATCATTGCTTTTAAGCATGATCTTTTAAGGATAGAAAATGGCAATAGCACAAGCGGCAATAGGAAACACAGATACAGTAGTACTAACGGTACCTGCAAGTACATCTTATGCAATTACAACTGTTATGGTTTGTAACCATGCAGGTTTCAATTCCGGCGGAACTAATGATACATCATTTGATTTACACTTTGTAAAAAGTGGACAAGCAAAGTCCAACACTAACATGGTAGTAAAAGAAATGCCAGTACCAGGTGGAGAAACATTTACATTTGATACTGAAAAAGTAGTGTTAGAAGCTGGTGATAAAGTAACTGTATTATCACAAGCACCGTTGAACTTGAGTATAACTGTAAGTTACTTAGAGGTATAATAGATGAGATATCTAAGAAGACAATCAACTAATGCTCGTGGGATCTATGGAAACAAAGATATCCGCAGAGATATCAACGGACAAGTTGTCTTAGATAGTACGGATATGATGTTAGTTCCTACAGGAACAACAGCACAAAAACTTACTAGTCCTGTAAACGGCCATATGAGATATAACACAACAACTAATGTGTTTGAAAATTATCAAGCAGGTAGTTGGGCACCTATTAGAAGATTTGAGCCAGCAAGTATTGTTATGCAAAGTTTAGGCAACGGTAACGATGTTGAAACTAAATTTGGTCCATTAAACAATGGAGACTCTTATAACCCTGCACCAGCGGCGGCACAAAATTTAATCGTATTAGTTGAAAACGTATTTCAACTTCCAACAACAAACTATACTCTAGAACAAAACCCAAGTGGTTATGCGGCAGGTTGGTATGTAGTATTTGGTACAGCAGTACCTACAGGAAAACCAGTCACAGTTCTACACAACTTTGACAAGTAATGTCCGATAACGGTATATCACACTTAGAATTTAAAAGACAACGCCAAGAGCAAAAGTTAAAACTTGCGGCTGAAAAACGTGCGGCTACAGGCAAAAGAGCTACACTTAAAAAGGGCTTAATGCCTACTATGTATCAAGCAGGTAATAACGATACATCAAAGAAAAAAGAAATCACAACAGGAACATTAAAAGCTGGCCGTCCTTGGACATAGTATTCCGATAAATATAGTATAGGAGTACAACATGGCAATAGCTAGAATTTCAGGACCATTATTAGCGGCTAATTTAAAGAGAACGCTCAGTAATCTTGCGTTCGAAACTGATCTATTATACATCGGTGCTTTAAATGGCAGAGTGGGTGTTAGAACTGATAGTCCTAATGCTGAACTTAATGTTAACGGTCAAATTAATGCTCCTACTGTTTATGCCACAAGACTAACAGGTGGTAATTTAGAATTTAGTACAACAGGTGTTAGATCCATAACAGGTGATATCATCTTAAATGCTGTTGAAAATATTAAAATTGACAGATTACAAACTACCGGTGTAAGAAATCTAGAAGTAAACGGCAACGACATAAAAACATTTCAAAACAACGATGATATTGTTTTTGATCCTAACCAAAGTGGTAAGACACATTTCTTAAAAAATACAAAAGTTACAGGTAACGCAACAGCAACTGGTAATGTTACTATTCCAGGTAATGTAACAGTTGGCGGAAACTTTGACTTAGGTAACCAAGAAACTGATACAGTTGATTTTGACTTTGTAAAATTTACACAAGATTTAGTTCCAAGAGCAACAACAGATTTATTAAACTTAGGTAGTGCTACTAAAAAGTGGAACGATATAAACAGTGGCATGGCAGACATTGGTGATATAAACATTGATACTAATGTTATAACTACAAAAACATTTAACAATAACTTTTACATTAGACCATCAGGTACTGGTGCTATTGTAGTTGAGGATTTGCGTTTTAGTGCAAATGTATTATCATCTACAGGTTCTAACGATATAGAATTTAAGCCAGGTGGAGAAGATATAAGCATCACGGTACAAGGTGCTATGAGAGTTCCGGCTGGTACAGAAGCACAAAGACCTAGCTCATATAGAGATGTAAGATACAATACTACAACTAATTTCTTTGAATTGTTTTCAACTGCATATACTCCTTTGAGAGGTATATGGAGTGAAGATAGACAAACTTATGTACTAGCAAATAACGACAATACTTTTAGTTTTGTTACAAATAATGCTACAAATACTACACTTACATCAGATGGATTAGTAACAAATAAACTAATTTCTCAGGATAATATTACTATTGATAATGCAAATATTACAAGTGCTTCAACAAACGCAAACATCAATCTTACAGCCAACGGTACAGGAACAGTTAACATAGGTGACTTAAAAATTAACGGAAGTACTATTACAAATACAGGTTCAGGGGACATGACCATGACAACACTAGGATTAGGCAACGGAGGAGTTGTTCAATTTGGTGGTACTGGTGGATTTGTTATACCAGCAGGTTCAGTTGCTGATAGACCCATTGGACAATTAGGTGCAACCAGATATAATACTGTACTAAAATACCTAGAAACTTGGGACGGTACGCAGTGGGCTAACGTATCTGGTGCTGGTGATTCTGTAACAGTTGAGTATATGGAAGAACTAGTTAATATCTATACCTTAGCACTGGGTTAATATCCAAAACGTATAAATACATATAACATAAAGCAAGACCATCTGAGGGAGAGAAGCCCGAAGACGTTTTATGGGACATACTGTGGTTAACCGGCAATGTAATTAGGTTAGAGGGACAAGATCCCCGTATTAGGAGAAACAAGTGGCTGTAGGTCGTATATCGGGTCCGCTTTTAAAGGCAAATCTTCTGCGTAATGGCGTAGATTTAGCATTTGAAACCGACCTTCTTTATCTGGATGTTAATAACAGTAGAATAGGTGTTAAGACTGCATCTCCTCAATACGATTTAGACGTCAACGGAACAACAAGATCAACAGATTTAATTACTACAGGAACATCATATATAGGTGATGTTAGAGTAAGTGGTAATACAATTACTACAGTTTCAAATACATTAAACTTAACAACTGTAGGTTCAGACAAAGTTACAGCATTAAAGACTCTTGATATTGACGATTTAAGATTTGACACAAACGTAATTTCAAGCACAGTTTCAAACTCAGACATTGAAATACTTCCACATGGTTCGGGTAAGGTTGACGTACAAGGAAATTTAGCAGTTACAGGTAATATAGATATTACAGGAAATTTAGTTGCTGATGGTGACATTACAATTTCAGGTAACGTACAGATAGGTGACGAAGCTACTGATACAATTAGTATCACAGCAGGTATTACATCAGATCTAAAACCAGATGCAACTGCAACATATAATTTAGGTACTCCAAGTAAAAAATGGAATAGCATACACTCATCAGCGGCCTACATAGACGACATAGTAATTGATAATAACATAATTCAAAATACAGTTTCAAATGCAGACTTAGAATTAAGAACAAACGGGTCAGGTTACATTATTGTAGATGACTTCTTAATGAAGAATAACAGATTAGAAACAGCTACTTCAGACATGGTATTCAATCCAGGTAGTGGTGTTGTTAATGTAAATGCTACGGGCTCGGTTAGAATACCTGCAGGTACTACAGCTCAAAGACCAAGTGTACCAGCAACAGGAATGATACGTTACAACACCACTACTTCAAAGTTTGAAGGTTATGATGGTAACTGGATTGTACTAACAGGTGTGTATGATTTAGATGCTGACACTTATATTACAGCAGAATTAACACCTGGTGCAAATGATAACACTATTAGATTTTACTCTAATGGTAACTTAATTGCAAATATTACAGAAACAGAATTTAATGTTGCTAAGATTAACGTAGATAGCATACAAATTGACGGCAACACTATTAGTACAACTACTGCAAATACAGACCTTAATTTAACACCAAACGGCACAGGCGGTGTACAAATAGATAATTTTAATATCAGCGGAAGTACTATAAATAACACTAGTAGCGGTGCTACAAGTGTGTTAGATCCAGGTACTGGATTCTTTAAAATTGAAGGTACAGATGCATTTATAGTTCCAGCTGGTACAGGTGCCCAACGTCACGCAAGTCCTATTTTAGGAATGACACGTTGGAACACAACAGATGGAAGACTAGAAATATATGATGGAACAGTATGGGACACAGTTGCAGGTAGTTCTGGAGCAGTTTCTCAAACAGATGCACAAAACATCGCATTAGAATTAGTATTAAGTTTAGGATAAAGCATGGCAACGTTTTTTAAAAATAAAGTAGTAAAGCAAGTAGGAGTAGTACCAGTAGAAATACTATCTGTTCCTGTAGGCTCCAAGGTTACTGCTATTGGTTTATCGATTGCAAACTTATTAGATGGTAATACTAGAGTTAGTATTCAAGTCAAAGACGAAACTAGTGTAACGGGATATTATGTTAAAGACGTTATGATAGCCCCGAACGCCAGTTTAAGAGCAATCAATGGAGGCGAGAAATTAGTCTTGCCGGCAACAAATGGAGTTATTATCACAGCAGATCAAAATGATGCTGTAGATGTAATTCTAAGTTATGTGGAGATCGTATAATGAGTTTTAATTACGTAGGACAAGCACCATTACAAGGTGATACAGACGAACGTTATTTCTACGCATTACGTAGAGATGATGATGGACAAATGTTTATTCAAAAAGTAGACATGGCATCTCCAACAGATTCAGCACAAATTAACAGACCAGGTGGTACTGATGGTAACTATACAGAGTTTCAATCAGGTGAGGACTTCTTTGAGGGAAGAAATCCAAACCATGTATTAGTTTTTGATAACTTACTTTACGAACAAATGCGTTGGGACGATAAAAACATTTACTATTATGTAAACAGTGAAGGCGAACTTGTTTTAAGAGTCAATACAAAATACGAATATGACAACGGTCTTTCAAGTGATCATTTAGAATTTGGTCAGAACGCAACAGGATACGCAGGGTAATGGCACAATTTAATTTAGCAAGAATACGTTATAACTGGAAAAATGTTTGGTTACCAGGTGCAACATATATCAAAGATGATATTGTTCGTAATGGTGGTAACACTTACATCTGTATGGTTGGACACGTTTCCGATCAAACAAGTTTTAAAACAGACTTAACTGCAACCCCAGGTAAGTGGTTATTAAACGCAGAAGGTTATGCTTGGAAAAACAACTGGCAAGTTAACGTAAGATATGCTGTAAATGATTTGTTCAAATACAATGGTGTAATTTATAGGGTATTAGAAGAACATCTTTCAAACTCAAACGCAACAACAGGTATCTCAGCTGACTTAGGTAAGTTACAAGCCTATGCAAAAACTCCTAACTGGAGAATAGATTGGACACCTGCAACAAGATACAGAGTAGATGATTTAGTTAAGTATGGTGGAATTTTATATCAGTGTTTAGAAGAACATACTTCATCAACTACAGTAGCAGGACTAGAACAAGATCAATCAAGATGGGACATCGTTGCAAGAAGTGACGATTGGAAATCTAATTGGACAGTAAGTACAAGATATGTAAAAGATGATCTTGTAAGATATGGAGCAACACTTTACAGATGTAACACAGGACATACTTCAGCAACAACAACTATATTAGGATTAGAACAAGATTCAGCTAAATGGGATACCGTACTTGAAGGTATAGTTTACAAAGGTGAGTGGCAAGGTAATTTAGACTCGTCAGGTATTAGATATAAAGTTGGAGATATTGTAAAATATGGTCCTACATTATGGAAATGTAAAACTGCTCACAGTTCATTAGCAAGTTTCGACGAAGCAAAATTTGACATATGGTGTCCTGGATTAGGTTATGAAGCTGTTTGGAATAGTGCGGCAGTTTACCAACCAGGTGACATTGTAATATACGGAGGATACACTTATGTATCAATGACTAATAACACATCTAGTCCTCCAAGTGTTACTGGTGTGTTCTACGAAGGTGAAAGTTTACAAGGTTTATACGACTGGGAATTAATGATAACCGGTTACCAAATGAAAGGTGAGTGGGATAATGGTACTGCTTACAGAACTGGTGACGTTGTTAGAAATAAAGGTTTTGTTTATATTGCTGTTAGAGATAGTACTGGACAACAACCAGATGCATTAGATCCAGAGTCAAGAGGATATTACGATCCAGGTTCAACTAGATCAACTGAAGGTTCAGTTAATATGTACTGGCAGTTATTGATCACTGGTATCTATTACAGAGGAGAGTGGTTAACTAGTCAAGCATACGTACTTGGAGATATTGTTGCACACAAAGGAACTACTTATAAATGTATACAAGCACACGCAGGTGATGATTCATCACTTGTTACTCCAGACTTAGATACAACAAACAGTTATTGGGTCACATACATTGGAGGTACGCCAGGTAACGTATTACAATATAGAGGTGACCTTAGAACACATGATGGCAGTAACCATACAAAATTAGCAATTGGTTCACCAGGACAAGCATTAAAAGTTGTTAATGGAACAGGTACTTGGGAAAGACTTGGAGAAGTTGCAAAAGTTTATTATGTTGCTCCAGGTGGAAAAGACGATGCAGGATTTGGATTAACAATTAGTGCTCCATTTGCCTCAATCAAATATGCAACACAATATATTTTACAAGATGAAGCCAACAGAGCTCCTGCAACAATTTTTGTTAGCACAGGACTTTATGAAGAAATTACTCCGATTAATGTACCGGCTGGAGTTGCTATTGTTGGAGATGAATTAAGAAGTACAACTGTTAAACCTAGAGTAGGTTATGAAACTCTTGATATGTTTAGAGTTAGAAATGGTTGTGGAATAAGAAACATGACACTACAAGGTATGAGTGGTGTACTAGGAAGTGCTGATAACTATGGTGCACAGGTTCCTAACACAGGTGCTTACGTGGCACTTGATCCAGGATCAGGACCAGCAGACACTAGTGTATGGATTACAAACAAATCAACTTATGTACAAAACGTTACAACAATAGGAACAGCTTGTATCGGAATGAAAATTGACGGTGCATTACACAATGGTGGTAACAAATCAATTGTTGCTAATGACTTTACACAGGTTATAACTGATGGTATTGGTATGTGGTGTAACGCAGATGGTAAGTCAGAGCTTGTATCAGTGTTTACATATTATTGTCACATTGGTTACTATTGTACAGCAGGTGGTAAGATACGTGCTACAAACGGTAACAACTCATATGGAAAATATGGATCATTTGCAGAAGGAGAACTTGCAAGTGAAACACCTATTACTTGTACATTGAACAATAGATATTATGATGCAGAAGCACCAGTTGTTTACAACAACGCAAATAAGATTTTTGGATTAGGTTACACACACGCAGGTGAGGCTTATGATGATGCAACATTTACAGTTACAGGTTCAGGTTCAGGTGTTGAAGTTGATAACGATTTCATTGAACAACGTAACGCAAGTATTTCAGAAATAAGAATGCTTGATCCAGGTGATTCAAGTTTACCTGGAGGTAGAGGACACTTAACAGGTATAAGAAACTCTGCACAAAGCGGAACTAACCTTAATATTAAGATTGCACAATCAGATGCTGAAACTACTCCTGCAAAATATGTAGGTAGAGCAATACTTACAGTAAGTAATATTTCAGCGGCAGATCCAACTAGAGTAGGTAATCCATTAGATGCACCTTACACTTATACGGGTGTTACAGGAACTTCAAACAATCCGTTTGCAACTACATCACTAATGACGTTTACTGTTGTTATTGATAACACAGGCGCCGCGTCAGTTACAGTAACCAATGGCGGTGACAGTCATAGAATTGGAGATACAATTACAATCTTAGATTCAGCATTAGGTAACTTTGGAGCGGCAAACTTAACATTCCAAGTTGGAACAATAAGTGAATCAATGCTAATCTTTATTGAAGAAGGTAAAGGTGTTGGACAATATGCAATCATAGATGAATACTTTATAACTACTAAACAAATTAACTGTATTAGACCATCAGATGGTAAACGTGGTTGGGATCATATTGTTCCAGGTACTGCTATTGAAACAAGTTTAGATGGTTCAACAACTTATAGAATTGAACCAAGAATTGAAGTTGCAAAACCAACTTATGCAACAGCATCAAACAACACAAATATTACAGACACATGGCAACCAGTTGCTGGTGGTGTTGGAACTACTATGGTAGCCTTTCCGGCAACACATTCCAACAAAGCACTTTACAGTGACGCAGGAGGATCAAGTTGGTCAGCGGCAATAGTTGATAACGATTTTGTAAGACCAACGTGTATGGTAAAATGTAAAGGTAAATTAAAATACTTTATTGCATTAGGTAATGGAACTAAAGCTAACTTATCAACAGCAGGTACAGCCTGGGGTTCAACAGCTTATAATATTACTCAACGTCCTTGGGTTGATATTGCAGAAGGACCTTTTAGTGCTACATCACATACTGTCTATGCAATAGCAGACGATTCAGATGAATTAGCAAAATCAACGACAGACGGAACATCATGGACTTATGTAAGTTCAGGTATGGGAACAGGACTAAAACATATTAGATACGGTAACGGTAAATGGATGGCTGTTAAAGCAGACGGTACCGCTTACGAAAGTATTGATAACGGAACAACTTGGACATCAACAACAAGAGTTTGTCCAACAACTTATAACGTAACAGACTTTGCATACGGTAATGGATTATTTGTAGCGGCAGTAAAACCAAACGGAACTGCTTCGTTTCCATTTAATCCTGCAACACCGTCAACAGCAATTAGTGATGGAACGTCAGCAACTACAATGACGTTTGGTTTACCTTCAACTTTTTATATTAGTGATACTAATTCTTCAGAAGGTGCCAACAATGCAACTTGGAGACCAGTAGCAAGTTCAGGTATTATTAATGAACTTGAATGGGGATTAGATTATAGCGATGGTGTTTTCTGTGCAGTTGATACAGCAGGAAATATAAGAACTTCAGATGGTGGCGATGTTTGGGTAACACAAAGTCAAATTACTCCTCCAGCTGGTGCGTTTAGACCAAAAGTAAATCCAATGACAGGTGGTGCAGGACCTAAGTTCTTAGTTATAGATTCAAGTTCTACTGCAACTGTTAACAGTATTAAGACAGGTGCTCAAGCACAAATGAGAGCAACCACAGACACAGGTAGAATTACAAAATTTGTAATGACAGAAACTGGATCAGGATATGACTCAGCTAACCCACCTGTGATACATATTCACGATACACAGAAAACACAAGAAGCTAACATTCAAGTTAGAATAAAAGATAGAGTACTTGGACAACCAATATTTAAAAACAGAGGTGCATTGTATACTAAATTTAATGCAGTAACAATCGTAGGTAACGGATTTATTGACAAGTATCAAACTGGTGGCGAAGTAATTGTTGACAACTTAACACTATTACCAAGTCCAGGAGATAACTTAAGATTTCCAAGTATCACAGATATCATTTATAAAATTGGAACAGCAACAGTTATATCAGGAACTGCTCCAAACATTAGAGCAAAAATTAGTATTGCACCAACAATGGGAATTCAAGAATCTCCAGAGCATAATGAAAGTTTAACTATTAGACAAAATTACAGTCAGGTTAGATTGACAGGACATGACTTCCTAGATATTGGTACAGGAAACTTTGCAGAAACTAGCTATCCATTACTTTACACAGAAGGTTACGGTTCAGTAAACGAACCACAACAACCACAAGAAACACAAGAGTACAATGGAGGTAGAGTATTCTACGCATCCACTGACCAAGATGGTAACTTTAGAGTTGGTGAACTATTTAAAGTTGAACAGAGTACAGGTATTGTTACAATTAACGCATCACAGTTTGATCTAGCAGGACTAGATGAATTAAGATTGGGAGCGTTTATACTTGGTGGGACAAACGCTGTAATTAGAGAATTTTCTAAGGAACAAACATTTGTTGCTAACAGTAATAGTATTGTTCCAACACAAAGGGCCGTTGCCGCATATATCCAAAGTAGGATATCAGGTGGTGGATCCAACATTGCCGCAAACGCACTAACGGCAGGAACTTGTAAATTTAGTCAGATTAACCACTTATCAAACACAGGTGGATTACCGATTAACATTCCTGTGGCCTTACACGCCACTAAAATGCCAGGTGGAACTATGGTTGCACAGGCATTTAACAATATTAACAATGATATGGGTGCTATGATGGATTCATTTGATGATCTAGAAGGATCAGATGGTTACTATAACGATAGTGGAAATGGTTATGGGGGAACGCAATAATGATAAATAACAGTAATAAGGATTTAAAACACAATGGCTGAGTTTAAACTAGGTAGAATTAGATTTGTATGGAAAGGCGCTTGGGCGGCGGCTACCTCATATTATAAAGACGATATCATCAGACACGGTGGTAGAACTTACTATTGTGCAGTAGGACACACAGCCTCTACATTATTCACAACAGACGAAGCTACAAAATGGAATTTATTTGCTGATGGTCAATCATGGCAAGGTGACTGGGTAGCAGGAACCTACTACAAACAGAACGATATTGTCAAATATGGTGGTTATCTATATGTTGCCAACACGGCTCACACAGCAGAAGCTGATGGTGGAAGTGCTGGTAAACTAGAAACTGATCAAGCTAAATGGGATTTATTCGCAGAAGGCTTTGATTGGAAAAATATATGGACAGTAGCTACACAATATAAAGTAAATGATTTAGTTAAGTATGGTGGAACAGTTTATCTTTGTACAACTGCACATACTTCAAGTGCAACTTTTGCCTCAGACGCAGATGGACTAGAAGCAGATCAAGCCAAGTGGGATGTCTTTTCAAAAGGCATAGACTGGAAAACAGATTGGACAGTTGCAACAAAATACAGAGTTAACGATACAGTACGTTACGGTGGACAACTTTATATTTGTAACGAAGGACACTTATCATCAGCAACAGTAAGTTTAGGACTTGAAGCTGATCAAAGTAAATGGGATTACGCACACAAAGGTATTGAATATAAATCAGTACACGCAACAGCAACAAGATATAAAGTTAATGACGTTGTTAAGTATGGTGGCGGTTTATGGATTGCTACAAGAGAACACACATCAGGTGGAACTAACCTAGCAGATGACAATGCAGTAACAGGAGTTGCGGCAACTGTAAATTCAATTAGTGCCGCAGATGCAACAAGAACAGCAGGAACTTACAAAGACGTTGGAGGTTCAAGTGGTGGATCAGGTACAGGACAAAGATTTACAATCGTAATTGATGGTTCAGGTGCGGCAAGTGTCACAATAACTAATGGTGGTTCAGGACACTCAGCATCAGATACAATTACAGTAACGCCAGGATTTATTGGAGGCACAGGAGCTTCTTTAACTTTTAATATTGCAACAGTAACACAAACAACTAACTGGTCACAATTTGTTCCAGGATTAGAGTTTGAAGATTCATGGGCAAGTACAACAAGTTATCAACCAGGTGACTTTGTAACTTACGGTGGTTACTCTTATATTGCAAAAACAAATCATACAAATGTTGTTCCATATAACAATGCGGCAACTTGGGATTTATTTACAACAGGATTTAGTTTAAAAGGTGACTATGCAAATGCTACAGCGGCAGTTAACGGTACAACTTCAAACTCAACTGCATTAGTAGTTGACGGCAACGTTGGCACTATTGTTCAAGGCATGGTTGTAACTGGAACAGGTGTTTCAGGTGTAGTTACAGTAACAACAGTTACAGATCAAAATAATTTAGTATTAAGTTCAGCACAAAGTTTAACTAACGATGTTGCTTTATCTTTCAACACAGCATACAAAACAGGTGATGTTGTTAGAGTTGGTGGTTACACTTATCTTGCTATAGCAGATACAACAGGTAACAGACCACCAAATGCAAGTTACTGGGAAAAACTTAACGAAGGTATTAACTGGAAAAATACTTGGACTAACGGAACTTACTATGATGTAGGTGATGCTGTTAGAGGTATTAACAATGTTAACTCATATATTTGTGTTACGGCACACACAGCTGATCAAGTTTCTGCACAAAACAGACCAGATCAAGATGTTGATGGTAGCGAATGGAAATTAATTTCAGGTGGTGCTGAATCAGGCAACTTAACAACTGCTGGTGATTTAGTTTACTACGGTGGATCAGGTCCAACTAGATTACCAATTGGTATTGCAGGACAGGTATTAAAAGTAAATGACGCCGGTAATGCTCCTGAATGGAGTTACTTTGGTCAAGTAGATCAAGTTTACTACGTAGGTAAAGGTGGCGGAGATTATGCGGCACCAGGATACGGTGTTACTATTGACAAACCTTGGAAAACTATTAGACACGGACTACGTGAAATTAAGATGGGTCCAAGAAATCCAATCGTAGCAGATATTTTAATTAGAAATAAACAGTTTATACAAGTTGAAGCAGGTAAAGAATATCCAGCTTACCAAATTGCAAACGCAGGTGGTAGTGGTATATGGAATGGCTTTAGTTTTGATAATGCAAAATGTCAAAGAGACATTGGATTAATCACAGATGCAATTATTTGGGATTTGAAACATGGTGGTAACGAACGTTCAAGAGAGATGGCACAGTCATACTTTAGTACAGCAGGTGCTAGTTACGTTTCAGGACAAGAAGCAAATACAGTAGAAGTTATTAATTACGCAAACACAATGATGCAAAGAATTGTACAGAACTTAACTGTTACAACTAACTATCAAGCACTAAACTCTGCGTCAAATGTTGTTACACAATACACTTCAGCATTGACTCCAGAATCAGGTGTTACTACACACATAACAACTTTAATTGGAATCATTACAGAAGTTATTACAGCAGGAAACTTAACAGGTTTAGATGCTAAAATTAAACCAAACACAACATTGTTTGTTAAAACAGGACAATACACAGAAGTACTTCCGTTGATTGTTCCAGCGGATTGTGCCGTTGTTGGTGACGAATTACGTTCAACTGATATTGGATTATACGCAACAGGTACTACACTAGCCAATGATGCTACACTTACAATGGCTTCATTAACTAGATTAAAAGCTATCATGAGTGATTTAATTTTAAATAATGCAATTACAAAAACACCAGCAGGTGCAATGGTTAAAGTTGATACATTTGGTGCCGCTGATGCAAGTAGAACAGCAGGAACATATACAGGTGTAGCAGGTGCAAGTGCAGGTTCAGGTACAGTAGGAACATTTAACGTTACTGTTGATGCTTCAACTGGTAATGTTTCAAACGTAGATATTATAACAGGTGGATCAGGACACGCAGTTAACGACACTATTACTATTCAAGATAGTGCATTAGGTGGCGGTGGTGCGGCTAACTTTACATTTGATGTTGCTGAAATTGCCACAGGTAATACACAAACACAAAATACAAACCATCCGGTAGGAGATGCAACAGCAGTTACATCTACAACTAATTTAATTGATGATATTAGTAACAAAATTAATTATGGTGTAAATGGTGCAGGTTCAGATGTTACGGTAACAGGGCAGACTACAACAAATGCTAGAGCAGGTGATGTATATGCTAGAGGAAGAATTTATGCTAACTTAGACTTTTTACTTTATGAAGGTCAAGAATATATTAAAGCAAACAATACAAAAATGTATATGGAGAAAGAAGCAACTTATGGTTCTACTCACGATGCAAAATGTAGAGATGACTTAAAACGTTACATAGACGCAATCCTTTGGGATTTAGAAAACTATGGAAACTATATGTCCGTACTAGCGGCAAGATACTTAATAAATGCTATTAACGGATCAACTACAGAAGATATGTTCTACATGGAAAATGGTACTGGTTTAAGAAACTGTACTGTTAGAGGATTAACAGGAACATTAGGTAGTGCAAACTCATATGGAACTAAACGTCCAACAGCAGGTGCTTTTGTTTCACTTAACCCAAGTTGGGGACCAGCAGACACAAGAGCTTGGATATCAACACGTTCACCATACGTACAAAACGTAACAACTTTTGGTACAAAATGTATTGGAATGAAAGTTGATGGCGATATACACGCAGGTGGTAACGATTCTATCGTTGCTAACGACTTTACACAAATTTTAGATCAAGGTATTGGTGCTTGGGTAACTAACCTAGGTAGAGCAGAGCTTGTTTCCGTGTTCTCATACTACGGACACATTGGATACCTTTCAGAAAACGGCGGAAAAATTAGAGGAACTAATGGTAACTCATCATATGGTGACTTTGGTTGTGTTGCAGAAGGTGTTGACTTAACTGAAACACCAATTGAAGCTTTCGTTGATAACAGATCATTTGATGCACTAATAGGTGCAACTATAACAGATAACAATAATATTATTGCACTAGAATACCAGAACGCAGGAAGAGATTACAACGTATCTACAACAGCATTTAGTTTAAGTGGAGACGGTTATGGTGTTACAGGTTTAACTCCAGTTATTAATACTGGTGGCTTAATGGAAGTTAGAATGACAGGTGATAGCACAACATTTGGTGGTGCTGATTACAAATTTGCAACTAACACTCCACAGGCAGGTACAGCAACACAGATTACTTTATCCAACACTGATACAGCCTTAAGTGCGGCGTATGTTGGAATGGCTGTATTCATTACAGGCGGTAAGGGTGCTGGACAATATGGTTATATTGACACATACAACGCAGGTACAAAAGTTGCGACAATTAAAAAATATTCAGATAACACAGCAGGTTGGAATCAGATTGTAAGTGGTAGAGCTATTGAAAGTGCTTTAGACAACACAACAGTTTATAGTGTTGAGCCTAGAGTTAACGTAACTGCTCCACAAAACGATGGATCAACTGCGGTAGAAACTGCATTATGTAGAGCCAAAGTTGCAGATGGAAAAATTAGTGAAGTAAGAATTATCCATCCAGGTAAATCTTACACAGCGGCTCCAACAGTAACATTTACAGATCCAAACAATACAGCAGATGCTCCATTAGAAACATTTATTGGAGACGGTGTATTAGCTCAACCTTCATTTACTTCAAGAGGTACAGGCTTTACAACTTTAAGTGCTACAGTGACAGACGCAGGTACAGTAAAAGATATTACAGGTGTTAGCTATACTGCTAATCCTTATGCAAAAGTATTGTTAACTGCAAACAAAGAATATATTAAAGACGAAACAGTTGCTTGGATTAATAGCCAAGTTACTAATAACCCAACATCAACTACTTGGGGTGGATTTATTTACGATCAAGTTAAGTGTGAAAGAGACACAGGGTTAATTATTGATGCTATGTTACACGATCTTGAATTTGGTGGAACTAGAGAAACAATTAAAGCGGCTAAGGCTTATTGGATTGGAACACAATCTCAAGTACTTGGACAACAAACACAAACAGTATTGTCATTGTTACAAACAAAAGTAATTATTAATGATTATGTAATGGATAATACTTCTTACAGTTCTTTACAGTCAGTAACTTCACAAACTACAAACAGTAACAACGGTGAAGCGGCGGCACAAACTAAAGTTGCAGAATTATTTGATATTATTACAGAAGTAATTAACAACGGACTTGGTGCAGTTCCAACTAATGGTGGAACAGGTGTTGTTAATATCACAGTTGCAACACATAACATTTTAGAAAGAACTAAAATTAGAATTACAGAAGTTGGTGGTACAACAACACTTAACTCAAACGAATATTATGTTAAAGTTGTTGATGCAAATACTTTACAACTTTATATTGATAAAGATTTATTATTCCCAGCAGTATTAACTACAGGATCAGCTTATAGTTCCGGTGGTAAAGTTACTTTTGGTGCTGGTTACAGAGATGCAAAACAGTCAGGAAAATATGTACAGGTAGAAGGTATGTTAAGTGTACCACAAGCTGGAGCAAACGTTGTATTCTCAAGTTTACCAAGTAAATTTTTCAAACTTGTTAGTGTAACAAACTTAACAGGTTCAGGACCATATGCGGCATTATTACAAGTTTCGCCAGATGTGGCAATTGACGAATCACCAGTACATGGTGACAAAGTTGAAATGAGAATTAGATATTCACAGGTACGTTTAACAGGACATGACTTCCTAGATATTGGTACAGGTGGATTTACTACAACAAATTATCCTGGAACACCAACTATACCATCAGATCAAAATGATGAAGCAGTTGTTGGTGGTGGTGGAAGAGTGTTCTTTACATCAACAGACCAAGATGGTAACTTTAGAGTTGGTGGATTGTTCAACGTTGAACAGGCAACTGGTATTGCTACCCTAAATGCTGATGCATTTAGTATTTCAGGATTACAAGAACTACAGCTTGGTAGCGTTGCACTTGGTGGTACGGGTGCTACAATTAACGAGTTTAGTACAGACGGTACATTTACAGCAAATAGTGACAGCATTGTCCCAACACAGAAGGCAATTAAGACATATATTACCTCCCAAATTGGTGGTGGTGCTTCAGAATTGAACGTAAATACAGTCACAGCAGGTGTAGTACATATTAGCGGAAACACAATCACAACAACGACTGCGGTTCCGATAAATATAACTGCAACTATGAACTTTACTGGTGGTATAAGTGGATCACCGGTAGCGATGCAACAATTTATATTGAGTTAAAGGAGAAACAATATGGCCACAGGAAGACTAGGACACGCAGATTTGGCGGCGGCTACGAATACTTCTCTTTACACAGTACCAGCTAACAATTTCGCGATTGCTACTGTATCTGTATGTAACAGAGGTAACGCGGCTGTGTCAATTAGATTAGCGGTCGCAAGTGCTGGGTCACCAGCAAATAGCGAATACATCGAATATGACGTAGAGCTTTTACCCAAAGGGGTATTAGAAAGATCAGGAATTGCAATGGCGGCAGGGCAAATTCTGGTAGTATATAGTAGTGCCGCGAACGTAAGTGCAGTAGCGATGGGCATTGAAACATCAACTGCATAATGATAAATACATAAAAGGAAGATAAAATGGGAAGATATATATCAACAACTGGAACTGCAAGTAGTGTTATTCGTAACGTTTCTACTACTTTTTCCGCTACAGTTAATGATCGTATTCTTGCTAACTCATCAGGTGGAACGTTTACAATAACTCTTCCACTAAACAGCACTTTGCTTGTTAATGATGTAGTCCAAATCGTAGATGTAACAGGTTCGTTTAATACAAATAACGTAACACTGGGCAGAAATGGTAGCAAAATACAGAATTTGACAGAGGATTTGGTGCTAGACATTAACAATATTGCTGTAACAATGATTTATACTGGTTCAACTTACGGTTGGATCATTTCAGGAACGTAAGAGAGGAAACAAATTATGGCAAACCTCAGAGTTTTGATGGGAGATCAGGTAGAAGGTGCTTCAGTACCTACAAAGTATTTCTATGTTTATAATAACAATAGAGGTATTAACAACGGTGGATGCTGTTGTAACTGGACAGTACCGGCTAACATTAAAAACGTAACATTTGAATTATGGGGAGCAGGCGCGGCAGGAGCCGGGTCATGTTGCTGTATGTGGTCATCACAGAATGCGGGAGGCGGATCCTATGCAATTAGATCACACTCAGTGGTCGCTGGATGTACTTTTACGATTTGTGCGGCAGGTAACGGAAACTGTTGCGAAAGAGATTGTTTGGGATACGATGGATCAACTAGTTTTGTAACTGGTTCAGGTATTTCAACAACGTGTGCTAGAGGTGGATGTACAGGAAGAACAAACTGTCATGCTCACTATGCCTACAACTGTTGCTTTGGTTGTTCTTGTATTGCAGGAGGAACACAAGGTGACTTTAGATTAGGACACTCTAGAAACCAACCACTACAAACTCACTATTGTCACAACCAAATGTGGGATTATGTTAGTGGGCCACCAAAAGGTGGTATGACAAGACACGGCAAGGATTACTGCGGTAAGCCAATGACGTGTTCGGGTTGTGGATGGGGATGTGCCCAACCATATCCAGGAGATGCAGGATTCAACGGAACATCATGTGGTGGACCGTGTTGTTGGGGTCACTGGGGATCCGGAGGAATGGTCAAGGTATCATACAGTTAAGAAACATATGACTAAATACAAAGGAAGAGAATAAAATGGCAACAGAAATTACAAAAACATTTACATATGATATCCCCGACGAGTATTTGGCTCAAACAAACTCGAACGGAGATACCGCTACAGCTACATATACAGGACCGGACAAATTGTACGTGTTCGTAGATGAAGCTACAAACAAGAATACAGAAGCTCAGCAACCACCTGATGAAGATTTTCATTACAATCCAAGTACAGACACAGCACCAGATGGTGAACGTGTTGTTACTTTAGATTGTGCGGGTGCTGATACTTTAATGTGTGCTATATTTTTACCACACACAATAACTTTAACACAATCACAGGTTACAGTTGCACTACCAGAAGGTTATGGAAACTATCAAAATCCGTGGCCACCATATCCAGATCACGCATATGAAAGAACACTTTCAGTACATGACGAAGCATCAGGAAATTGGACATTGACTTGGAAGCAACCTTGGCAAACTTGGGCAACATTAATTCAGTTAAGAAATGATAGATTAGATGCTACTGATTCAAAAGTATCTTCAGATAGCCCAGATGCAATTAAAAATCCTTGGATTGAGTTTAGACAAAAATTAAGAGACCTTCCTGTAACATGGAAAAAAGGTGAATCAGATGAATATGCTCCACACATGGTTAAGTTTCCAGAAGAACCAGTTGTTGGAGGATTTGCTGAACCACCCGCTGACGATGGCGTAGGAATAGGATAATAGGAGAGTAGTTAATGTCTGCATTAAGAACTTTACTTCAATTAGGCGGAAACGAAACCGCATTAACGTTGCGTACTATCTATGTGTATCATACATCAATGGATACTACACGTAACAGTAACCCAGGTTGCTGTTGTTTATGGACTGCTAGTGCAGACGTTAAATGGGCCGCATTTGAAACATGGGGTGCAGGTGGAGACGGTGGCGGAGGCTGTTGTTGTATGGCAGGTTTCCCAGGAGGCTCAGGTTCCTATGGAAGAAAAATTGGAGAAATTACACCAGGTGCGGCATTTACCCTTTGTGCAGGGTCGGCAGGTTGCTGTCGTCCAGTAATGGGTTGTCCAGGTTGTGGTAGTTATGCTTGTTCGGCAACAGGATGTTGTGACGGAAGTTATTTCTGTTTATGTTCATCAGGTGGCGGATATGGTTGTGCTACTTGTGGATTTGGAACTGCATGGGGTGGACATTGTGGATGTCCTAACTACGTATGTGGTTGTGTAAAAGGAGCAGATTTTAGTATTTGTGGTTTCAACGGTGGTGGAGCAGGAACATCTATGTGTTCTAGTTCATCATGGGAGAACATGACATCAGCACCATACGGTGGACAAAGTGCTAGAATGTCAAGAGATAATTGTTATAAAACACACGGTCGTGATAGTGATGGACCAGCTGACTTCCCAGGAGGAGGTGGTGGTACACTACACACTCACAACGGTACTTGTTACTGTGGTGGACCGGGAGCGGGCGGATTAGTAGTTGTTTACTATCAATCCGACGTAGGATAAGAGGAGTATAAAATATGTCAAGTTTAAGATCTTTTGTACCAGGTTACGATACGGGTGTTAAGGCTCCTCAAGCATTTACAGTAAGTTATGCTTGGAGTTATGATCATAACGAAGCGTGGCCAAGACAAGCTAGAGGCGTTCCACCAACATCAAGATTTTGTTGTAACAACAACGGCGGTAAATGTTGTTTATTTACAGTTCCGTCAGGATCTAGTTTTGCAGTATTTGAAATGTGGGGCGGCGGTGCTTCAGGAACTGGAGGATGTTGCTGTATGCAGGGTTATCCAGGAGATGGTGGCTCTTACGCAATTAAATCAACAACAGTAGCGGCAGGTGATACTTTCACAATTTGTGCAGGTAGATCAGGTTGCTGTTTATACGCAGGTAATAACTATGCAGGACATAACAGTTTTGTTATGGGAACTCCATCAGGACAATCATGTTTCTGTGCAGTAGCTTGTGGTGGATACTGTTCTAACTGTACTCACTGTCATGGTTACTTTGGATGTTATGGTTGTTGCATGAGTTGTTACAACTGTCAATCACAACCAAATAACGTTGACTTTGGTATAGCAAGTTACACAGGATCTTCACAAAGATCACAGCATTGTGGAGACAGAGGATTACAATTTACACCGGTTGCGCCAATGGCACAATCAGGACCAAGAATAGGACCAAACGGTTGTTGTACACGTGGAGGTGATCAATTTGGATCATGGCCAGGTGGAGGTGGAGTACACGGATCACCATACGGTGGTGGATGTTGTTGTGGATCACCAGGCGCCGAAGGTGCTGTTTATGTGGTATACTACTAGGATATAATTATGGGACACGGATTAGACGCACAAAACAGAAATAACGAAGTTGAAGTTCAGTTTTCATATGATATGCCAGACGCATATTTGTATCAAACTACAACTGAAGGTAAAGTAGGTACTTGGACTTATAAAGGCCCTAGAGAAATGTGGGTGTTTATGAGAAAAGTAGACAACAAACGTTCAGGTGAAGTTAGATATGGATACGAAATTGAAAATGACTTTGTACCAGCGGCTCACGAGTATATGGTTAAAGTTAACTGTGAAGAAAATCCTTTGCTTTGCGAACTAATGGAAGTACACCAAGATACTTTAATGTTAGAAGGTAGAGAACACATAACAGAAACGTTACCACAAAAAGATATTAACGGTAATTACTTTAAGCACATTGAGCCTAAAGTTCCTACTCCAGATCATACATATGACAGAGATGAAATTACTTATGATCCAATTAAAAAAGAATGGAACACACCATATCCTTTCTTAAAGCCACACGTAGGTTGGGATGAAATTAAACGTACAAGATGGTCACAACTTTCTTGGTCAGATTCACACGTATCAGATGATATGCCAGAATCTTTAGCAAATAAATGGAAACAGTTTAGACAAGAATTAAGAGATTTACCAGAACTTTATGGTGCTTGTTGGACACCTACTATTACAGCAGGTGGAACAGGTTATTCAGTAGGCGACCACTTATTAGTTGATGCTACTGTATTAGGTTATAGTGCAGATCAAATTGGTACAATGGATGATTTATCAGCACCAATGGGACAAAGACCAGGTTTTGATTTTGAAGCAGATCCAAATGATGGAGAAGCATGGAAACCAGATGCAACAGCTGACGCAGTAAACGGATCATTAGACGTAAACATTATTGTTACAAGCATTGGACAAGACGGTGCTATTACAGGTGTAAGAACACGTAACGCCTTTAACGCCAGACACATGAAAGAAGCTAAAGTAATTAATAATGTAGCTTATACTATTGTTAAAACAGGTGACAGTTCTACAACAGGAACTGGTGCTACTTTTAAATTAGAAAAGAAAGCACGTATTGAACCTTGGAAAGTTAGACTTCCACAATCACCAAAAGCATTACAACCAGGTATTTGGGGCGAAAACGATCAGTTCCCAGGACAAACAGGACGTTATGGTGCGGCTGTAAACGGTATGGACGCAACATCTACACTAGGTGATAACGTTCCAGATGGTACAGCAGAAGCAAACAGAGATAATCCTAACGATGGTTGGTTGATGGAACACACATATCACCCTGCAACAGGACACTTTATTCCACCAGAAATGGACGGAAACTATTTTGGTACAGATCTAAACAGATTAGGTTTAAGCACAGACGGTACTCCATTTGATGATGGAGCGGCAGATGGGCTACCTGCGGCGCCTACAGACGCTAAAGGCAAGACTAGAATAGCTGGTACTATTACAGCCAGAAAACAAACTTCCTAATATAATTCCTTTTAAATAACTGCATAGTGCTATTAAGATGTAGCACATAATTACGCACAGATTAAAAGGATGATAAATGTCAACAGATAAAAGAAACTCAGCTATTTTTATTAATGGCGGTGCCGGACGAGTAATAGCATCTATCCCTGCTCTAGAAAAATTTCAAGAAGAAAATCCAGATGACGATTTTGTAATTGTTTGCGAAGGTGGAACTGATTTCTTTAAAGGACATAAATCCTTATATGCTAGAGTATATGATCACTGGCATAAAGGTTTATTTCAAGATAAACTAAAAGAACGTGAACTAATTACACCTGAACCATATAGGGTTTGGGAATACTATAATCAGAAATGTTCTATTGCACAGGCATACGATATTGCTATTAACAACAAAGGACTAAGAACACTACAAAAGCCTAGGATTACATTAAACAAAGAAGAAATGATCTTTGGTAAAAAACTTGTAGATGAAGTTAAAGAAAAAACTAAAAAAGATAAGGTAGTAGTATTTCAACCATTTGGTAGAACAACACAACACGAAAACGGTATGATTTCAGATTACAGTGGTAGAAGTTTTGAAGCTGAAAATTCAGTTAATATTGTTAAAAAACTTTCTAAAAAATATGGCGTAATTCATATGGCAGAGTTTGGCATTGACTTTGCTAAACATGGAATAAAAGATGCAGTAGCAAGTCCTATGGGAGCAGACTTAAGACATTGGTGCGGTATTATTTCAAATGCAGATTACTTTTTAGGCTGTGACAGTTCAGGACAACATATGGTCCATGCATTAGATAAAAAATGTACAGTAGTTATTGGATCAACTTTTCCTATTAATGTTTCTTATCCAGACGATGAAAACTTTGACATCTTAGATATGGGTGAAGGTGCAAGAACTTACTCACCTATCAGGGTTACAACTGATGAATATGCTGATAGAACCAACGATGGTGTTATGGCAATGAATGATAAAGTTGAAACAATTATCATTGAGTCAGTTACTAACGGACTAACTGGAAAAGAAAGAATAGGTCACAAGTATAAAGAAGATTAATGTCTAGGCTGTTTACATTTGGCTGTTCATACACTTCTTGGAACTGGCCTACATGGGCAGACTTACTAGGCTTAGACTTTGAAGAACATCAAAACTGGGGTCATGCTGGTTTAGGAAATCGTGCAATAGCTGAACGTGTTTCCGAATGTAACATAAAAAATAAGTTTACATCTACAGACAAAGTAATAGTACAATGGTCAAGTCATTTAAGATATGATTGGCTTAACTTTAATCATGATGAACCTTGGCAAACAAAAGGTAGTATATTCAGTTACCAGAATGAAAAAGTTTTTGATAAGAAATGGATAGAAACTTTTTATGATGAAAAGGCTTTATTTTTACACACATTACATAACATAGAATTAACAAAAGGATTGTTAGAATCAACAGGTTGTGAATTTCATTTTACAAGCATAAGTGATATTAATACACTAGGTACTGATATTCCACATCAAAAAGGACATGGAGAAAATTTAAGAAATACTCCACAACTTGCAAATGCTTTTGAAGAATATAGTTTACAAGATTACAAGCATATACTTAAAGGAGATCATTGGTTAGAACCATTAGGTATTCATGCTTGGAATAGACCAGATTTAAGTTGGTGGTTTGAAGAAGATAATGGAGATAAGTGGTTAGAACTACATCCTAGTCCAGAACAACATTTAAGTTGGGTACATCAATACAATCAGAACCTAACTGTTGAACAAGAAAATTTGATAGATACTACTAACAATGCAAAGACTAATGATTATAAAGAAACTATTGCAAACATTACTAAAACAGTAAATTGGAATAGAGATTATAGAGGATTTTAAATGAAAAAGAAGCCAGTTTGGATTGCCGGAATTGCAAGGGGACACAATGCAGGTGTTTGTCTTTTAAAAGATGGTGAGATAGTATTTGCAATAGAAGAAGAAAGACTTACACGTCAGAAATATGATGGTGGTCCTTATGCTTCTATGATGAAAATTTTAGAATACACAGACAAACTAGATTTCTTATGTGTTGCACACACACAAAATTTACAAAGAACAGCAGGTAGAGTAGACTTTAGTGGAGATGATGTTTACACAGGACTTGCACGTAAGATGGGATTAATAAGTAGAAAGCCTTATAACCCAGAAGAAAATCACCCACAAGTAATTGACATGAGTCATATACATCATAAGTTACACGCCGCGACAGCCTTTTATAGATCAGGATTTAGTGATGCAGTAGCAGTTATTGTTGATGGTGCAGGTACGTTTATAGATTTAGCTACTAACCAAGGTGAACCACAAACTGTTTGGGAAACAGAAACAATATATGATTGTGCATATCCAGATAATTTTAAAACACTTTACAAACACCTAGGTACTAACGGTCCTATGGTTACGCAATACTTAAAAGATATGTCAAGTGAGTTATATGATGAACCTAAAGAATGGACACACGATGTTTTACTTACTGAAAATGCAGGTATAGTAAAAACTTATGAGGCAGTAACAGAATACTGTGGCTTTAGCTTTATTGAAGCAGGTAAAACAATGGGATTATTTCCATATGGTAGACGTGCTAATATTAAACTATTTAGAAATGATACTATGTGGCCTATATCAGATAGACAAATGATTATACCTACATATCCAAACGGTGCTCATGTAAACTATAACTTCTTTCAAGAACTTGTAGATCATGATAATGAAGATGTAAGCAAATTAGAAAACAGAAGGAATTTAGCTTATGCTGTACAAACAGAAACACAAAATCAAGTTGTTAAACTTATTAAACGTGCAGTTGAAATGTCCGGTAAGAATAAAGTTGTTATTAGTGGCGGCTACGGTCTTAATTGTGTAGCAAACTATGAATATTTAGATCAACTTAAAGATGAAAATATTGAAATATATGTTGAGCCAGTAAGTAATGATGCAGGTACGGCCATGGGTGCGGCAATGTTAATGCATAGAAGACTTACAAAAGATAATAAAGTACAAGAACAGCAAGATACGTTATATGAAGGTCCTGCTTATTGTTATTCAGATGATGACATTAATAAAGTTGTAGAAAAATATAATGCAACAGTTGAAGAAGCAGATGATAAAAAAGTAGTTGACATACTAGCAGATAGAAAAATTTGTACAATCTTCCAGGGTCGTTCAGAGAACGGTCCACGTGCATTAGGTAATAGAACTATCATGTATGACCCAAGTGATCCTAATGGTAAAGATCACGTTAACCTTATAAAACGTAGAGAATACTTTAGACCTTTTGCAGGTAGTATACTTGAAGAAGATGTACATGAATGGTTTGATTTACGTGGTATGAAAAGTTCACCAACAATGATGTATGCTGTAAACTGTCAAGAAGGTATTGCAGAAAAGATTCCAAGCATTATACACGTTGACGGAACTTGTAGAATACAAACAGTTAGTGAAAAACAAAATCCTCATTACTATAATTTAATTAAAGCCTGGAAAGAAAAAACAGGATTATCGATTATTTTCAATACAAGTTTTAATTTAGGTGGAGAACCATTAGTAGAAACATTAGATGATGCTGTACGTACATTGAAACACAGCGACATTGAATACTTGTACTTGCCTGAATATAAAAAACTTGTTACATTGAAAAATGACGGCTAATTTTACACAATACTTCGACACAAAAATATACTGGACAGATGAAATAGACGGTTGTGGTAACACCATGATTGATGACTTCCTTGATGCAACCAGTTTTATTACAGAAGATAAAACATTTTACAATGCATTAGAATGGTGTAGTGGTCCAGGGTTTTGGGGATTTGGTTTATTAGGTACAGATAAAACAGAAAAGATTACTTTATCAGATGTATGGGAACCAAACAAACCAGCAGTACTACAAACAATACTAGAAAATAACTTAGATCAAAAAGCACATTTCGTTCTAAGTGATAATTTTAAGTCAATTCCCGAGCAAACATTTGACCTAATTGTTGCTAATCCTCCACATTTCAATGGTGACCCGTATGTTGCACACTACGATGAGCCAAGGAAATATAAAGATTTAGACTGGTCTATACACAAAAACTTCTTTGATAATGTAGGAAACTACTTAACACAAGATGGAGTAATCATACTTGCTGAAAATGTATGGGGATCAAATCCTGATACGTTTAAAGATATGATTACAAAGAATAATCTAAAAATAACACATCATTTTCCTTCAAAGCAGTATCCGTTAGATATGTGGTATTTAGGAATCGCGAGAGAATCCGCGGAGCGGTAAAACGCAAATTTAATGCCGCGAAGCGGTAAAAAGCGGTAATATGCTTTTGAACAGAAGCCGCTACTAATTGAATAAATACTACAAAGAGGATGTTTAATGGCGTTTGATATCAGTAAGTTTTTCCGTAAAGGGCAAAACAACACAATAGAATTTAGAGGCGGTAGTAACCTAAGTTACGCCGGTCCTTCTTCTACACTTGTAGAAAATGGGACCGAATTAGACCGTTGGTATGTTGGTTCGTATTTCGGCGTAGAATACACTATAGCCTGTGATGTGAACTCAGCACGTAAAGAGATCATTAAATGCCTATGTACAGCAAGTACAAGCACAGCAAACATAGTAATATACGGTAGAAGTAACCTAGGTAATGATTTATTACAGCTAGAAGTTGAAGTAACAGATGCTTACTTTAAACTTATGGCATATCCTAGAGTACAAGATGATTCAACTAGTATAGAAGGTGCAAAAATCATACATAGTGCTAACTATTATGCAACACTAAATGAGCCAGGACCTGTTATTGCAGGATCAAGTTCAAGTGCATATTCACCAACTTACACATTATCAAGATCTACTTCACAAGCAAATGAAGGACAATCATTTAGCATAACACTTATTACAACAAATGTCAATGCAGGTACAACTGTTCCATTTACAATTACTGGAGTACAGAGTGCAGACATTGGAGGAGCAAACCTAACAGGAAACTTCATAACTGGAACAACAGATACATTTACGTATCCAGTTACATCAGACCTTTCAACAGAAGGTGCAGAAACATTTACAATGACACTTGACAATGATCCAGGTGGAACTACAACAAGTGCGGCTGTTCTGTTTAACGATACTTCACAGACTCCTGCTATTTCATACACATTGACTTCTAACTTATCAAATGTTAATGAGGGAGATACATTTAGAATTACACTTACAACAGGAAACGTTGATCCGGGTGTTACACTAGATTACACAGTAACAGGTGTTACTGCGGCTGACCTAACAACAGGATCACTAACAGGAAGTTTCGTTGTAGGTACAACAGATTATTTTGACTTTACACTTGCTGAAGATACAACAACTGAAGGTGTTGAAAGTTTTAACATACAGTTGAACAACGGACAAGCAACTGCACAGGTACAAATTGCAGATACTTCACAAGCGGCGGCTGTGTCAAGTTACAGCTTGGGTCGTTCTGTTCCAACAGTTAATGAAGGTGGTAACTTTACAATTACACTTACAACTGAGAATGTTGCAAATGGTACAAGTTTACCTTACACAATTACAGGTGTAACAAGTTCAGATATTAACGGAGCGTCATTGACTGGAGACTTTATTGTTGGCTCACAGGAAACATTAAACGTTACTGTGTCATCAGACTTAACAACAGAAGGTTCAGAAGTTTTCCAACTTGCATTGGATAACGGTGAAGCTACTGTAGGCGTAACCATTGCTGATACATCAATAACTCCAGGTAACAACTATACGATCACGGTTGGTAACGCAGGTTCAGGATCATACACATTATCAGGTACAGATAGAAATGGTAGTGTAAGTGGAAACAACGCACAGATTAATCTAAATGTTAATGACAACTTAACATTAACAATGAATGCGGCAGGGCATCCATTGTATATTAAATCAACAAACGCAACAGGTACAGGTAATCAGGTTACAACACCAGCGGCAGTAGGCCAAGGTGCTTCTAGCTCAGGTAATATTACTTGGACACCTAATACAGCAGGTACATATCACTATAACTGTCAATACCATAGTAGTATGCACGGCTTGATAGTGGTAAGTTAAATGCAGATAAATACAAGAGGAGAAACACATGGCAGTTGTTAAGTCACCTTTTGAGGCACAACACGGATTTAAATCTAACGGATTTTTAGTAGATGATCAGGGTAACGTAACTTTACGTAGTGTAACCTATACGGTTACGGAAGAAGCAACTGATGTATCAGGTGATTACGTTGTAAGAGATGCTGGTGGTAACTTTACATTTGACGGAGAATTTGAAGCTGACGGTGTAACATTAAAACTTAATCCTGGCGTAACATTAACCAGAGGTAGTGCATACGTATTCAACTTAATTTTAAGAAGCACAAACCAAGCAGGTCAAACTCTTGGTAATAATAGTTTCAATGTTTTCCAATCAGATGGAGTAGGTTATACAACTTATGACACGGGGATGTCACATCTAAGTACGGATCAGACAACCAAGAAAGAAACTAGTGAAGCACAAGGACAATTTTCAGGTAAGGTAACTTTTACAGTTCCAACAAATGCTCCAGAAACTTTGTATTACGGAGATGCTGATAACAATCCGATAGGAATATTAACTATCATAGATCCAACCATTACAGGTGTTGGTAGTTTCTCAAGCATTTTAACAACAGGTAACATCACAGCACAGGGTGAAAATGCTGTAATAACATTATCACCAACAGGATCATCAGGAACAGTGATAATTAATCCATCAAATGGTGGTACAATTAGCAACGTAGATGTTAACGCACAAAGATTAACAACACTAGACAACGTTACACTTAACGGTGAAAATGCAGATATTAGAATTGTTCCTACAGGATCAGCAGGTACGGTATTAATAAATCCAACAGCAGGTGGTACTATAGACAACATGAATATAGGTGCTACGACACCGGGAACAGTGAGTTCAACAAATTTAATTGCAAGTGCAGGAACGCTAAATAATACAGTAATAGGTAATACAAAACCAACTAAAGCTGAGTTTACGACTGCAAAAGTACAGCAATCGCCAACTACACAAACGGCGATAGCAAACAAGAAGTATGTGGATTCAAGAGCGACGGCATTGGCAATAGCATTAGGAAGTTAGAATAAATGGCTAAACAAAAGATAGATACGTATATATTCCAACCAGGAATTCCTTTAAAGGACAATAGGTATCCTAACGCCTATGAGCTAATTCAAAACAATGTTGAATTTATTTGTGATGAAGTGGTGGCATGGATTGCCGCACAGGTATTAGCTAACGCGGCTGACCCAACTAGCTTCTGGTACAACTATACATATAACTCACCAAAGTGTGAAAGAGATACAAGATATAATTTACAAGGTGTTGACGGTACAGGTGGTATAATCTATGACTTGAGATACAATGGTAATGCTCAAGCACGTTATCTTGCAAGTAAATATTGGATTAATTCTACTCCGCAGATTGATGGCGATAGACAACCTGAAATTGCGGCAAAGAACTTTGCAAGAGATTTAATCAACAACTATATTTTACCACAACAGGCTTTTACAACTGCTCAAAGTCCAATAGTAACTACACAGTATACTAATTCTGCGATTGCTTATGAGTCAGGAGCAGATGCAAGAGTAACTACATTGATGGGAATTATCACAGACGTAATTCTAAACGGTCTTGATAATGTTCCTGCACTTGATAGAACAGGTATTTCAAGTATCAAGATGCAGACACGTATTCCAACTAATGACTTGCTGTTAATGACAGACACTACAAACAACGAAGTTATCTTTAACTTCAGTGATCCAACATTAGGTGCAAGTGTTGAATACCAAACAGACGACACAGAAAAATTAACAAAAGGCGTTGAAGAAGATTTTCCTAAGTTCTTAGAAAAAACAGGAACAATTACAACTGTTTATCTTGACAAGAATACTGATAACGTTGACTACAGTCCAAAAGCAATAGCAGTACTAGAAGCAAACAAAGCCTTTATGCAAAAAGAAGCTACGGCTTATATCGCGGCTCAGGTAGCGGCGGCATCAAGCGGAACTTGGTATAACTTTTCACACAATACAGCATTAACTGAAAGAGACCTTGGTGCTGAGATTACTGCTTTTACAAACGATATTAAATATGGTGGTAACTCAAGAACATATGATCAAGCAAGTAAGTATTGGACACAAACTACTCCATACTTTAGCGGAACAAGAGCGGAAGAAGTTGCACTTAGAAACTGGTTATTAAATTTAATCAATACTTACATCTTAACAAATACAGCATACACTTCACAACAAACAGGTGCAGGTGCAGTATCACAAACTACAATTTTAAGTTTACCTGAACTTGGTGTTCATACAAGAGTAACACAGTTAATAGGAATTACAACTGACGTTATTGCTAACGGCTTAGACGTAAGACCTATTAGAGAAGAAGTTCCACTTTACTACGCATCAGACGAAATACAAGTTTTCGTTGATCAAGGTGAAACAAGAACAAGACCATTTGACTTTGGTACTGATGCTATTGAACGTATGAGAGTTTCAAACTCCGTATCCATGCTTGATGCTGACTTTGAATACGGACTACAGCCTACGAAGTGGCAAGCGATTGCTATGCAAAGAGGTTATCCAAGTATTTACGAAGTACCAGGTACTGATAAAGTTGTTTCAAGTGTTACAACAGACGCTTCAACAGGTACAGGTGGTGTTGGTCAAAGTTTAATTACTGTAACCACAGTTGGTGCTCATGGAATTGAAGCTGGTACACCTATTACAATTAAAGCACTTGAAAATAGTGTCCAAGGGGCAAGTAGAGCAGAAGGTTCATTCATTGTATCAACTGTTCCAACATCAGCAACATTTACATATTTTGCGAAATCAAAAGTTGGTGTTAGTAACGGCGAAGTACTTTCAACTTATTATACACAGTTAAGAGAAGCAGGATTTTACACAGGTGCGGCGATTGGTACTCCAACGTTTGGTATCATATCACAAGGAACAGCAGGTGTATTTACAAACCCATTAGGTGCAACAACAGGTGGAGACAAAGTTACTTGGATTGGTGACACACCAGAGATTGGTGCTCCGATACAAAACGTTGCAGGTCAAATTGCAACAGCAGGTACAATAGGTGCCGCGAATGTAAGTAGAACAGCAGGAACTTACACAGGAATAACTGGTAACTCAAGCAGTATTGTTTCAGAATTAATTGTTGGTACATTTGATATTGTCATTGATGGTTCAGGTGCGGCAACAAGTATAACAAATTTTAAAGGTGGTAGAAACAACGCGGTAGGCGATACTATCACAGTATTAGACGCTTCATTAGGAGGCGGTGGTGCACCAGCATTAACTTTCCAAGTTGCAACTGAAACAGATGGCACAGGTATTGGAAGTGGTGCTCAGGTTACTGTCGTAACAGGTGGTGGTGGAGAAATTGCTACTTGGAACGTTGCAGGTGATTATGCAACAGGTGTTAACCAGATTGCATTAAGTGATGTAACAGGAATTTTGGCAGGACAAGCCATTGATAGAGGTGATGGTACAGCAATTCATGTATCAAGTATTGTTGGTAGTAACGTAAACTTAGACGCAAACACAACACAGGCTATCATTGGTAATAACGTACAATATTCAGCAGTCGCAGGAACAAATTACAACTCCGCAGGTACTAGTGCAGTATTTGATGTTGACAGAGCTGGCGGAAGTTATACCGCTGTACTAAATGGTACAGGTGGTGATAACTATGAAGTTGGTGATGTTATCGTTGTACTTGGTAACCAATTAGGTGGTCAAACAGGAACAAATGATTTAATAATAACTGTTGCATCGATTGATTCAAGTGGATCAGTTGTAACATTTACAACAGCAGGTTCGGCCTTTGATGGTAATGGAAGTTTCAGTAACATAACTGGACAAAACATGAACGGTAATGGTTTAGGTGCAATATTTGATCTTACATATACAAACAATTCTTACTCAGTAAGTTTAGCACAGCCAACTTATGCAAACAACGGTACAGGTATTACACAGGGTGGAACAGGTACTGGTTCAGCATTTGATGTCGTACTAACAAACAATAACTATACTGTTACTGAAAACGCGGCGGCCACTGATGCTGGATATGTAGCTGGTGACGTAATTAAAATTGGTGGTAATGAATTTGGCGGTGACGCAACAAACGATTTAACAATTTCAATAACAGCCGTTGATGGTAGTGGTGGTATTACATCATTCAATGCGGCAGGTACTGGCCCTAACGCACAAAATAACTTTACTGAACCAGCTTATACTTACAGTGGTGTTGGTAGTGGTGCGTCATTTAATGTACAATATAACGGAACAACTTATACTGCAAGTCTTTCACAGACAGGTTCAGGATATAGTGCGGCAGAAACTTGTACAATAGATGGTGCAAATATTGGCGGTACTAGCTCAACCAACGATGCTACAATAACTATTGATAGTGTTGACGGTTCGGGTGTTATTACTGCAATTAGTGTTTCAGGTACAGCAAGTAACAGCAGAACATTTACAAATATAACTTCAGGTTCGAATGTTGTAGGTGCGGCGGCAACGTTTAATGTTGTTGTTAATTACAATAACAGTTACTCAGTTACATTAGGTAACGAACCAGGTTCAAACTACGGTAGTGGTAACACTATTGTTATTGCAGGTAACAACTTAGGTGGTACATCACCAGCTAATGACTTGACAATAACAGTTACAGGAATAAACGGTGCAGGTGCTATTACATCATTTAGTTCAGCAGGTACGGCCGCTGATGCAACATCAGGTTATGCTGTAGGTGATAGATTAAAAATTGAAGGATCAAACATAGGTGGTACAAGTCCAACTAATGATGCTATTGTAAAGATAGATGCTGTAAGTGGAACAGGAAGAATTAATACAATTAGTATAACTGGTACAGCACCAGATGCCACTGAAAGTTATAACAATCCAACTTATACGTCCAACACAGTTGGTGGTGCAAGTGCAACATTCAACGTTACAAGATTAGATACGGCTTATACGGCATCGGTTCCAGTAGGTGGTTCAGGTTATCTAGTTGGCGAAGAATTTGTTATACTAGGTAGTGCATTAGGTGGTGTTGACGTAACTAACAACTGTACAATCACAGTAGCAACAGTTGATGCGGGTACTGGAGAGGTACTAACAGTAACAACTACAGGTACAGCCTTAGATACAAAAACAATTACAGATTTAAGTCAGTTTGATGGAGAAGCAACTAACCTACAAGGTTCTACAGCAACATTTGATATTACAATTACAGGTGGAACATATAGTTATGCAATAAACACTCCAGGTACAGGTTACTATGCAGATCAAAATATTAAAATTCAAGGTAACCAAATAGGTGGTGCAACTCCGGCCAACGATATTACAATTAATATTACAAGTGTTGGTACAGGTGGAGACATTACAGGTATTAGTGGTAGTGGTACTGGTCCAGGAGGAACAGCAAGTTATACAGCAGTACCGGGATCAAACTTACAGAACAATGGTTCTAATGCAACGTTTAATATTACAAGAAACAGTGGAGCATATTCAACTGCAATAGTTAGTAACGATGGTATTAACTATCAAGTAGGAAACAAAATTAAAATCTTAGGTACAAGTTTAGGTGGACAAACTCCAACTAACGATGCCACAATAGCAATAACTGAAGTTGCAACAGATGGTGGTGTTGTTGCTGTAACAAGTTCAGGTACGGCAGTAGCAGGTACGGTTGTTAAATCATATTCAACTGTAACTATGTCAGAGAATTTAACAGCAGATATTCCACAAAACACTACAATACAATTTGCGGCATTGGCAACTGTTGAAGTTACATTTACAACTGCACATGGATTGATTCCAGGAGATGCATTTATTGTTACACAGAGTACAGACGATGGTGTAAACAATCACACATTATTAGAAGGTCCGTTCTTTGCACAGCAGGTTCCAACAACAACTTCATTGAGATATCAGTGTAGAGCGGCAGGAGCCATTGGTAGTGTTGGTGACATTAATGCTATATTGTATCCAAGACCAGATTCGTTCTTTGTACACAGACCATATGATGGAGGTGTACAGCTAGGAACGGGAGGACCACAACACGGTGCTCAAGCAATTAGACAGAGTAAAAAATATATTAGATATCAATCAGGTAAGGGTATTATGTATACCACTGGTGCTCTATTTGCCCCATCCTATGATTTGTTAAACGTAACAGCAGATGCAGTAGCGGCAGGATCGTTTATTAATGTAACTACAGATGATGTTGATCACGGATTACAAGTTGGTGGTAGAATTAGATTAATTGGTATTGAAACACCAGGTTATAACGGAGATTATTCAGTATCAAGTATTACTGATGAAAGAACATTTAAAGTTATTGCAACAACAGGACTAGGATCAACAACTCCTGTATTAAGTCCAAAAGCTCAAGTATCATTGCTTAACTGGCATGGTGCAACTGTACGTTCAGGTGCATTTGATGATCAGAATGGTATCTTTATGGAGTATGATGGATCAAACTATAATGCTGTACAAAGAACTTCAACATTACAGTTATCAGGTACAATATCATTAGCAGTTGACAGTAACGCAGTTACAGGTACAGCAACAAGATTTAGAGATCAAGTTAAAGCAGGTGATAGAGTTGTTATCAAAGGTATGACACACGTTGTATCACAGGTAAACAGTCAAACATCAATGAATGTTACTCCAGACTTTAGAGGTGTAACTCCTGCAAGTGGAGCCAAGTTATGTTTGGTTGCAGATAAGAAATCAAAACAAGCAGACTTTAACGGTGACGTATTAGACGGTACAGGATCATCAGGTTACATTTTAGATATTTCTAAGATGCAGATGATTGGGATACAGTACAGTTGGTATGGAGCTGGATTTATCGATTGGATGCTCAGAGGTGATGATGGTAACTTTATTTTCTATCACAGAATGAGAAACTCAAACGTTAACACAGAAGCATTTATGAGAACTGGTAATATGCCGGTTAGATACGAAGTATCAAATGAAGGTCCTAATGATAGATTAGCGGCTGACATGACAGATGCACAGGTAACTATTCCGTTAGAAGATGCTAGTTTCTTCCCAGGAGGCGGTGGAACAGTTATCATTGATAACGAAATGATTCAGTACACAGGTATTAACGGTGATACGTTAACAGGTTGTACTAGAGCGGCACCATTAACAAACTTTGCCGCAGGAGCAACAAGAACTTATACGGCGGGTGTTGCCGCAACGCACACATCACGTACTGGTGTTATATTGATTAGTAATACTATTACACCAATCATATCACACTGGGGATCAGCATTCCAAACAGACGGTGGATTTGATAGTGATAGAGGTTACATCTTTTCATATACTTCTACTGCAAACACAATTAGTACAACAAGAAATACGGTTTTCATGTTAAGACTAGCACCTAGTGTATCAAACGCAATCGTTGGTGACTTGGGTGAAAGAGAATTATTAAACAGAGCACAGTTACTACTAGAAGGTATTGAAATAACATCAGACGGTACTGATGCTAGTAATAATCCAATTACTGGAGGAATTGTTGTTGAAGGAATTCTAAATCCACAAAACTATCCACTTGATCCAGGTGACGTTGGTTGGGCTTCCTTAACAGGAGCGGCGGCTGGTGGACAACCAAGTTTTGCTCAAATAGCCCCGGGTGGTTCTGTTGTATGGTCAACAGGTGCAACACAGATTATTAAAAATGCAACAACGGTTGCAGAGATGACACTTGACGTAACATCAGCATATAGTAGAAACAATACAAACTATCACTTTATTACATCGGGTTCGTATAACACGGCAGACAATTCAGGACTACAAACTGGTCTAACAGTAACAGCAACTGGTAATGGATCACCGTCAGACTTTCCAACTGGTACAACACTTGCACAGATTTATAGTTACTACAATCCACCACTATTGAGATTTAATAATAGAAACAGTGGCGGTCAAATTAGTTCAAATGAAACTATTACAATGTCAATTAACCCAGGTGGTAATTTAGATAGAACGAACTTCTTGTACTTTACAAAAACAAGTTGGGAATCAACTGGTGCTATTGCAGGTACTGAGATAAGTGACAGTAAGTTTCCGGGAGGTACATACGTTTCTGGTGTACAAGGACCACTAAACTTTGGTGGTGTAGAATATTACAGAATTACATTTACGCAGAACTCCAATACTAATATTACCGCAGGAAGTACTGTAGGGTTCTTATTTGGACAACCTCCATATGCACAGCCAGGTGAAACAGTATTTTCATTTATTGCTACACCAGGTGAACAGTCATCCTTGATGTTAGGTACGTTGAAAGAATTAACAAATACAACGTTAGGTGGACGAGGTACGTTCCCGAACGGTCCAGACGTTTTAGCTATTAACGTTTATAAAGCTGAAGGTGTAGATACCAAAGCGAATATCATTCTAAGATGGGGTGAAGCTCAGGCGTAATTATTTTACGTTGAAAGCTATAACAGTCCTAATACAATCTTTTTTACTAGGTAATACAGTATGTTTCAAGTAACTAGGGAACATTAGTATTCTTCCTTTAACAGGTTGATATACATATTCTTGCCACGAGTAAGGTGCGTTCTCTTTCATTGTATGTCCGTATTCTACAAAAGGATTTGGATTTCTAAACATTATTCCTCCTGCACTTTCATTAGCACGAACATAATACACACCGCTTATTTGTCCTACGTTATGATGATGTTCATTATGAATATCACCTTCTTTGTAATCTTGTGTCCACCAGTTATATGAATAACCTTCATGTATTCTATTCATTGCATTTTTGTTTTGAAAGTTTGTAACGCACATATCTATTTCTGATTTTAATTCTGGAGTATCGTATCTTAGATCTATGACTTTATCTTTTTCAAAATAGTCAGTGGCATGGGGAGCATTTTCATCTGGTCTTTGTAATTGATCAACACGTTCCTCTACAAGTTTTTCTACTTGATTAGCTACCCAGACAGGAACATCATGTACAAGTATACCAGTTGGAAATATGTTTTCGTATTTCATTACAGTGGCACATAATAATTTAAAGGATTACCACCAGGCATAAAATTACCAGGTTGATTCATTCTTAAATTATCCTCGTGTAGTTGTAAACCAGTCTTAGGTTGCTTGTTAACTTGAGGTGTCTGGATATGTTGTAGCATAGTGTCTATTGGTTGAATGTTAAATGCGATAGTTATACGAGGCTCATCATTATCCCAATCACTTATTCTATGTTCCATGTTAGTTGAGTGTGTTATTAATAATTGACCGTTTTTATTTTCAACTTTATGTATTTCTTCTGAACCTATTTCTCTGTATTCTGCATAACTTGGTTCACAGTTTACACCATATATACCATGAAAGCAATCTGTACCGCCACCATAGTCGTGTCCATGCCAATCTAATACTTCACCTTTGTTAGGCCAATAATTTAACCAACCTACTATCCAATAACCTTGTCTATTATCGTGATGTACTTCCGTTTTAAAGAAGTGTTGTATTTCTTTGTACAAAGAAAATATTTCTGGCATAGTACTTGTAAACAAATTATAATGAGGACTACAAGCTGTACATAAGCTAGGGTGTGGAACGTTTGCTAAACCGTTTGGTATAGCAATTTCATTTGCAATTTGATTAGCTAAAAATTTACTTGTATGTGTGAAACTAGCTAGGTTGTGTTTCAGCTGTGTTTTGTATATCTTCATCTGGCGCCACTTGTTGGTTTGCTTGACTATCGCCAGGTGCAAGTCTATAATTATCTTCTATTGAATCAGGTGTACTTACTTCTGTAAGTGAACTACCGGCTTCTATAGCTTCTAATTGATGTGGCATTAAAGGAGGATTTCTCCATGTGTCGCCTGCTTTGATAATAACTTCCATTGGCGTAGCTGTTTGAGTATCGATGTATCTTAGCTTAAAACTTCCTTGATTAACAAACCAAGACTCGTCTTTAATTTTATGAAAGTGCATGGACATTTTAGATCCTGGCTTTTCAAAAACCAAAATCTTTCCACAGTAAAGGTCGTTAGTTGCCCAAATTAATTCGTATCCCCAACCCTTATCTACCTTACCACTATGTCTTGCTGGCATCTATATACTCCTGTACGGTCTTAAATTTATATTCACCTATACTATTAATTAGTTTAGTATTGTCTGCACAGGTATAATACTGATACTGTCCTGCTAGGTTATCTGGTAAAGGTACTGTCTTAACTTTTGCATCATATAGTTTAGCATAACCATTAGCAATATCCATAAACGATGGTGCAACTCCTGTACCAACATTCCAAATATCAGTAGCGTCTACATGAAACATCTTTTCAATAATTTGGCAAACATCTCCTACCCAAATAAAATCTCTTTTGATATGTTCACTCTTTTCAAAGACAGTAATTTCTTTTAAGTTTTTAGCTTGTAATTCAAACTTACCAAAAACACTTTGTTGGTCACCTTTATCTTGTTCTCCAGGACCATATACGTTAAACAATCTAAGTCCTTGTACATTAATTCTATACTCTGGTATTTCCATTACCATTTTATCAAATAAGTATTTGCTCCAACTGTATGGACTTTGTGGATAAACTTTATCATTTTCTTTGATAGTTTTCATATCATTTTGAGCCTGTGTGTTACCATACACACTAGCACTTGAGGCATATATTAATGTTGTACCACTTTGGTCACAAAGCTGTAAAAGCCTTTGACTAAATTCTAAGTTTTGTTTTAAAACCTTTTCTACATCACGTTCTGTTGTACTGCTTATTGCTCCTAAGTGTACTACTCTATCATAGTCTTTTGGATCAGGTACTTTGTTTTCAATATATTCATATCCTTCTACTTCATGCCCCATGTGTTGTAGATAAGGACCTAAGTTTCTTCCAATAAATCCTTGATGTCCTGTAATTAATACTCTCATGCTTTCATTCTTTCAATAGTTTTAGTTGTTGAATATCCCTTCACAGTTGGAAAAATTTCTACTTTGGCTATGTCATTTCCAACCACTTGTTCTACAGTATAATCGCCTCCCTTGACAATTACATCTGGTTGTATTTCTTTGATTGCTTCGTACGGTGTGTCTTCTTCAAATATAACAACATCATCTACAAAGCCCAATTCTAACAATGCTTCTTTACGTGTATTCTGATCGTTTATGGGTCTTAAATCGCCTTTTAAACGCTTGACAGAAGAATCACTATTAATGCCCACCACAAGGCGTTTTCCTAGCGTGTGTGCGTGTCTAAGTAGCTTTAAATGGCCAGTATGCAGTATATCAAACACCCCATTAGTCCATACGATATTGCGTTCCAAATCGTCCTGTTGTATTATAGCAACACCTCTTTTTTCAACTATTCTAGCCGCGGCATAACAAGCCAATTTACAGGCATCAAATATATTCATATCCGAATCTATACCATATGCAATAACGGCCATTACTGTATCACCTGCACCAGTTACGTCAGCAACTTCTTTGACAGGTTCAACAAAATGTTTATATTCTCCTTGGCTGTTTAGTACGTGCATACCATTCGCACCATCTGTAACAACTAACCAAGTCCAATCTAATTTTTTCATTTGTAGTAAAGCATTATCTTTATCATACTTGCCAAACCATGTTTCGTATTCTTGCATATTAGGTTTTACTAAAAATGCTCCATGATAAAATACACTATCTTGTTTTGGATCAACTAATATTTTAATATCTTTATCTAATAATTTTCCTACAGTATCTCTTTTTACTGTTCCTTTTGCATAATCACTTATACAAACAATATCATGCTTTTTAATATTGTTATTAAATCTTGTTGCAACATCTCCATCATATGGTACTTCTCTATCCCAACGTACAATGTGTTGTCCACGTTGTCCAACTAATCTTGTTTTAGTTGTTGTAATTTTATAATCCTGTGCTATTGTAACTTCTAATTTACTAGCTTCAACTAATTCTAATAATTTAAAACCTTCTTTATCGTTTCCTAAAGCACTAGTAAGTTCAACCTGTGATCCTAAACTTTTTATGTTAAGTGCTAAATTGCCTGCACCACCTATTGAATATTCTTGATTGGTTTCTAATAGTACTGGTACAGGTGCTTCTGGAGACATTCTATTTGCTTCACCGACTATCCATCGATCTAACATAATGTCGCCGTATACTCTGATCATTTATTCCTCCAGTAAACTAATAAGTTGGAAAACTGTTTGTAATTTTGTTAAGTTTGATTTGCTTTGTAAAGTATTTCTTAATCCTTGGTGCAGAGGCTTTGGCCATTTACCAAAACTTACCCAAGCATATCCATTGTGTTCACCATTTAATACTGGAATAAATTCTTCTTTAACTACACAAAGGTATGTATGAAAATTAAATTTTTCATCATTACTTACAAAAGTTTCTAGTGGAATAGATTTAACAATAGGAGGACATTCTCCTATCTCTTCTTTTATTTCTCTCGTCAATGCTTGATAAGGAATTTCTTCACTCTCATTAGTACCACCTACAAGTCCCCAAACGTCAGCTTGTCGACTTTGTGTTCTATGTAAAAATAAGAACCTCTGTGTATCTAATGTATAGAAGAGAGCTCCACTACAAATAATCTTGTTCATATTAGTAATTATGCTAGAGTACTAGGCGCCAGGTTCCTTTTCGATACTCGCCTTCGAACGTTAAAGTCCATGCAGTACCGTCCCATTTATATTGGACACCTGTATTTAAATTGGTTGTATATGTTACTTCTGGTACTGTTGAATCTTCACCGCTATTACCACTGGCATCAAAAACAATGTTCCAATCATTTCCGTCCCATTCAACAATATCGTTTTCTTTGGCAATTAAATCGCCTTTAGATCCCTTCCAAGCATCAGCACCATCTTCATTTGTTGCATCACCAATATCACCTAATAACAGTACTCTTATACCATTACCTCTTATGTTAGTTGGATTAACTTTACTTGGATCTATAATATAATCTATTGTTCCTTTAGTTGCTAAAGGACCTACTATAACTGTGTTAGTTGGAATAGTATCTTCGTCCCAATTAACAACAATTTGTGTTTCATCTAATGTGTTTATTGCAAAAGTACCTACAACTGAAGTTGTAAATCCTGCTCTTTCAAGATAAATTTTACTTAAACTTGCTCTGTATTGTCCTGGTTGTGCATCAAGTACTGTACGCCAGTTTATTTCACCAGCAATACCATTTTTACCTAGTTGTACAATGTTACCCATTACAATAGCATCATATCCAGACGCAGTTGATACTGCCAAGTTCGCAGTAGACTTGCTTGATTTACCCATACCTGATTTACCTGCTGTTGATGTATCTGAACCTTTGGCCAAGTTTGCATTACTGTCATCGTATCCTTGTAGTTCAGGCATACTATTACTTAGGTCAATAGTTCCTCTGCTTTCATCAAATATACTCATTATAACATTTGTAATAACACCTAGCTTTTTAACTTTAGCAGGTGGACTAATATATATTGGTGTACTAAATCCTAGTGTGGCAACATCAATATCTGTTTCAGTTCCAACCGGAATACTTCTTGAACTAAAGTTAATGTTTTCTAAGTTAACAACTGACAACGAAGTCCAGTCTACATAGTTGTCTGTAGTTTGTATTTCTAAACTAGGATTGAACAGCATTAGTATCTGTTCCATAATTTGTAATTTTTGTTCTGTATTAGTTGACCATATATCTGCTGTTACTTGTAAAGTATATGGAGTAGGCATCATACGTTCAACTGTATAATTTTTACCTTGTGTGTTTAAATATTCTTTTCCTGTTGCATCATATTCTCTTTCTCTAATATGTACCTTACCTGTAAAACTTGGATCAGCAGTTCTAGTTCTGTCCATCTCCATACCTGTTACATACACACCTATACGTGGAGCACTAGGAATTTTATTTTCTGAATTATCTCTTATGATAGCACCTACTTGACGTGTAATATCTCCGTACATAACAGGAACTTGTACTAAAGCACCCTTGCCATCTGCATAAGAGAAGTTACTCAACAGTCTGATTATCTGAGTAATATATCTTCTTATTTGTCCATCATAAAAATGTAGCATTAATTATCCGCCTTAGGTTTAAGTGCTTTACTCAAAGGTTGTCTTTCTTTAACAGATTCACCACCTATTGTATTTGTAGTAGTGTTATTAACAAACGTTCCTTTTTGTGTATTTCTAGTATCAGTATTAGACATTGTAAGTCTTACACTATCTTCTTGTTTAGCCCAACGTTGGCCATCGTATCTAAATAATCTGTTTGGCATAAAGTCTGTCCTTAAAAAGTAATCACCTTTGATTTGATTTAATGGAAAACTAGATCCATGTCCAAATGATTCTCCGTTTGGTGCAATACCATCGCCTAACAAGTAACCATCATATCCTGATCTTTCTGGAGTTTGGTTAACTCTATCAGCAAGTAAACCTTGTTGTGATATATCAAGTGTGCTAGTATCAGTTGTAACTAGTTCAGGTTTACCAAACTTGTCAACTTGTAGTGTATAAAATTGTTTTGTGTTATAACCTGACTTAGGTGCATCTGCTTCTGCCTGAGCCAACACAGCATTATTAATTTGCATTTCTTGTTCATACGTTGATAGTACATCACGTAAAGTATTACTTGAACCTTCCTCTGATGGTAAGTCAAGTATTTCTTTGAATTCTTGTGAGTCAACAATTTGTTTTAATTTAACTCTATATAAATGTGGATACCAACTTTGTGAAAATCCTTCTGCCGCTCTGTTAACATCTTCTACAACATAAAAACGTTTAAGTGCTACTTGGTAATCATTAAGAGCATACTCATCTTTTAAGTGTGGAAGCTCTATTACGTCACCTGGCATAATCTTACGACCTAATGTTTTTACACTAGTGTTGATAGGTATTGTCATAAACAATGTATCGTTCTGTAAAAACAGTCCAAATTGACTCATATCAAAGTCAATATCCTGTACGTTGTATATGCCACGTATTACATAAATGTCTGGATCGTATTTTCTATCCCTATTTTCAAGGAAAAGCATATCCTGAATATTAGTCTCTTTTACAGCATTATAGCGAGGCTGTGAAGGAGTAGCATCTGCTTCATCTGGATTAGAAGGGCCTAGATATTTGTGTATGAATACATCTGTACCACCAACGGTGAACATTTCCGTGATGGTTTTATCTAGAAATTCGTAATCTTTGCCCTTTTCGGGTTTGTATAAACTGAGTCTTGGCATAACATTAGTATTTATCGAACGTATAAATACATATGGAGAAGAAGATATGTCAGATTTAAAAAGCATGAAACAAGAAGTATTTGATTACATCAACCTAAGTTTAGGTGGTGGAATGGTGGACGTAGAGCTTGATCCAGAGCACTACGAAACAGCATTAAAGAAATCACTTGCAAAATTCAGACAAAGATCTGATAACTCTGTTGAGGAATCATACATATTTTTACCAACAGTTATTGATCAGAATACATATATCCTACCACAAGAAATTGTAGAGGTTAGAAGAATATTTAGAAGAAGTATTGGATCAAGAAGTGGTGGAGGTGATGGTGGTACATTATTTGAACCATTCAACCTAGCATACACTAACACGTACCTTTTAGCAAGTACTAACATGGGCGGACTTGCTACCTATGATATGTTTAGTCAATATCAAGAATTAGTAGGAAGAATGTTTGGTAGTTTTATTGAATTCAAATGGAACACTACAACAAAAGAACTAGTTATACTACAACGCCCTAGAGCAGAAGAAGAATTATTATTGTATTGCTATAACTATAGACCAGATTCAGAATTATTAAAAGATTATCTAGCCCAACAATGGATAAAAGACTATGCACTCGCTACGTGTAAATATATGCTTGGCGAAGCAAGAAGCAAGTTTGCCACTATTGCTGGTCCACAGGGTGGATCAACACTTAACGGTGACGCACTTAAAAACGAAGCAGTCGCTGAAATGGAAAAACTTGACGAAGAACTTAAGACGCAAATAGCAGGTGGTGTTGGATACGGATTCACAATCGGTTAATAAACACTTGACATCTATCTAAATATATCATATAATATTAATATTAACACTAACGAAAGGAACATTGTTCTGATGAATAAATTGTGTTTAATTACTATAATGGCTTTTATGTTGAGTGCTTGTAGCATTCCATCAAATCCTTCATTATCATTTGGTAAGAAGTGTTCGGTGAGTAAGGGTCAAATTACATATTCTTACGTTTGGTTGTATGACAAAGAACTAGGTCTAACAGCAAACAAAGAAGATTGTCAATATATTGAGGAAAAGGACTAAACTATGATTATTGGAATCTGCGGATTGATTGGATCGGGCAAAGACACTATTGCTGATTATTTGATTAGGAAACATGATTTCGAAAAGATTAGTTTTGCTGATAAACTCAAAGACTCTGTAAGCACCATGTTTGATTGGGATCGTGAATTGCTAGATGGCAAGACCGATGAGAGTAGAGCATGGCGTGAAGAAGTAGATGAGTATTGGACAAAAGAAACCGGTGAAACCATTACCCCTAGATTAGTACTACAGTTATTTGGTACAGAATGTATGCGTGATGGTTTCTACGACGGTATATGGGTTAGCTTAACAAAGAAGAAAATACTAGATAATCCAGACAAGCACTTTGTAATACCAGATGTACGTTTTCCAAACGAAGCTAAAATGCTATATGAAGTAAAAGGCCAAGTATGGAGAGTAGTGCGTGGTGAAGATCCTAAATGGTTTATTGACTATAGAGACTATGGCATAGAGCCTAAAGACGTACACCCTTCAGAATGGGCTTGGGCTAAAACTAAATTTACACATATTGTAGATAATAACAAAACAGTAAATGATCTTAGAAATCAGGTACAAGATCTCCTTGCTTCCACTTAAATCCTTCTTTATATAAAATCTTAGTACAATTAGCACATACAGTTTTTAAGTTGCTATATCTAACATTATTCATATCACCATCAACATAGTATACTGAAAACTGTTCTTTGTGTTTGCTTTTGTATCCACACTTATCACAAACCTTCTTTTGCTCATACCCTGCTTGTTTCCACTTGGGTGGGCTATATCGTACCTTACCATATCTGGTACAGGCTTCACACTTACTACGATAGAAAGTTTTACCTTTCTTTTTATAGTTTATAGCAACAGGTCTTTGGCCACATTTACATAAAGGTCTCATATATGTATTTACCTGCCCTTTGTGACCCCTTTTTCAGGGTAGTTATAGCCGTGAATTGTGAGTTTTGGTATAAATAATAGTAACAAGCATTATGCTAACAGGAGAAACAAAATGGCTTTAGTATCACCAGGAGTACAGGTTTCCGTAATAGACGAAAGTTTTTACACGCCGGCGGAACCAGGTACAGTACCAATGATTTTTGTTGTATCTGCTCAAGATAAAGTAAACGCATCTGGAACAGGAACAGCAACGGCAACAACAAGTGCGAATGCGGAAAAACCGTATTTAATAACTTCACAAAGAGAATTAGTAGAATTGTTCGGAGATCCAACTTTCTACACAGATACAAATAATAATGCGTTACATGGTAACGAGCTAAATGAATACGGATTACAAGCGGCCTACTCATACTTGGGTGTGGCAAACAGAGCTTACGTAACTAGAGCAAACTTAAACACTTCAGAGTTGGTTGCAACTGCAACTGCTCCAGCGGCAAGTCCAGCAGACGGAACATACTGGTTTGATACTGCTAATAGTGTATTTGGTATCTTTGAATGGAATTCAGCGGCGGCAACGACAACTGGTGGTCAGAGCTTTAGCAATAAGATTCCAACAGTAATTACAGATGCAACTAAGGTAACAGGCGGAACACCTAAAACTTCTGTTGGCGCAGTAGGTGACTATGCCATTGTTGCAACTACAACTTTAAATAAATTTTTCTACAAAAACGCAAGTGGTACTTGGGTACAAGTAGGTTCAAGTGCATGGATTGGTTCATGGGCTACAGTAACAGGAACTGAAAGCAATCCAACTATAACTGGTTCAGCTACAATGAGTTTAAACTCAACTGTTGTAACAGCAGGTGGTACAGCATTAAGTGATGTTGTAACAGCTATTGCTGGTGCAGGTATTGCCGGTGTAAGTGCCGCAGTAGTTGATGGTAAATTAGAAATTTATTCAACAGGCGTTGATATTGTATTGGCAACTAACGCCTCTACACTATTAACAGAGATTGGCTTAACAGCAGGAACTTACAAGGCTCCAGCATTAAGTATTGCTCCACACACATCAGTACCAGCTTACAAATCAACTGATACTGCTCCAAAACCAACTGGATCACTTTGGATTAAGACTACAACTCCAAACTTAGGTGCTAACTGGAAAGTTAAGAAGTGGAACGCAACTACTAAATTATGGGAAACTGTAACTGCTCCAATTTACGCAACTAACCAAGCGGCGTTATACGGTTTAGATAAAACTGGTGGCGGTGTTAACTTGGCTGTTGGTGCATTATACATTAACTATAATAATGCAGAAGCAACAGACGTAGTTGGTGACTTTAAAATTCACAGACGTGTAGCAACAGGTAATACTTCAATTACTTCAAGTATTATTGCGGCACAGGTAACAGCAGGAACTTACGCATTTAACATTCAAGAAACTTTAGTTAACAATGCGGCATTACAGGCTGACAAAACTATTAGTGTAACAACTACTGGTGCGTCAAGTGATGCAGATGTTATTGCAGGTGCTATTAATAGTGCAGGCTTTACAAACATTATTGCAAGTGTTGATGCAAGTAACAGAATTGTTATTTCACACAATGACGGTGGTGACTTTAGAATTAAAGACACAGGTGGCGTATTAGCATTAGCAGGATACTCTGCTTACGTTGATGCAAACTCAGGTACACCGAACTTATACACAGCACCAACAGGTGATACAGCACATGACCTTGTTGCAAGTAACTGGCAAGTATTAACTTATACTGCAAGTGCAACGGCTGTAACAGCATTAACAACTGACAAAACTTTATGGTACAGTTCAATTGTTGACGAAGTAGACATCATGATACACAATGGTACTACTTGGGTAGGTTATCAAGATTCAACTGCTCCATACTATGCGGCAAGTGATAGTGATAAAACAGATCCAAAAGGTCCAATCGTAAGTGCTACAGAGCCAACTTTACAATCAGATGGTACTGCACTTAAAAACGGTGACTTGTGGATTTCAACAGCAGACTTAGAAAACTATCCTAAGATCTACAAATACAACGGTACTACATTACTTTGGGTACTAGTTGATAATTCAGATCAAACTACAGAAGATGGTATTGAGTTTGCAGATGCAAGATACAATACAGCAGGTTCTAATAGTGCAACAGCAGGAACTATTGAAGCACTATTAAGTTCAAACTTCTTAGACCCAGATGCTCCAGATCCAGCACTATATCCAAAAGGTATGTTGTTATGGAACTTAAGACGTTCTGGATTTAACGTTAAGAAATTTGTTAGAAACAGCATTAACACAGCAGGTAACAATGCTAGATTTAATAACAACGAATCAATGGCAGGATACTACTCACACAGATGGGTAACTGAATCAGCTAACCAGGCAAATGGTGCAGGTTCATTTGGTAGAAAAGCTCAAAGAAAAGTTGTTGTTCAAGCATTACAGGCAATGGTTAACGGAAACCAAGAGGTTAGAGATGATCAATCAAGAATCTTTAACTTAATGGCTTGTCCAGGTTACTCAGAGCTAATTGGTGAAATGGTAACACTAAACACAGACAGAGGCTTAACAGCATTTGTTGTTGGTGACCTTCCATTTAGATTACCAAGTGATGCAACTTCAATTAATAACTATGCAACAAACGTTAACCTAGCAGTTGAAGATAATGATGACGGACTTGTAACAAGCGATGAATACATGGGTACTTTTTATCCAAGTTTATTCTCAAGCGATAATGCAGGTAAGAACATTGTTGTTCCAGCGTCACATGGTATACTTAGAACTATAGCATTAAGTGATAGTGTTTCGTTTCCATGGTTTGCTCCAGCAGGAACAAGACGTGGTGGAATAACTAACGCCTCAAGTGCAGGTTACATTAGTAGCGAAGGTGAATTTAAAGCAGTAGCATTGAACACAGGACAACGTGATACATTGTACAGCAATAAAATTAACCCAATTACGTTCTTAACAGGTGCAGGACTTGTAAACTACGGACAAAAAACTAGAGCCAAGAATGCTAGTGCGTTAGACAGAATTAACGTTGCTAGACTAGTTGTTTATCTAAGAGGACAGTTAGACAAACTTGCTAAACCTTATATCTTTGAACCAAACGATAAGATTACTAGAGATGAGATAAAAGCTCAAGCTGATAGCTTATTACTAGAGTTAGTTGGACAAAGAGCATTATATGACTTCTTAGTTGTATGTGATGAATCAAACAACACACCAACAAGAATTGATAGAAATGAACTTTATTTGGATATAGCGATTGAGCCGGTTAAAGCAGTTGAGTTTATTTACATTCCGTTAAGACTTAAAAACACAGGTGAAATAGCATCGCTTTAAAAGGATAAATATATTTAACAGGAGATATTAACAATGGCAATTTCAACATTAAGCAAAATTACAGTCCCATTAGATTCTAGTTCGTCTAGTTCTAATCAGGGCTTGTTGATGCCGAAACTCCAGTATCGCTTTAGAGTGAGCTTAGAGAATTTCGGAGTATCAACACCAACTACAGAGTTAACAAAACAGGTTGTTGACGTAACAAGACCAAACGTAAGTTTTGAAGACATCCAAGTTGATGTATACAACTCAAGAGTATTCCTTGCAGGAAAACATACTTGGGAACCTATTACATTAAACTTAAGAGAAGATGTATCAAACAACGTACAGAAACTTGTTGGTGAACAACTACAGAAACAATTCGATTTCTTCGAACAGTCAAGTGCGGCATCAGGTAGCGATTACAAATTCGTTACAAGAATTGAAATACTAGACGGTGGTAACGGAATCAATACTGCAAACGTATTAGAAACATTTGAATTATACGGTTGTTATTTACAAAGTGCTAACTATAATACATTAGCATACGCAACAAACGATCCAGTAACAGTTGCATTAGCAATTAGATACGACAACGCAATCCAAACACCACAAGGAACAGGTGTAGGAACAGCAGTTGGACGAACTGTAAATACTTTAATTACAGGCGGCGGATCTACATAAGATTAAAAGTAATATTTCCTGAATATATAAAGGGTGTCTTTTTAGGCACCCTTTTTTTTATCTGCGTACTTAATTATATTGATAAATATTAGTATGGCAAACAAACTTAATGGATTTCTGGATAATGTAGTTAGTGGTGCTTTAAGCCCAAAGGGTAACCTGGGTGACTTTGCACACGCGGCTAGACTGTATGTAGATGATGCACACAGATTATCCCCTAAACACAAATTTTTATATCACGTAAGTTTTAACTTAAACCCTAAAGCGGTTGCAGTTATTCCTCAGTTAAAAACTCAGGAACTTAATATGCTTGTTAAAAGTGTTGACTTACCTAAGTACTCAATTAGTACAACACTAAAACATCAATACAATAAAAAAGCAAACTTACAAACAAGATTAGACTATGACCCTATCAACATAGTGTTCCATGATGATAACTATGGCTCAACTACAACTTTGTGGGAAGCCTACTATAGATATTATTATAGAGATGGAAACTATGCGGCACCAGTTGGAGCAACTACTCCTAATGAAACAAGCGCCGCATATATGAGAAGTAACACATACGGTAACGAAAAACATAACTCTTATAGATACGGATTTGACAACGATAGTCATGAACACTTTTTTAGAAGTATACAAATTTACCAAATGGCAAGAAAAAGGTATACTTGTTTTACATTAGTAAATCCCATCATTAGTGAATGGGGTCATGATACTATGGAAAATAGTTCTAGTGATGCAGTACAAAATACAATGCAGATTCAATATGAAACTGTTTGGTATGCAAGAGGTGGAGTAACTGAAGGAGCGTCACCTAAGTCATTTGGACAGGCCAGTGGACACTATGATAGTATGCCATCACCTAATTCATTAGCAGGTGGAGGAGCAACTAACTTATTTGGTCAAGGTGGTGTAGCCGCAGGTGCGGCAGATATCTTTGGAGACATTACAAGTGGACAAGCATTTAGTTCTCCATCAAGTTTCTTAGGAACAGTTTTAAAAACAACAAGTGTATTAGGTAATGCAAAAAATTTATCTAAGGACGGATTAAGACAAGAAGGCTTTGGTATATTAAAAGATCAAATTGGATCAGCGGCTGGCATAGATGTTAGTGGTGTAGCCAATACAGCATTTCCTAAGACAGCAAGTCTAGGTAGCCTTGGTGATATTACAAAAGCTGTGGCAGGTGTTGCCGGAGCAAGTGCAGTTATGAAAGCAGTAAGCGGAGATAAACCTCTAGGATCTATAAGTACTTTCTTAGCTAGTAATCCAGGTGCATTAGATAACTTAACTAAATCAACAACATTTAAAAAGCAACATCTCAGAGATGGTGGCGCCGCAAGTCCAAATGCTATAACTACTGCATGGAACAATATAAGTAGTGGAGCCAAGAGTGCTTATAATAATTTAACAAGTCAAAATTTAAAAACCCACAGTAAAAGTGGGAACGTGGACTGGACATAATGCCTAACTTACCTGCAGAAATAAAAAACACACAACAAAAAGTTGCTAAATTCTTTAACGAATATTATTCAGCACCTTTAGAATTTCCATCAAACGAAGTTGATGCAGTAATAGGATTTTTTGAAAATAGAGGATTTGAAAAAACATCTGCGGCGACGATTGGTTCAGTATTAATGAGACAAGCAAAGATTGATGAAGTAAAAATATTTGAATTGCTTGACACATTAAAAGGATTTGATGAAGTACAACTTTCAAAAGTAGTAACAGAAGTTTTAAATTACAATAGGCAGAAGATGAGTTCTTTAGGCTATAAAATAGATCAATCTGATAGTAAATTAGAATCACGAAACATATTGGTGTAGTCCTATGCCAAAGTTTGCACAAGGCAGATATACATTAAAGAATCCTACAAAGTATCTAGGAAACAAAACTCCATTATACAGATCAAGTTGGGAATTTGCATTTATGAAATTCTGTGATGAGTCACCTTCAGTAAGTAGATGGGCAAGTGAGGCAATAAAGATTCCATATAAAAATCCTTTGACAGGTAAGATGACAATATACGTTCCAGACTTTATGATACAGTATACTGATGCAAGAGGAAAGTCACACGCAGAACTTATTGAAGTAAAACCTGAAAATCAAATGAAGTTAAAGGAAGTAGGCAGAGATAAATTTAGACAGGCACAATACGTGCAGAACGTAGCAAAGTGGGAAGCCGCGAGGGCGTGGTGTAAGAATAAAAAGATCTTTTTTAGAGTTATCACTGAGAAGGACATATTCCATCAGGGGAATAGAAAATGAGGGTAAATGGTAATCCACGCATTCATGCTAGTCGTGGTTTTAGGAACAGGAGAAGATCGTAGGGAACAAAGAGACCCTATGTATTTTAGAAGTATAGACGTTTGTCAGTATTATGCTAAACGCATACCTAGGCAATACGGTAACTATAGTTACTCCTCGTATGTTGATCCTAAGGATAGGGTTACTGCATATTGCAAACCAATTAAAGTAGATGATACCAAAGTGTTAGTTTACGATCATTAATTAAGCTAAATAATAGTAGCATATAATGGACAGTAATTATGACCAAAAAACTTGAAGAACTATTAAACTTACCTGACTCTAAAGAGATTATAGATCAGGAAAAAGCTAAAGCTAAAACCAAAGAAAAAGCTGTAGTAGAACAAAAAGAAGATTTTCGCGACATAGCAGAATTGGATAAGATCAATGCGGCACTACCACAGGTTAAGGGCTTGGGAGAAATGGCTGATACAGAACTAAATGATGTAGCAGATAAGGCCATGACAGCATATGAAGACTTAATGGATTTGGGCATGAATGTTGAATCACGTTATAGTGGTCGTGTGTTTGAGGTTGCAGGACAAATGCTTAAGACTAACTTAGATGCCAAAACAGCCAAGCTACAGAACAAATTAAAGATGGTAGAACTGCAATTACGCAAAGAAAAGCAGGATAAAGACGGTGGTATTGACAGTGATTCGCTAGTAAATGGTGAAGGTTATGTAGTAACAGACCGTAATAGTTTACTTAATAAATTGAAAAACATGGATAAATAAACATATAAGGAAAAACAATGAAGACGTTTGAAAAATATCTAACAGAAGCAAAGAAGACTTACAAGTTTAAGTTTGGTATTGCAGGTGATTTACCAGAAGGTTTTGTTGACAGTTGCGAAAGCTGTTTACAAAAGTTTGGGCTAGTTAATATAACTCCGCCTAAGAAAACACCCATTCAAGAACGTCCATTAGATTTTCCTAAATTACAAAACGTAGAAACTCATTACTTTGAAGTTGAGCTTTCTTACCCAACTACGGCACAGATACTAGGAGAATACATTTCACAAGTAACAAATGTTGATCCAGCTTATATTTGTTTACGTGATGCAGAAGCACCACAAGAAGAATATCAAGATAAAGAGTATGTTAAAATTTATGAGCCTAAGTTAGGCACAGAAATGGAATCAGCTGATCCTGAAGCACAGAAAAAGGTTGGAGACAATCGTGTGATGGATTTACTTAAAGAGCTTGAAGGTGTTCGTAAGGAAAGAGAAAACGATCCAGGACAATCAAACGTAGCTGATAAAGAACAAAAACATGATATGGGTGAACAAGGTAAAACTAGTCCAGTAGGGAGCAAATAATGAAATTGAAAGACATTTATAAAAAAATTGATTCATTAAATGAAGCTGTTAATATGAGCATTTCGATGTCAGGCGAAACTGCTGATGATGTAGCAACATTAATGAAGATGGTAAAAGACGCAGGTGGCAAGCCAGAGATAATGGCACCAATGGGTCCTAAGATGTCACCAAGAGATGATATCGAAAAAAGTTTAAAGGTAATGGATTTACCACCAATGCCAAAAGAAATGCCAAAGGGTATGCCAGACATGGAACCAGGTTGCGAAGACGAAGTTGCTAAAGAAGGCGACTGGGATAACGCACCAGATGAAAAATACCAAGACACAGCTTATATGCAAAACGATTTAGCAGGTGGATTAAATAGACAGAAAAAATCTTATCCAAAAGTAGCAGGCGGAGATAATCCAATGGCACTTGAAGATGAAATTAAGTCTGAGCTTAAATCTAGACTAGAAGCTATGATGGCAGTTAAAGACGAAGTAACTGAAGCAGAAGATAAAGATTTTGACGAATCAGGTTGTGTAGGCGAAATGAAAAAACTTAACAACAGTGGTTGTACAAAAGAAGAAATGAAGAAAAAAATAACTGCTGAATACGATTGCGATAGTAAAAAGTTTGAAAAACTATACGCAAGTCATTGCGGTTAATAAGGAGAGATAGATGGCAGGAGTAACAAGAGTAAACGGATTAAATGCAACAGCTGGAACGATACATTCAGAAAGTTGTAAAGCATTTTTAATTACCGTACAAAACGCCTCGAACGCAGATATCGATCTTAGAGCAGAGGACGATGCAGTTGATGAAGCAGTAGAGATGATTTTAAAAGAAGTTAATCCTTTGATGTTTTCTGTTAAAGATAACAACTCAGGTGAAATTCATATTGTCACAGATGTAAATTTATCAGCGGCAGACATCCAATCAAGAATTAGAAATCTAGGAACAGCAGTAGGACCTAATAACATTGATGTTACAGGTTCTGACGTTGCTGAAGCAACTGCAATAACAATAGCAGGCTAATTTAACTAATTTCCTCCCAATTAGTAAAACCAAATAGGGCTTTCGAGCCCTATTTTCACCTATAAATACTAGTATGGCAACTACAAAAAGTCTAGACGGTGTTCTTACTAAAAAAGCACACCAACGTGAAAAGTTTGATGAAGCAGGAATTGAAGAACTAAAAAAATGTATAGATCCTGATTCAGGGTATCTATATTTTTGTCAAAAGTTTTTTCATATACAACACCCTGTTGACGGAAAGGTTATGTTTGATCCTTTTGGTTATCAAGAACGACTATTAGAAAGTTATCACAATCATAGATTTAATATTAATATGTTGCCAAGACAAAGTGGCAAGACAACTACTGCCGCGGCATACTTATTATGGTATGCTATGTTTCATCCAGATCAAACAATACTAATTGCCGCACACAAATACACAGGTGCTCAAGAAATTATGCAACGTATTAGATACGGATATGAATTATGTCCTGATACTATTAGAGCAGGTGTAACAAACTACAATAAAGGTAGTATGGAGTTTGAGAATGGTAGTAGAATTGTTAGTGCTACTACAACAGGTAACACAGGAAGAGGTATGTCAATATCTTTACTATACTGTGATGAGTTTGCGTTTGTTAATCCAAGTATTGCAGATGAATTTTGGACTTCGATATCTCCAACACTAGCAACAGGTGGTCGTGCAATTATTACAAGTACACCTAACTCAGATGAAGATACGTTTGCTATCATATGGAAAGAATCACAAAACAAGTTTGACGAAGAAGGCAACGAACAAGAAATAGGTGTAAACGGTTTCCATGGCTTTACTGCTAAATGGGACGAGCATCCAGACAGAGATGAAGAGTGGGCTAAGGTAGAAGTAGGTAGAATTGGTGAAGAAAGATTTAGACGTGAGTACGGTTGTGAATTCTTAGTTTACGATGAAACACTTATTAACAGTATAAAACTTTCTAGCTTAGAAGGAATTGATCCAGTGATGAACATGGGTCAAACACGTTGGTACGGAAAGCCAACAGGTGACAAGACTTATGTTATTGCACTTGACCCTGCTATGGGTACAGGAGGTGACTATGCCGCAATACAGATATTTGAATTACCCACATACAAACAGATAGGTGAGTGGAGGCACAATACCACAGCCATACCTGCACAGATAAGAATACTAAAAGACATCGCAAACTACATAAAAGAATGTTGTCAAAATGATGGAGCAAACATATACTGGTCAGTGGAGAATAACAGCATCGGAGAAGGTGCATTGATAGTTATTAGAGACATGGGAGAAGAGAATATACCAGGTATGTGCGTATCAGAACCTATTAGAAAAGGCCATGTACGTAAGTTTAGAAAAGGATTTAATACAACTCACAGTACTAAAATTAGTGCTTGTACACGTTTAAAGAACATGGTTGAAAATGATAAGCTAACAATAAACAGCAAAGTATTAGTAAGTGAGCTAAAGGCCTTTGTTGCTAGTGGTAGTAGTTTCAAAGCAAAACCAGGTGAAAATGACGATCTAGTAAGTGCTTGTCTATTGAGTATGCGTATTATGGCAGTACTAAAGGATTGGGATCCTAGAGTGTATGAAACCTTCAATCAAGCCGACACAGGTGACGATCAAACTCCACCCATGCCTATATTTGTTTCAACAAACATAAGATAAATAGTTATATGAGCAATATGAACAATATATCAGAACAGTTGTTTGCAAAGATCAGAGGCAGATTTCCATCAGTAACACTTGGCGATGAAGCAGGTGTAGTAACTGATGAGCCGAAACTTGCACGTTACTTTGACTTTGACTACAAAGTTGGTGAGGATTCACTAGGTAAAGTTAGCATAGCTTTATCAGAAAAAGAAGTTGCTATTATGTATAACAACACTTTTATTAGTGAACAACCTGATAGTATTAAACAAGAATGGTATGATTTCTTAAAAGAAATAAGAGTTTTTTCAAAAAGAAATATGCTTAACTTTGATACACGTGATATAACTAAATCAAATCTCGATAAAAGAGATTATGCACACTTAACAAAAACTGCCGGAGACAATACAATGAGTGAATCAAAAATGTACGGCACTAGTAGAACAAGTTATGAAGATGTTGACAAAGCTAGGCTAGTACTCAAACATACACAACCAGTGAACATGGAAGTTCCTGGTGCAAGAACACAACACGTAAATAGCATTTACATTGAAAGCGAAAATGGAGAAAGATACAAATATCCATTTAGACATTTGAATGGTGCAAGAGCTTTAGCAAGACACGTAAGCGAAGGCGGAAATTTATATGATGACTTTGGTAAACATATCGTTTCACTCAGCGAAGAATTATCAAAGCTACGTCAATTTAAAACTTACATGAACCGTTCAGCTGTAATGGCAGAAGGCTTAAAAGGTTACATGGATCTAGTTAACGAAAGACTAGACACAATTAAAACTGAAGTAATGAAACTACAACGTGCAGGACATTACGCAGAAACAATCAAAGATTTTAAACCAGCTGTGATGGAAGAAGTTCCAGAAGAATTACAAAACAGTTGGATTGATGAACTAACTATTAGAACTTTTAACGAAGAACTAAAAAGTGTATTCCCATACATTAACAAGTTAGTAAGTGAAAAGAATAAAATCGAAGAAGTAGGTCCAAGTGATATGGGTATGAACAAATATGGTTTGTCAGCTGTACACAAAGGCGGAAAATTTTATTCTTATAGAGATGGAAAAGAAACAGGTGGACCATTTGATTCAATGGAAGAACTTGCTAAACATCAAGAAGATTTAATCAAAGACGAAGCTATGGGACACGAAGGTGGATCAGAAGCACACGCACACAAGATTGACATCGATGGTGACTATGATGAAGACAGAGGCATTAGCGAAAAAGATTGTGAAGAAATGGAATATGCTTGTGGTAAGGCTGGTATCAAATGTAAATGTGAGCCAGACGAAATGAGACAGGGTGGAGTTATTGTACACACAATGGCACCACGTGATGCAGTAATAGATGCTTTGGATAAAGAAGGTTACGCAGTAGAAAGTGCCTACAATCCAGAATCTGAATTTGAAAATGAATTATCCATGATAGTGGGAGAGACAGAAGATGCTTTAATAAACGGCGAAGGCAAAGACCAAGAAGCCGCTATTAAAAAACTTAATGGCTTAATGGCACAGCATTTCCCGGCTGGTGTAAACGGTAACAATGCTGTTCAAAGTTTGAAGGGCATCATAGATGACCCGATGCTACTCGATATGTTTAAGAAGGTAGGACAAAAAGATGCAGACCAGTGTATCAGACCTTTAGTAGTAAAATATGTAAAAGCAAAAGCACCTAGTATTTCGTCCAAAATTGATACAGGTGATCTAGAACAGGAACCAACAGAAGACATTAAAGACAAAGAAGATTATCAGGCTAAGAAGAAAGCTATCCAAGATATACAAATGGATCCGCATACACACAAAGACGAAAAACTCAAAAAAGAAGTTATTCGTAAGAAAGCGGAACTAGATGCCGAAGCAAAAGAAAAAGGCTACAAGGAAGATGATGACACTATTGATGTTAAAATGAATCCAGACGGTAGCATTGAAAAAGACGACAAGGCAATGAATAAAGAGGACGAAAGAAGTCCAGGGGAAAGGTTAGTAGAATTGGTTAAATCATATTACGATTATACAACTAACGCATTTCCAAAAGGCGAAACAGCAGTAGTTACTGCTTGTGAAAAAGAGTTTGGCGATAAGGCAATACCAGTTGCTGAGAAAATGATTGCTAGACTAAAAGCAGGCAAAGACGAAGATATGGAAAAGATTAAACACCTAGCAGGTGTATAAGAATTTATAAAGTCACTTTTTTGGCAAACAAACACTTGACTTTATAAGTATATTAGTGTAGTATATAAAACTGTGCTACACTATTAAAGGCACAAGCAACGAAGGCTTAACAACTTATAGGAGGCTTATATTATGGCTACATTAGCAGAAATTCGTGCAAAACTAAAAGAACAGGAAACCCGCTCAACGGGATCTTCCACAGGCGGCGACAACGCCATTTACCCATTTTGGAACTTAAAAGAAGGCGAGACTGCAACAGTCCGTTTCCTTCCAGATGGAGACGACTCTAATACATTTTTCTGGCAAGAACGTTTGATGATCAAACTTCCATTTGCTGGAATCAAAGGTGAGACAGACTCTCGCCCTGTACAGGTACAAGTACCATGTATGGAAATGTATGGAGAAACTTGCCCAGTACTTTCAGAAGTACGTGGTTGGTTTAAAGACAAAAACTTAGAAGACATGGGACGTAAGTATTGGAAAAAACGTTCATATGTATTCCAAGGCTTTGTTACAGATAATCCTTTAAAAGAGGATACAACTCCCAACAATCCAGTAAGACGTTTCATTATTGGTCCACAGATTTTTCAAATCATTAAAGGTGCTTTGATGGATCCGGACATGAACGAATTACCAACAGACTATACCGCGGGTGTAGACTTTAGGATCGCAAAAACTTCCAAAGGTGGTTATGCTGATTACTCAACTTCAAATTGGGCAAGAAAAGAACGTCCATTAGATGAAGCTCAGTATAAAGCTATTGAAGACCACGGCTTGTTTAATTTAGGTGATTACTTACCTAAGAAACCAAGTGAAGTTGAAGTTGGTGTTATCAAGAAGATGTTTGAAGCATCTGTTGATGGCGAAGCATACGATATGGAACAGTATGGTCAATACTTTAGACCAGCAGGCGTAAAAGCTCAAACAGGTGATCCTGTGAAAGCATCTACTCCGACTCCTGCTCCAGCGGCGGCTCCGGCACCACAGGCAGAAGCAGTAGCACAAACTACATCAACTGAAGCACCTGCGACAGCAGAAGCACCAGCAACTGACAATAATAAAGCGGAAGACATTCTTGCAATGATCCGTAACCGTCAGGGCTAAATTAAATTTATACAAGGGGTTGTTTCGGCAACCCCAAGTATATGGATTAAGGAGATACAATGGCTAACAAGGCATTTGACGTTTCTAAGTTTCGAAAAAACTTAACGAAATCTATTACAGGAATGAGTGCAGGATTTAACGATCCGACTGATTGGATTTCGACAGGTAACTATGCACTCAATTATCTTATTAGTGGTGACTTTCATAAAGGTGTGCCAATGGGTAAGGTGACTGTTTTTGCAGGAGAATCAGGTGCAGGTAAAAGTTATATCTGTGCAGGTAACATTGTAAAGGCGGCACAAGACCAAGGTATCTTTGTTGTTCTTATTGACTCAGAGAACGCACTTGATGAAGCTTGGTTACAAGCACTAAACGTAGACACTACACCAGAAAAATTACTTAAACTAAACATGAGTATGATTGATGATGTTGCTAAAACTATTAGTACATTTATGTCAGACTACAGAGAAACACCAGAGGAAGACAGACCTAAAGTGTTATTTGTTATTGATAGTTTGGGTATGTTACTAACACCTACTGATGTAGATCAGTTTAATAAAGGTGATATGAAGGGTGATATGGGTAGAAAACCTAAGGCACTTACTTCATTAGTACGTAATACAGTAAACATGATTGGTTCACATAACGTAGGACTAGTATGTACTAACCACACTTATGCATCGCAAGATATGTTTGATCCAGATGATAAAATATCAGGTGGACAAGGATTTATCTATGCAAGTTCGATTGTAGTAGCAATGAAGAAATTGAAACTAAAAGAGGACGAAGATGGTAAGAAAGTAACTGATGTACGTGGTATTAGAGCGGGTTGTAAAGTTATGAAAACTAGATATGCAAAACCGTTTGAAGGCGTACAGGTTAAGATTCCTTATGAAACAGGTATGAATCCATACAGTGGATTGGTTGACTTGTTTGAGAAAAAGGGACTACTTACTCAACAGGGAAATAGACTTAAATACGTTGACAGCAAAGGTGCTGAACATCTTGAATATCGAAAAGACTGGGGTGGTGAAAAGTTAGACATAATTATGAGTAACTTCACCGAGACAGCCGATGTTACAGACGAAGCTGGAATTGTAGAAGATAGTAACCCTGAGGAGTAAAAATATTATGGACGGAACACAGATAGTAGAGACTTGGCAAGTATTTAAAGAGTATCTTGATAAGAAGCACCTAGAAACTGTAGCAGAAAAATATGTTGATCTGTGTGCAGACTTTGGTACAGAAGATGAAGCATTTAGAGATGCTTTAGGTTCAGATCACGATTTAGATAAAGCTATTGGGTATTATTTGGAAGAAGATGTCGATTACGATGACGAAATTGATGAGGATTATTAATGGGTTGGTATTCTGATATTGCAAAAGATATTAACAATATCCCAAAGGCAATACAATATTTTGAAGACGAATTAGTTGAAGCAAAGACACAAATTCGTATTAAAGGTAATGTAGAAAGAGCCGCGGCAGAGATGCCTGGTATTGTTGAGCAACGTTTTAATCAGTTGCAGGAACTTGAGGCAATTTTAGAATACCTAAACATCGAACTAAGACGTTTACGAAGTTCTTTCTTTAAGAAGTATCTAGAGAATTACCAAAGAGCATTGAGTAGCAGAGATGTAGAAAAGTATGTTGACGGTGAAGCAGACGTTGTTGACTACGAAAAGATTATTAACGAATTTGCTCTTATGCGTAATAAATGGTTAGGCGTAACTAAGGCATTAGATCAAAAACAATGGCAACTTACTAACATAGTCAAGTTACGAGTTGCAGGAATGGAAGACGCAAGTCTATAAGTTCCAAATTAATATAACTAGGAGAATACACTTATGAAGATGAGTGAAACACAGCCAGGTCAGGTTGCCAAACAGTACGGTGGCAATACTAGACCTACAATAAATCATATGGAGAGAACTGACTTACCGGGTTCTAGACAGAAGATTCAAAAATGGGATATGATTCCAGATGAATGTTTTGTACAGAGAATGGCCGGCGAGTTTGTTAAACAAACTTCTAATGAACTTTTCGCAGATAAGAAAGTTGTTCTGTTTAGTTTACCGGGTGCATTTACACCTACTTGTTCAACAAAACAGTTACCTGCATATGAAGAAATGTATGATAGATTTAAGGCGGCTGGTGTGGACGAAGTGTATTGTGTATCAGTAAACGACGGTTTTGTAATGAATGCTTGGGCTAAAGAGCTAGGCATTGAAAAAGTAAAACTGTTAGCAGACGGTAACGGAGACTTTACTGATTCAATGGGAATGTTATGTACAAAAAGAAACAAAGGCTTTGCAAATAGAAGCTGGCGTTATTCTTTGTATGCAGTAAACGGAATAGTTCAAGAAGCATTTGTTGAACCTGGATTCAATCACAAAGGTGAGGACGATGATCCTTACACTTGTACTGACCCAGAGACAATGGTTCAATTCATCGAAGCAGACGCAAGATAAAGTCTAAATACAACTATGAAAGTTGTATTAGTTACAGGTGGCTTTGATCCACTACACTCGGGACACATATCTTATTTTAAAGAAGCAAAAAAGCTCGGCGACAAATTAGTCGTCGGGCTTAATAGCGACGAATGGCTTACACGTAAAAAAGGTAAACCCTTTATGCCAATCCAAGAACGTGTAGAAATTATTAGAAATTTGAAAATGGTAGATGACGTTCTTACTTGGGACGACAGTGATGATTCTGCCTCTGGTGCAATATTTAAACTGATGGCTACATCAGGGTATGGGCATGATGTAATATTTGCCAATGGTGGAGATAGAACAGATAAGAACATACCAGAAATGAAAACTTGGCACGACAAGGTTGAGTTTGCATTTGGTGTAGGTGGTACTCATAAACAAAACTCAAGCAGTTGGATACTAGAAGAATACAAACACCCAAAGACACAACGTAACTGGGGTTGGTATAGAGTGCTAGATGATAAACCCGGATACAAGGTAAAAGAACTTGTTATAAATCCTAAGAGCAGTTTAAGTATGCAAAGGCATTTTAAACGTTCAGAACATTGGTACGTGCTTAAAGGAACTTGTAATATTATTACAGATGGACCTGCAGGAATACAAGAAAAATTATTAGAAGCACACAGTCCTGGATACTCGATTGGTAAGGAAACTTGGCACAAAGGTATTAACGGACAAGACGAACCTTGTCATATATTAGAAGTTCAATATGGAGAAGAATGTATTGAAGAAGATATAGAAAGAAAAGATGCCTGACATACAAGAAGAATTAAAAGACATAAATCCTTACGTACTTGAACAAGTATTAAAAGCTAAACCATATTCAATGACTAGTGGCACTAGACTAGCACATACATACACAACCATACAAGACTTAGATGCAAGAGGCATCACAGGAGACATTGTAGAGTGTGGAGTATGGAAGGGCGGACATATCATTATGTCTTGGTTAGCTAATAAAAATACTAAAAGAAATTTTTGGTTATACGATACCTTTGAAGGTATGACTGAACCAACAATGGAAGATTATAAAGTTAATCACGACGGTACTCTTGGTTATGCATATAGAAGCACAAAGGCAAAACAAGGATACAATAAATGGTGCAGGTCAGAGTTAAGTGAGGTTGTTAATAACTTACATAACTTTAATATGCCACAAAAACAAATAAAATATATCAAAGGCGATTGTAATCAAACACTAAAAGATCCAAAAAACTTACCAGATAATATTGCTTTTTTAAGACTAGATACAGACTGGTATGAGTCTACACTAACAGAAATATTGCAACTGTGGCCTAGATTACAGGTAGGTGGCATAATGGTTTTGGACGATTATTATTCTTGGCAAGGAAGTAAAAAAGCCTTTAATGAAGTATTTGGTAACTCTCTGAAGATACATACTATTGATAGAACTGCAATTTATGTGATGAAAGAGAGACCATGAGCAATAAAGTATTTGTCGGCTATGACACAAGAGAAGATATTGCGTACCAAGTTTGTGAGCATAGTATATGGCAACATAACAAAGGTACAGAAGTTATTCCATTAAAACAAAAAGAATTAAGAGATAAGATGTTGTACTGGAGAGGCGAAGATAAACTTGCAAGTACAGAATTTACATTTACAAGATTTTTAATTCCACACCTTATGAACTATGAAGGTTGGGCATTATTCATTGATAGTGATATTGTTTTTCTAGAAGATGTGGATAACTTATTTGCATTAGCAGATGACAAGTATGCTGTTATGTGTGTACAACATGATTACAATCCTAAACCAGGAACTAAGATGGACGGACAAATACAAACACAATACCCAAGAAAGAATTGGTCAAGTGTAGTATTATGGAACTGCGGACATCCAAGTAATCAAAAGATTACAGTAGACATGGTTAACAATCCAAACTATGATGGAAAGTTCTTTCATAGATTTGCTTGGTTGAAAGAGGAAGAAATTGGATCATTACCAGTTGATTGGAACTTCTTAGTAGGACACTATACAGCTGATGGAACTATGGACCAAGAACAAAAAGAAGATGGTACACCACGTGCATTACATTACACGGAAGGTGGACCTTGGTTTAAAAATTATAGAAATTGCGAATTCCATCAAACTTGGAAAGATGTTCTTTCTGATATGATGGAGAATAAGGATGAGTGATAGTTATGGCACTTGGGATCCTAGGGTACTTACACCAGAGATGAAAGAATTAATAGATAACATACTGTATGGAGTTGCTACACACGACAATAGGCACGCCATTGAATCTGTACAAAAAGTATTTGAAGATATAAAAAATCCTAAGGTTATATGTATTGACAGCGGAATTAAAAAAGTTGAAAAGAAAGTAAAAGGATCATTTGGTATTGTTGATTCCTTTATTATGGCAATGGCACTAGGTAGTGGCGGAAAATATATTAGGGCAGATGACGTAAATGATTATTGGGATAGCCCTGCACCATTCTTAGTAAGAGGACTAGGTAAACAAAAACTTATTAAAGAATGTATTGCACGTGGCAAAGACTTTTACTTTATGGACACAGGTTATATGGGTAATAATCCTAGTCCACGTAATCCAAATGGTAAGAAAACTTATCACAGAATTGTAAAGAATGCATTACAAAATCTTCATATGCCAGACAGAGATGAAAATCCTAATGCGTATGGCGGTGAACGTTTTAAACAAATAGCACAACCATTTAAAGATGCTTATCCAGGAAGAAAAGTTTTAATTGTTCCACCTAGTGAAAAGGTAATGAAATACTTTGATCAAAACTTAGACGAATGGATCAATAGCACAATATTAGAAATTAAAAAACACACTTCAAGACCAATCGAATTACGTAGGAAACCAAGTAGAGAAGATAGGGTTTCCGTTAATACTATGGAACAAGCATTAGAAGATAATGTACATTGTTTAGTAACTTACAATAGTATTGCGGCATTAGAGGCAATGATGTATGGTAAACCTGCTATCGTATTGGGTCCTAACTGTGCCCAAGATATTGCAGAAACTTCATTATCCAGAATTGAATTTGTAAAACATCCTGGAAGAAAAACATTAACGTACCTTTGCAGATATCTAAGTAACAATCAGTTCACATATGACGAAATGTTAAGTGGCTATGCATGGAGGACGTTAACGTGCGAGTAATAGGATACACTAAAGTTATACCACCAGGAAAAGCACTCAAGCCTAACAAACCCAACCATAAGTTAGACATCATTAAAAACTTTGTTGAAGGTGTTAGAATGTGTGGTGACAACGGTTTGGTATATGATGGTTATGAAATGCTAGACTGCGAAGTAGCTATGATGCAAGGCTTCTTACATGATAATAGTGCTCACGTTCCGCACATTAACTTACGTAGAAATATTACAATGAATACACGCAACAAAGCATTCATTACAGCAGACAGTAATCTTTTTTTATATAAAGCAAAACAAAACGAACCATATCATTACTTAAGATACAGTATCAATGGGGTGTTTAACGACACAGGAAACTATTGTAACGATACCCCTACTGACCATCAGTGGAACAAGATTAAAAGAGACTTAGGTGTAGAACTTAAACCTTGGACCATTAATGAAAGAGAATTTGTACTATTATGTTTACAACGTAATGGTGGATGGAGCATGAAAGGTAAAGATGTTGTTGTTTGGGCTAACACTAAAATTGCAGAAATAAGACGACACACAACTAGACCTATTATAGTAAGACCACACCCAGGAGATAAAAAAGCACCTGAGTATTGTAAACAGATTAGTGGTGAAAATGTTAGAATTAGTTTTGAACCAATGATCGAACATGACCTAGCAAAGAGCATGGTTACCATAGGTTATAACAGTAGTCCACTAGTAGCAAGTGTTATTGAAGGTGTTCCTATTATTGTTGAAGACCCTAATTCAAGTCAAGTAGGAGAAGTGGCACATACAGATTTATCACAGTTGGCAAAACTACAACCAATTGATAGAGAAATGTGGATTAGAAAGATTGCACAATGCCATTGGAGTTTTGCAGATTTACGTAGTGGAGAATGTTGGCAACATATGAAAAGGTACATAAAGATATGAGAATAACAGTAGTTACAACATTTCATCAGCCCGGACTAGAACAATATGGACAACGGTTTATAGATTCTTTTAGTAAGAATGTTGATCCAAAAATTAGAATGGTTGTGTATGCGGAAAATTGTAATCCAATAATACCTGAGAATGATAAAAGAATTGAAGTAAGAAATGCTGAACAAACACTTCCTGAACTACAACAATTTAAAAGAATATGGAAAGATGTTCCTAAAGCAAATGGTAAGTGTCCTTGGCCAGAACGTAGACCAAGAGATAATCACAAAGAGTTTAAATGGGATGCCGTTCGATTCGCTAACAAAGTTTATGCAGTATTTGAAATGGCAAGAGATACCGAGACAGACATTCTTGTATGGATGGACGCAGACACAGTTGTACATAGTCCTATAACATACGGGGAGTTTAGAATACTAGTACCTGCAACACAATGGTTACACTTCTTAGGAAGAAATAAAAAATGGCCTGAGTGTGGTTGGTATGGTTTAACATTACGAACCGAAGGAGCCAATGCTTTCTTAAAAGAGTTTCAACGTGTATACGATGAACCTGAAAGCAATGGTATTTTTAATATGGAAGAATGGCACGATAGTTATGTGTTCTGGGAAGTATTAAAAAAGATCAAACCTCATCACGGAAATATAAAAGACTTTAGCGGACATATAGTAAATGGCGAAGGACACCCTCTCATTAACTGTGAGCTTGGTAAATACTTTGACCATTTGAAAGGGGTTAGAAAATCGGAAGGACGTAGTAGAAAAAGAGATCTGCTACAACCACGTAACGAGACATATTGGAATGAAGTTTAGTTTATTTAGAGAGTATGGCGCACAAAATAGTAAACCAATATTTGATGCCTTTGCTGACAGTCTTGTCAGTAATGGTCATGTGGTCGTTGATAATTCTTACGACTGTGACGTTGGTGTTATTTGGTCTGTTCTGTGGAATGGTAGAATGGCTCCTAACAAAAAGGTCTGGGAAGACTTCCACAATCTAAATAAAAAAATTATCGTATTAGAAGTAGGCGGCCTTGTTCGAGGCAAAACATGGAAGGTAGGAATCAATGGGATTAACAGAGATGCTAATTTTGGTAGTAGCAACTGTGATAGTTCTAGGGTTAGAACACTAGGACTAAAACTTAAACCTTGGTCACTAGGTGGCGATAGAATTATAATCTGCGGACAGCATGATAAGAGTAATCAATGGAAAGATATGCCAACCATGTCTACTTGGTTACTAGACACAATCAAACAAATTAGAGAACGTACTGATATGCCTATAGTATGGAGACCTCACCCAAGATGTCCTGTACCTGGCATTGAACACGAATACAAAAACGTAAGAAGAGAACAACCTATACAGGTAAGAGATACTTATGATGATTTTGACTTTGATTGTAAAGGTGCTTATGCAGTAATCAACTGGTCAAGTAACCCGGCCACACACGCAGTTATGCAAGGTGTACCTGTATTTGTTGGTCCAAGTAGCCTAGCTTGGCCTGTGGGTAACAAAGACTATAGCACAATAGGTATGCCAAAACGTCCTGATAGAACACAATGGCTGAATGATATTTCGTATACCGAATGGACATTGGACGAAATCGCACAAGGAAAACCACTAAATCGCTTGACTTCTTATCTATAGTATCGTATAATATATACTATGCATAAGAGACCCATTTCAAAAAAAGCCCTCAATACCGAAGACTGTTTGGAAATAGTTGCAGGTATCAGTGAACTAAAGTATAGTAGTGATCCTGAGCTATCTACAATCCAGAACTTCAAGTTGCATGAAGACAATGCAAATATAATGTTTAGCATCGCTAAACAAGTATTCCGAGGCACGGCTCTTACTGCAAAACAGTATTCTTTAGTGAAGAAGTTGCTAGTAGAATACTATGTAGATCAATTCACAGCCCATGATATTGACCTACATGAAGCAGTGGAAAAATTAAGATCCCCACTGCGAGAAATCGATAGCAGTCATTGGATCAAGTTTCAAGAAGTGAAAGGCGAGACAATGATTGCTATTCGATTCCCTTTCAATAAGAAAGTAATTAGGCACGTTGAAGAATTAAAAAATAAAAATGATAAAGATTATTTTTACGCAAAGCATACACATTATTTTCCTGTTAAAGAAAAATACATCTGGAAGATTGTTAACATAGCAGGACAATTTCAAGATGCTAACTTTGACATTGAACCAAAGATACTAGAACTATACAAACAGTTAGAAGTGTTTAAAGCTAATCCAAACGATCATGTTCCAGGCATTTATAATTTTAAAATTAAAAACTATCCACAGTCAGGATTAGATATTTGCTTAGATGAGATAGGTGAGCCTAACTATAAAAACTTATTTCAATACTATGATAGAAGAAAGTTCTATGCACTCAACTACTTCGATGAAGAGGCTGTAAAAGAAAGCATAAAAGATAAAAGTGAACTAACTAAAAAAATTGTATACAGAAAAGAAAGCCTTGTTTGTGT